ACATTTGTTTTCTCAACATACACGAATACGTCTTTATCGTTGATTATCGATAATCCGTTTTCTTTATCCGTAAAGTCTGTTTCAGGTATATTAAAATAGAACTTGTATTTATATCTAGGATCCCCAGATTCTTTTAGCTCTTTTTCTATAAGCTCTAGTACAAATCTTTGTGGCAGTATTGATAGCCTTTTTGATAAAACCTTCTTAGTCTCTACAAGAACAGACTCGTCATCATTTAGCTCTTTTAGTCTTATTGGGGATATTTTGTCTCCAATAAGCTGTTTATTTGCATATTCGAAGTCTGACAGTCTTATTCGATTATACCTGAATTTTGTTTTACCGAATACATTTTTAAATGGTATTCCGATAACCTGTATCTCACTTGATCCATGTTCATCTTCTACCAATATGGGCTTCTTCAAAACAAGTCCGCCAGGAAGGTATTCCATATTCCTATCAGCAAACCCTTGGGCCATTAATTCTGAAAAGTTTTCGGAGTCAGTTTTCTTCCAATCTATTGGCCTTAACTTTCTTTCTGACATTATATCCTTCCTGACGTCTTAAATTATGGAGATTCTGTAATAGGACCAGAAGCCTCTGTTGATCCTCCGGCCTGATCTCCAAGATGTTCTGAACTGTTAAAGTTATCAGATTCTTTGTATTGCCTAGCATATACTATAAATTCGTTATAGTATCTTCTTACGTTCTTTTCCCATCTTGTAAAAATTGCTGCCTTATTATCAGGTTTTATTGTTACCTTCCATTTTTTGACACCTTCTTGTCCGGATACATCTTCGATAAATTCGACACTATCGACTAAATTAAAATATGCAGCCTTAATACCGGATTCTGTATTTTCTTTTACAATAAATGGTACGTCCGGCACTCCGACAGTTTCAGTTTGTGAAAACTCTAAAAGTGCCAGATCGACTCTTCCGTATGAGAACAGTATCGTTAATGGGTCTCCATCCTTATTTGCAAGGTGACAACCATCAGTAACAATTTCAGCCATTGTATTATATTTAAAGGAATTGGTTTGAGATGGATTGGTATAAACTTTAGTAACTGCACATGCATCTTTTATGTCTACATTGTTATCCTTAAGCTCTTTTTCGAGTCTGGGATTAACAGATGCAAATAAGTCTAAAACCCATCCGTCTGAATTTAACACCTTGCCGCTTCTTATTAGCCACGGCTTTAACTCAAGTTCTCTACTCATCTTCTAAATCCTGGTAGATATCTATCTCTTACGAAATCAAGATTTACAAATCTTCTTGCGTCGTCAGAGTCTGTTGATAAAGGCGTAGGTTTAACTGGAGTCGGCTTAGATGGAACTGTAGGATTAAATTCTACGCTAATTGTTGGAGGAGGCACTTCAACTTTAACCTCTGACTTGCGAGAGTCATTTTCAAACGCATTGCCAGGATTAAAATTATAAGACTCAGTTCTTGCAAACTGGTCTGGGTATCTAATAACGTTACCAGAATTATCTGTAACTTTACCAGAATCAATGAGCCACCATTCTATACCACCAACATTAAATCCGTCCTGAATACCTACGATTGCACCTATAGAGTTTAAGCTATCTATTAAGCCTTCTGCCTCTATTCTTGAACACGTAACTGTAGGATCATAATTTCCTCCAGTTACTTTGTATTCAATGTCTGCTTTAATAATTGTACATCCATTTGAAGATTCTTTGTTCAATACAGATTTATCTAAGCAGCAATTATTAGGTTCAGAGAATTTAACCTCGAATGTATCTGATTCCAGGCCGCGCGGCTGTTTATTTGCAAGAACGATACTTTCCTCTTTAATGTCAATCTTCTTGGCCTCTAAGTTATATAGAACGCCAGGGTCATAGACTTTCGAGTCAACCCACTTCTCTCCGCGAATAATCTGCGTAGTATCCACTGGGAAACTATTGTATCTATAAATAGAGATTGAAATAGGTGAAAGAGTTTTAAGATATGACGCGATCTGCTCTTCTGTTGCTTCTTCTGGTGGAATAACAGATGGGATATATAAAAATAACCCATCGTTATCTTCGGCTATAAATGGCACATCTCCATACTTAACATACTCGGGAATAGGTTTTATTTCACCTACTATCGCTCCTGGAGAGCCTCGGTCTCTAGTATCGCCCGATTCACCTGTTAAACCAGTAGGTGTGTTTTGTGGGTCTCTTGTTTCCATATTAACCTTAATTATTGTTTAACACGCACTTTGCTAACTGCCCAATAACCTTGTTGACCTGGATTATCAGGGTCAGTTTGAACTACCCACTCAACCTCTGATTGCTTAGCATCAGAATATGCTGGTAGTAGACGCTTCAACCACTCAGGCGTATCAGGTCCTGCAACCCATTTGGTAATAGGTGCAATCGCATCATACCTACCAAACTTATTAGGTGTGTAGCCATATCCCTTCATCTGCACTACTGAATAGGATTCACGTGAGTAACCTGTATCATAACCAGATTTTGCAACTTTCTCGACAACAGCATTCTGGTCTGTAAGCTTAGGCGCAAGGTTAGGATTAGTAGCCTTTGGCCCTTCACCCTTCATATACTCAATGAGTTTAGCCCGCTGCTCTTCTGCCCCTTCTGCGTAATTTCCATCGGCCCTTGCGCCAACATATTTGTCACCCTGAATACCGAGGGCATATGCCCACATGTTATACGCCGGGATGATATGGCCACCATAAGCAACTGTTCCATCAACAATAAGTTCAGAATAATCATCTAGCCAATTTTTATCAACCCAATCTCTTGGTTTTCGATAAATGCCAAGTGCAGTGTCCCACACTCTCCAGCCATATTCGCCCAGGTCTTTCTCATCAAGCTTTCCAGGGAGTCTATATTTTCCAGGTGCAACCCATTTGCCATCCCACCAGTCATATACTGCATCATCAGATGGCTTTTCTCCATTTGGACTACCAGACACTGTTGGAACAGTGTAGGTTTTTGTATTTTTGAGATGGAAGAATCCAGAACTCCATCCTTCAGAATCTTCGCTCTTTTCTGTAAAGTATCCAACAAATCTAGGATATTTTACCTTATGAAAAGTCTCTTTAAAGTGATACCCTACAGGAATATACCTCCAGTTTTCTACGTAGGAGGTTCTTGCTCTTGTCCATTGTGGAAGCGCCTTGAAATAGTCCAACTTATCCCCATGCGTTCTTTCATAGCCACCCACTATAAAACATCCATATGTATTATCCCAGCATACAATGTCCCTGGTCTTACCATACACTCTTGCTGTGTATCTTTCTGATGGCTGTTTAAATGAGCCGACTTCAACCCATGTCTTAGTTATAGGATGATATACTAAATCTTTGCCATTGCTTGATTTTTTAGCGATATAGCTCGGATAGTCACCATCATTGTCTGGTTCAAACATAGTATAGTCAACTAGGCCTATATCTTCTTCCTCCCCAGATATTTCATAGACCATATTATGCCTGTATGTACTATCGAAAATAAAAAAATCGAGCAGAGCTTTGTTTTTTGTAAAAATCATATTGATATTCCAATTATAGTCTACCTAGACTGTAGTTGCTAGTAAAATACTATTGGTAATCTACAGCCCAATAGCTTTCTGACTGTGCTGTTTCGGGATCTTCTTGTGTTACCCACTTGAGCACTGAACCTTCATTATCAAGTGTCAATGGAAGGTTTTCCTTAAGTTCATCAGGAGTATCCTCAGCTACAATATACTTAGTAATAGGCGGTATGGCTGGATAATTGCCATACTTATCAATTGTATAACCAAGGTTACTCATATTGTCCGAAGAATTACGAGTGTTGTAGCTTGGCAGGTCCTCAACTTCATGCACAGCCTGAATAGTAATTCCACGGTCTTCTGCAACAGTTTCGGAATCGGCAGGACTAGCAGGAGCAGGTTCGGTAGGTGCAGGCTCTTCTCTACGCTCAGGAGCAGGCTCGGTAGGAGTGGTTGGAGCCGGCTCTTCACGATGTTCAGGCGCAGGTTCAGGAGACATAGGCTCAGGAGCAGAAGGCTCAGGCTCATGTCTTGAAGGTGGTGCTGGCTCTGGTTCGGGCTCAGGGTGAGTAGGAGAAGGTTCTACAGGAGCAGGTTCCTCTCGGCGTTCAGGAGCAGGTTCTGGCCTTGGTTCAGGCTCTGGCTCTCCACGGTACACAGGAGGAGGTGGAACCTCTGTCTCAGAAGGTCCTCTCACATTTATAGATTCAAACCTAAATTTATGGTCAATTACATAAGGACCATCTTTCATTTTCTCTGGAGGAGGAGGCGGTGGTGGAGGTTGAATTGGGTCTTTGTGTGGACGTTCACTTTTACCTGATAGCTTCTCAAATCTATCCCTCATTACTGCACAGTAATTTATATATTTCGGAGGGAAGTTTAAGTAGATTCTTATGCCATCTGTACCTAGGTTTAATTTCTCTTTATCCAATGCAATCCTGATACCGCTTGAGCCATCATTTTGTTTGATGACTTTCCATGGGATTGGTAATTCTGCAATTGTTGTATTGGCACCGGCGGCGTTCTTATTGTATTTTCTTGGGAATACAAATTTAGATACGCTATGTCTATATCCGGCCCTATAATTTTGCTCCATCCTATTAATAAGGATTACATTGAAATAGTCTGTATACCTAAATTGAGTTTCGCTTCTCCTACTATATCTGTAAGGGCATTTATAGTTTAAGAATAACGGATCTCTCTTTGCATTAACTACCCTAAAGGCTATACGATAATTAAGTTTAATTCTAGTTCTGCCAAGTTTAAACCTGTATCCAGCCTTATAGTTGTATTTAATCCTCTCGCCAAATAGGAAGTATCTTTTAAACATACTTCTATATTTATACTCAGTTCTTTGCGAGAATTTTACACTATATCCCGCAAGGTACCTCTGTTCAGAAGAGGATATTTTTACTCCTATACGATATCCACAAAAATATCGCATTGGCGGCTCTGGCTTATTAATCCAGAAATAATCCCTATACTTCTGAACAACGATTCTGCCCGTGTCTATATTGAACCCGGAAGAAAATCTATATTGCTCTATATTTGAATAATATATAGTAAGAGGAACTTTGATTGAGTTATTTTGATGTCTAGCTAGGGCTAAATGCTCAGAACTCAGACTTTCGTTAAAAATGATTATCATATTATAGCCCTATCTTGATATTTTTAAGCCAATCTTAAATCCTGTAAGGTCAAATTCATTAAGGGCTCCTGCGCGAGCATATGTGGCACTAGCTGGATTATAAAGTATATTGATTTTTATAACGGCGATATCATACGCCTTGAAGAACCTAATTCTAGCAGCATCAAATGTATACAGATCCTTAAGCGAAGCTGATAGATTTTCTTTTGGAGTAATCTTAGCCGATATAATCTCGAAGAATCTATCTCTATCCTTTTTCAATTGCGGATCAACCATGGCGTTAAAGCGTTTATTTACAGCAGCTTTTTCGTCGCCTGTAAATGCATTAGCCAAAGTATTAAATCCCTCTATCAAGATATTCTGATAGTCAATTGGTTCTTGGTAGTATTGGGAAGAACCCCATCTGTACTGTCTTCTATTCCGTTCAGCTGCCTCGCGTCTTTCTCGCTCCACCCTTGCCTTTTCTTCATTTACAGCCTTCTCGATGTCTTCGTATTTTGGACCAAGGAATTGACTTGGGAATGATTTTAAAGCATCTGAACGATTTTCAACCGCAGAGTAGATATTGGTAGCCTTAATTGCTGAACCTTTGGAGTTTCTAGTTGATTTGCCCCTCTCGGATTTACCACCAATATTTTTAGAAGGATTGCTAATACCAACCCTAATACTAGAAGATGCTATGCCAAGTATTTTAGAGGATGTGCCAGTAATAGGTCTTAATGTAAAACCTCCTGAATTAAGTGTAGATTTAATTCTTATCTTAACTCTGCCGCCGTCTATAAATATTTTTTCAATGATGCCTGTTAATTCATATGAATTACTTGAGCCAAACATTCTAATATCCTGCCCGACGTAAAAGATCTCCTTGACTGCTCTTAGGAGCTCAGTGTTATCAATACTGTTATTATTTAAGCCGGAAATAATATCTGCAACAAGACCATCAGCAGCTCTGACGTAGAAATCCATTCTAGAGTTGTATCTTCCTTGCTCAGAGGCAATATATCTTTCTCCGTCATTCGGGTTATTTGAGTATGGGATTTGTTCTTCAGAACCAGGAACTTCGTCTACATATAGCACTGTATATGGCGTTACTGAAACCTCAAGTTCTAATTTGCCGCCAGCAACCTTTTGGCTATATTCTTTTAACTTCTGCAAATCCGAATCGTGCATTGGAATATTATTACGCATTATTAGAAGAGGAAGTTCAATATAGTATTTGCTTACCTCATCTCCTGTAACAGCAACATAAAGCGATCCGTCAAAACTATTATTTTCATCAGTATCAAAAGTGCGATGTGCCGCAATATTTGCGGAATATGTGGCCTGTCTATCGTAGTCGATATCTCGTGCCTGTATATAACTAGGGCCATCTTCATTAATCAAATCGGCGAACGACATAAGCGGATTATCGCTCTCAAAGGAATACTTTTGGTCAACAGAGCCAGGATTTCCTGTGCTGGAAATAACTTTTGTGCCTAGAATAGCACCAGCCTTTTGGAAGATGTATTTCTTACGGCCTACAGCGTCTGCAATAAAATACTCGTAATACTTTGAATTCAGGATATCTTTGAAATATCCCTCGGTTAATTGTATAACTTCTCTGGCGTTATTAATGTCGGTCTGATCCAACATTTCCATCATGCCATTAACAGAATAGAAGGGGTTGTTCCCCTTCTCTTCCATTTGATCATCAAAATTGGCTGGCAAATAGATGTCAAAATAACGCTGAATAATGCCATCAATTTCTACACTATCTGGCGTGTAGTCTAGTATCTGCGCCATTACCAGCCCCTTTTTATATTATGCACTTGCAGTAAGTGTAAAGTCCATAAATTCTCTAACTTCACCAGCACCTGACACGTTTGTTGGTGTTCGTTTAAACCATACTGCCTGAAATTCACCAGGCTGCAATGTTCCGATTAATAACGGGTCATCCTTTGTATGATCTTCAAATGAGATGCTTAGTGGAGCAGAGTTCTCATCTAGAATGATATTTGCGTCAGAGTTTGGTAATGGAGTTTTACCTACTTGGAATTTTGCATATGAGTTTGAAGATAAGATGAGTTTCATACCCATAGCCGGGCCCTTTCTAGAGCCAACAGGGTTATTATAGATATAAACGCATCTGTAATCTGATGTACCATTTTCACTATCCAGCTGTGTGATATCATCCCATAGGTTATTAATAACCATGCTGTTTTGACCAAGAATATACGAAACATTCTCGTTTGCACTCTTTGCCATTTTGCCGCCAATAGATTTGTTTGGCTCTGTCAGATTGGTTGATGTGGTACTACCAGTTGATAGTCGAACTTCGATATTAGCCATTTAATAAGGTCCCATCGTTTGTTTCTAATGTTATATGTATCTTGCGGTAGCGGCTTAACCATTCCGACACCGACTCATTGAATGTATATGTAATTTTACCATATAGCTCGGTATCAATACCGGCATTATGAACGTAGGAGTTGCTGAACGGTATATGTAAACCGCCAATGTCTCTTCCATGAAGATTTGACCATCTCCATGCACCTCTGTTTGCAGACACACCGGAATTTTCCAGCATAAAAATACCTACTTCTGCATCTGTGGATTCTGAAAATAATAAGACCGATTTGTCTTCATTATGAACCATTATCTTGTAGTGAAAACCACCATTACTCTTATAGTTTCTTTGGACGTCAAACTCTACTTTATCAAGTCTTGAAATAAGTCTAGAATACCTTGGCTCTTTTAATAGATTGATAGTATCGAACCCTAAGATATTAAAAGATGGTGGATGGATTATCAATTTAGATTCTTGTGCTAAATCTAATGTAGAAAGATGAGCTTTTAATTTCTCTATATCAATACGGCATCTTGTGTTTAACACATAATGCCCGGAACTATATATATCTTTGCTTAATAATCTCTTTAAATCTGTGCCGTCATATACTCTTACCCATTCCATACATAACTCAGTTAAAGATTTCCATCTTATCTGCGCCCCTCCCTCAATGTTATTAGGGTGGCGGATGTTAAGCTCTTTCTCGTTAAACTCTTTTGGTCTAACTGAGCTGTCTTTCATTCTTGCAATTCCAATATAGAATTCTAAAAAATGATTCGATGTAGGGGAGATTCTAGGAACCTGAACAACGTCAGACTTTAAGGAATCACTACCCTTAAATGCAGCTAGACTCTTTTTAAAGGTAAGTATATCTGCAGACAAGTTGCAGCGATGTATTGCTAATGGCGTATTTGGAAGAAGATGAAATTCGCCGATATGGAACTCTATATACTTTCTTCCATCTATTTCTTTTGCAAATTCTTCAAATGATATTTTAAACCCGTTATCCTTAGCCTCTGTAGACTTTACAATTTCTTCCATAAAGCCGCATAGGTCTTCATCACTATTATTGTAGTTTAGTGTTACAGATGGGCGCATTGAAGAGTATCGCTCTATATATATTGGCTCAGACTTCCATCTCTCAACGATTGGAGACGGGTCTTCACCCATAGTCTCTCTTTCATTGATAATTTCGTGCATCCCGTATGTTGAACCTAATGCTTCAAAATATTTGAACGAATGGAACGGTTCTCTATATGCAAGCTCTGTCTTTAGAAGTCTTTTTTTAGCGCCTGGTTTTGTATCATATATTAGAATCTTATTCTTCTTAGGCCCTTCAAAACCTTCGAATGATGCATGGACAGATGGGATGGCAAATGTACCAACCGTATTGTACACCCTACCAGATTGAATACCGGTACCAGAGTCTGGTTCTTTCCAATTTGGACCGGCTAAAGTATTACTGTGAATCAGGCTCATGCTTCCACCTCAGCTCATATTTATCATGTGGCTCTTCATCGGTATTTTCAATAACTTCAATCTGAAGAGACTTATTTCTTCTGATAGTAGAAAATTCAAGGATGTATGATGCATCCTCTTTAAAAAGACCCATTGGTCCTAGATGTTGATTACCAAATGCCTCTGTGATATCAAAATCAAATTCAGCTAAATCGGTTGGCACATCTGCCAACTCTTTGTCAAAATTAAAGATAATTTTATTTGGAAGTCTAATCTCAATATTCGGCTGAATCTCATCTGGTTTATCTTTGACTTCCGTAGAATTAATACCCTTAAGGTTAGTCTTTCCTGACTTTGTATTAAGGATCATATCATATGGATTTTGATAAAACTCATAGAGTCTATCTGCTGTAATCTTAGATGAAGTGCCCTCTGGAGTTATATCTTCAATAGGATGCTTTTGGCCAGTTTTGAATTTTAGAATGTAGTCGTGTTCAGATTCTGATTTTACAGTTGGAGTTATTTTAATAACGCCAATACGTGAAGAATCTTTAATTGTTATTTTGGACTCTTCTACTGTAAAGCCTTCCTCTAAATTGAGAATGTCCTTCTCTTTTACTTTTCTTCCGGATACATAGATATCGGCTAGAAGGTATTTCTTTCCGCCCCTTGTAAACGGTTTTCCAACTGGAGCAATTTCGACAACACTTTCAACTGGAGGATTTACTTCAATATAATTATCGACAGGCTCTCCATCAAGAAGAATCTCCATCGATGTAGATTTAATGTCCCTAGTGATATATAGGGCATAGTCCGATAATTCTTCAAACGGATGAATAGGGGTTATTGTAACCTCTGTGCCGTCTACAGAAACCTCAAAGTCAATATAAGCAGAGCGGTCAGCCTTATAGGCATCGCTATAAGACTTTTTAAGCTCTTTTAATCCAGATGCTTTACCGACTCTAAGGATAGCAATATGAGGCTTCAAAGATTCTAGGCTCACCGGTTCAGACAACTTAATCCTTAAAGACCCTTTAAGAGGCATGAATTCAAGTTGCTCTTGTGTGTTTAGAGCCTTTTCTACTGTTAGTTTGTCTGACATTATTTGCTATCCAATATTTAATTAGTTACTCTTTTTCTTCTTCGACTTTATCTTGAGGCAAAGCAGATTCTTTAAGACGTTTAATTTCTGAATCAATAGATGACAATACGCCTTTTCTGTTTTTGCCGTTAACTTCTGAAGTTTTAGCAAAGTCAAGGATATCCAGGTCAACATCTGGGATGTTTTTAGCTGCAACCATAGCCAGAGCTGTTGAGGCATCAAGAATTTTGTCTTGAATAAACTTAACTCTAGGGTCTTCTTTTTGAGACTCTTCTAGAGCGGCAAGAGTGGTTTTAGTTCCATCTTCCAGTTCAATTTCGGCATCAAGAATACGCACTTCTTCAGTGTCCTCTATTTTCAATAGATTATCGTATTTACCTTGTTGAACTTCCTTTCGGAGTGCACCGGCTCTCTCAATAAATTTTTCAGACGGAATGTTTGACTCGATCTCGCCTCTATGAATGTGATATGCCAGGATTTCTAGATCACCAATGGTCAATTTAGACAGGTCATATACAACTTCTTGGCCGCGACGCATATGAATCTTTTCGCCAAACAAGAACGTCTGTGTCAATAATTTTACTTTTGCTTGTAATGCTTTCATTAAATCACCAAATAAAAAATGGGGGCAGGGAGTTCTAACCCTACCCCCATGTTGTTTAATCAACTATGAGTATATTATATACTTAGTTTTGAAAAATTACTTGCGTTGAATACGTGGCAAATCGCTAACGACTGCTTGAGGAGGCAGAACAACTTCGTTAGGTTCGATGCTTACGTTCTTAGCAATAGAAACTGCTTGACCATCGTTGAACAGTGCCAGACCATAACGTTCACGGATTTTGATGTTTTGGATATCACGTGCTGGGTCATCCCATTGATCAACAGTAGGTTCTTCTTGAACGAAGATTGCGCCCAATTCATTGGTATCCAACATGATGATAGAAGTGGTTTTCTTCTCTGCATCGAATGGAACATAATGAGAAGTCATAATAGTGATACCTTGAGTACCAGGGAAGTATGACGGGAATTGGAATGGAGTATCTTGAGTACCAACGCGCTCTTCAGTAGTCAGCGGAGTAGCTGGACGACCAGACATACGGCTGAAACGACGGTAAGCTTCTGGAACATCACCACCGATTTTTTGGCTAGGCATGCTGGTAAACCAATTGTCCAGAGAGCCATTTTTCAGAGCATATTCACGCAGAACTGGGTCTTTAGTGAATGTAGCCCAAGCCAATGGGTGGCACAGGATTACGTTAGGTTTGTAACCACGTTCCAGCATATTAGCATACATATCATACATATCATCAGCGGTGAAAGAACCGTTACCAGCACCAGAAATATCACGGCCGGTAGTACGACCCAGGATAGATTGGTTAGGATTGTCATTGTCGAATACAACAACACCGGCAGAGTTAATCATGCGGAAGATGTTTTGCTCTTTGGCACGAGCCATAGCACGACCAAGACGAGTCAGGTGGAATGCAATCACGTCCCATTGAGAGTTACGCAACATTTCTTCGGTGATGCGCATACGGTTACCGTATTTGCCAACACCAGCGAAGAGTTGACCACCACCGTTAGTGGTGCTAACTTCTGGGTATTCACCACCCTCTGCAACAGAGTTGTCACCAACTTCAATAGCACCGTAAGTGCTAACGTTTACTTGGGTGATATTAGGATCGATATGAATGGTTTGCAGTAATTTGTGACCAATAAGGTTTGGCTCAATCGCGTCGATGACGAATTCTTCGATTACACGTTTGAAGGCAATCGGGAAGTTAGGGGTAGCAAAAGCGTCAGAAACTTTAAGGCTTTCGATGTTACCTGTCATAGCGTCACTGATGGAGATTTGTTCACCATCTACAGTTTTACCGCCATTGTCAAACAGGCCACGAATAAATTGAATGCTTTGAGATTCTTGTGCGTAAGTTTTGTCGAATTTTTTAGACATATTATTTATTTATTCCTATGTGTTAGATTAGCGGTTGATCAGGTTAACGCGAACCAGGCCGTAACCGTTAGAGTAAGCAACTTTATGTTCAGCACCTTTAGTAGCAGTACCTGGCATTTTATCCAAGTCATGACCGCCAGCAGAGCTAGTACGAACCAGTTTTAATAGACTGTCTTCTTGTGGTTTAACAACTTGCAGAACTTGACCAAGAACTTTCTCTTTGGCAACTGTAGATTGAGCAACAATCATGTTAGAGTTTTTGTCGAAGGTTACAAAGTCACCAGGTTTAACAGTGGTGAAGTCAGCAAGAGTACCGTTACCAGCATTTGGACCTTTAGCAGCGATGAAGGCAGAAATACCTTTCAAAGGAGCTTTTTCGTATTCAGCGTCAGATTCAACCAGTGGCAATTCAATCATGTAGTCACATACGAATTGAACGCGATGTTGATAGTTCAGGTTTTGGTAGTTGAAGTGAGCAGGGTTGATACCGTCGCCACCTGGATGACGCCAGAAGTCATACAATGCAACACCAACAGGAGCGGAAACAGTCAGATTTGCGGCAGTCAGTTTGTCTTTAACTTTATCGCCAGCTGCAACAGGTTGACCATCAGGACCGATGATACCTTCTTGAACGTCCAAGTCGGTGTAAGTAGCATCAGATTCCAGGATACCGGCAGGAACCAGATAACCATTACTATCGAATGCAACTACTTTACCAGTAGAAATTACAACGTGAGTTTTGATATCTTTGGAAGGTACACGAATAAGTGGCAAATAAGGTGCTGGCATAAATTGACCAGCAGGATGCATACCTTCTGAGAACATAACATTAGGGGTTGCCCAGTTGTGATGTCCGTAGTGTTTAGTTTTAGGAGCATTAGCAGCTACGTTTTGATATTGAAACATTATGGATTATTCTCCGTATATTTAGCTTTCGCTTTTAATTTTTACTTTTGCTGCAAACGCTTTAGCTGCTGCAGCACCCTCTTCATTAAGAACCTTTAAGAATTCTTTTTGAGCTTCAGTTTTGTTTTCGAAAATTAGTGAGTCTTCAATTTTAACCTGCTCAGGTTGTTTGTCAGTAGCAGTTTTGTCGACGCTATCTTCGATTTTAACGGAACCTTTTTCTAATGGCTCTTTCTCTTTATCGCCTTCTCCTGCTGAATCAGAGACCTTTTCAGGAACTTCGGTATTAGCAGCTTGAAGATCTTTTAGTTTATCAGAAAGAGATTCAAGGCTTCGTTTTTCCAGTTCTTCAATTTTAGCAGAATCTGAAATTTTTTCAATAGCTGAAATCTGTGAAATAACAGATTTTTTCAGCGAGTCTTGAACTTTAACAAGCTCGATAGTTTTGTTAGCCAACTCTTGGCGCAACACTTTGTTTTGTGAGTTCAGGTAGCCGTTTGCATTACCTGTAATAAGAGCTTGGAGCTTGTCTGAGATTGCAACAGCAAGTTTCTCTGCAAATGCTTCTTGGTCGAATTCGACTTGCGCTTGGCCTGGCTCAACATTGTCCGAAACTTTTTCTGGAACCGGTTCAGCCTCGCTGGCCTTAACTGCATCTGCGATTACCTGCTCGTAATCTTCAACGCCCAGCTCTTGTAATTTTTCGTCAATCAAAGTTACGATTGATTCTTTATCGCCCGAGTCGGAAATTTTAGTAGTGAAGAACGACTTAGCCAATGCAGCTTCCAATTTGTCTGCAATTGGGAAAGTTTTTTGTTCGCCAAAAACATAATCCAGAACGGTTAAGCCTTCCTCAGAGGGAAGCTTATAGTCTTTAATCCCCAGAGTTTTGGCATATTCGACAAGAGCTTCACTAGACTTATTGATGTCTTGGATTTCTACTGTCATCTGTTTACCTTTTTCTATTTCAAAATCTAATATCTGTAGATGGGATTGACTATTTTTACTATCCCGAATTAATGTCGCAACGGCGTTACTGTCAGCTGGTGTAGCAACATATGATATATGATCGAAGTGCATTTTGCCTCCGACATAATAGCATTTCTCATTCCCATATTTAACGCCACGTCTATGTTCGCAGCGATTAGGTGAATTTACCTTTGTTGAACAAATAGAGCAATATGCTTCTTCTACTCTACCGTCCACAGAAACAAATCCAAATTCTCCATCTAGAATCTTGTCTATTGCTTCTTTATCCGTAATCTTCGCAACAAGCTCGATATGACCAAGACCTTTATAACTTTTTCCTTTGTATTGTTTATCTAGGCCAAGCTCTTTTGCTTTACCCAGATATTCTACAGGAGAAAGGTTATTAAATGAATCACTGAAATTCTCGTACTTAACATATTTAGACGAGATGACTCTTCCTAGTGTTCTAGAGTCTGGATTGTGTTCTTCAGTTACTGGTTTAAATACAGGGGACACAAATGATCGATATCCCTCAACCATGCCTCGTGGAGTGTATATCCAATTATTACCATTTGGACGACCGGAATGAGTTGCCTCCATTTTAACAGTAATACTTTTTACTTTGGCACCGTTAGATAAGGAATCTGAAATTCTTTGCTGAATTTCTTCTCCTACACTTACCCTCGCAGTTGTCTCAAATCGGTCATTAAAAGGCCTCATTGTTCTCCTCCGACTAGCTCATACATTCTAATAAGTAAATCTTCTATCTCTGAATCTGAAATATCTTCAGACTGACCTGCTAAATATAAGGAGTCAGAGAAGACAGAAACAATATCTTTTACGTTATTATCCATTTGTGAATCAGATATGTCAACAACCAATTTTATATGATTCTCAATATATTCAGATAGTAATGCTTTATTTGGCATTGCTGCTCTAATTTCTTCTATTGGGAATAGAGAATCGGACAATGAATCACTAAATTGATTCTTAGGATTGGTTTTAGATGCTGATGCCTTTTTAGCACCGTCGGCTTTAGTTTTATTGCCGGAGCTATTTTCTTTTTTAGATTGCGCTGCTGCTGCGGCAGCAACTTTAGCTGTTTCGACTTGATATGTAGGAAGTATCATTTCCTTATCTTTGCCGATTCTAGAGATTTCTTTATCACCAATCTCTTTGTAGCCAATCTCAAGTCTTGCTTCATTTATAGATAAAAGACCACTATTAAACATATTAAGAATGTGTGATTCTATTTTAATACGCGCATCTTGGTCTACATGATTAAACTTAAATTTAACCAGGTCTTCTTCTGGAATCAGATACTCTGCATCGTACATCCCAGACTCTACAAGTAGAGGTTTGAATAGAACGTGTGTAATAAACTCGGAAATTGCATCCTGTTTATTAATCACTGCTTCTTTTAGCGTTTGTGAGATGATTTGACCTGTTGCTTTGCCAGATGAATCTCCAATACCCATATCGATATCTGAGACACCTAGACCTAGCATTACTCGGTCTTTAAAATACTCTAGGTAACTTTCTACACGCAGTGCTAATGATTCCGAGCCGATTGCTTTAACTTCTACACGCTCACTTGTTGTAATGCCACCGTATTCATCCAATTCTTGCATTACATAACCCATCTTCTCGACTTCATCACTTCCGTCAACAAGTATTTTAGCAGGGTTACTTTCTGTCCCGACTTTAACATGAATCATAGGGAATATTCCCTTATATATTAGAGTCTCTACAGATTCTTCTATTCGTCTTAATGCAAGGATATCATCTTTTACCGCCTCCAATGGAGGTGTACCCATTGTAAATCCTGAGCGTGCATTGTATTTCAGATGTCTAACTTTTTCTGGTGAGAATAGTCTAAATGTGGCCGGATCTATATATTGCTTATACATTTCAACGTCACCATTTTCTTTTAGTTTACGCTGAATCGTTTCGGTAGGTAAGTTAAACCATCCGGCAATAGGTTCAAGTTCTTTATTGCCAACATTAACTGTTTCGCCAGTTGACTTCTTCTCATTTCGAACCATTAAGATATATGAGTTATGGAACATTACAAGATTATACGCCATCTCTTCGATGAAGTTTCTGAATGTAAGTCCTGTCACATATTCTATTTCTCTAATCCTGGATTTTATGTATTCAACATTCTTTGGATTATTAGATTCGAAATAATATCCGTTTTTAAATATTAATGCACGTTGACGCTCAAATGCTTTTGCAACAATAGCTTCTGTATCTATAATTCTAGAGTATTCAAATAGGTCATACTCATGGTTTTTAAAGCCACTGTAAATTGTATCGTTAAATCCGCTGGTTCTTTTGCCAAAATAAGACAGCCCTGGGTTTGATAAGGACTGTCTTTTTATACCTAGGGCTTTGCTACTTAAAGCATCCTTAATTACCTTTGGATTTGAAGAATAATTAGTATTCAAAAGAATGCCTATATCTTCATTTTTCATTATTAGTCTCCGAGTTTATTAAGGACGTTCTCTATATCCTTGATACAGTCTAGTTGTCCAAGTGATGAATCTACACCATTTGACTTACTGAAATTGGCAATTAATCTTTCTACGCTTTCAACTGCTGTTGGCGTTGGCGCACCGTTGTTTGTTTGAATACGTCCAGTCGAATCGATAATTTTGACACTTCCGTCCTCGTTTACAATTCTTACAGCTGAATCTGTCAAACCATCAACAATATTATCATCTTCAGTTCTTATTTGTCTATCTTTGATGATTTTATTCAAATCTTCATCTATAAATGTAATATCGTTTGATGTTCTAGAAGGGTCTGTTGCCCCATTGTATTTATCGATGAAGCCTATAACATTTTGTATGTGTTTAGGGATGCTCCAGTTTGGATCATCTGTATTGATGACCAATGGGATAATAGATGTATTGGGGCGGCCGTAGTCATATTTTGAATCGGGAATTATAGTAACTTTCCATGGAGAAGGATTCCATTCATCAATCTTGATATTTGGAAAGTCATATTTAGAAATCTCTTCAATTAATCCCGGAACAGTTACTGACCTTGCAAAATCATCCAAATTACAAGAATAGAATGACAAATTGCTTTTGTTTTCATCATTGTTATCTTTTATCGCAACTGCAATAGCATTACCATTTTCATCGGTAATTAAGTCAATATCCGTGCCGATTGTATCAGCTATTACTGAGCCAATGTTACCTATAGAAAGGTTTCCATCTATGCTAGATGTATCATTATCCTCGCCAAAATTTTGTTGCCCAGATGGTGCGTTACACACTTTCTCAATTGCCGATTTTCCGGATTTCATTCTGACAATATATCTCAGCAGATTTGCCATTGCCATTAATTCAGATAGATTACTCAAGTATTGAGAAATTGTCAATCCAGAGCGTGCAGGCTCACAACTAAAATGATTAAGCAGTCCTGTAAGTTCTGATATTGAATTGTTTAGGGACTCAACACTTCTATTGATTGTTTCTTGAAGTGGACCCATTATTTCTTCTACGTACTTACGGGTATTTGTCTCAGCTTTTTCAGCGTATTTGTTTACTCTTGATGTGTATTGCTGCCTAATCTCTTGTGTCTTTTTCTTGAGATTTGTGTCGTACTTGCCCTCCATAAACTTATCATTAACACCCAATTTCTTTAAATCTTCCGCGCTTGTACTGCGGATATTTTCAGGTGTTGGTAATTGGTCAATGATAGAGTCTATAGAATCTAGGATACATAAAACCGGCGTAAGTGCAAATCTTGCCAATATAGAAATATTCTTAACTAACGCCTCTATGATTGCTCCAAGAATTGCGTTAATAAATACAGCAATAGTCAATCTTGGTAGCTGTATATTTTGGGTTGTCTTTACGATTGCAGCAAGTATTAATGCTATTAATTTTAGCAGATCTGGAAGACATAAGTATGATAGAAAGAATGCGTATTGGCAAACAGATGCCTTATTAAACTTCCCTATATTTTTAAATTGATCGAGAGAAGTTGTAATATCTTTTAGCAAGTTTCCGAATATGCCGCTGAAATCAAATTTTGGTTTTTCAATATTACAAGCGAAACAATCATTACTCGCTTTTCTAATGGCACTCTTTATTGCGGCTAGATGTTTAGGGTTAATAGCCCCGTCAGGATGAACGACATCATCAAGTTTGTCACCATTACCGTCATTATCAATGTTCCCAGCATTTAATGCACTCTCTATGTAATCTACTAATCTATTATATTGATCATCAAACTGTATATATAATCCAACAGGAACTTGTATTAAGCAGCCGTTTTCCTGCAGTGCCTTTGAGAAGTGATCAACAATAAGCTGTGCATATGCAACGGCGTATGTTGTGCTTGCGGTTGGATTAACTTTTCTGCTTAATTCCATTTATATCCTATACTGATGTTGGTAGTAAATATGGAGGTATGTTAGGTGTATATGCCTTATCCAATGGCGTAGAACGTCTTTGATGGACATTTGAGTCGCCTATAACACCCGAACCAGATATAACTTTATTATCAAGGTTTGTAGTGGCGCCAGATGTATTTTGGTACGCATTAGGTACCTGTCCATCTCTCCATTTTAACTCTTTAGTTGGTTTAATTGATTCAAATTCTTGATTGACACCTGTTGTAGACAAAGTCCCTGTATCTGTTGGACTTGGCACATTTGGCCCACTTGGACCCCATGCTGTTGGATGTACATGTGGCAATATCAAATGTGTATGCGGCGGAACCTGATGAGTATGAGCAGGTATCTTATGAGTATGGGTATTTAAATCCTTCTCAAACTGCTTCATTCTATTCTCAACCGATTTTGCCCATTTTATAACATCATCAGCAAATGTCTTTATATCCTGATTATTTGTAAAGTCTGATGAGGCATACTGAAATATCCTCATATACAATTCAGCCCTCTGTTGGTCCACAATTGTATTTTGACTTTGTGAGCCCCATAATTCAATCATTTAATTAGCTCCGCAGCCTTTGCCTTCCCAGCACGCCTAACGATATCAATACATTGGGCGACCATCTCAAATGAGATAGACACCTTACCATCCTTGACTGCTTCTTCACCGTAAAGGTTTCTTACAGCAGTCATAACGTCTGGGTCGCGCTCATTTGTCGCTGTAACTTTTACATCTTTAAGCTTACCTAATAATTCAGATTTTGCAACTACAAGCTCTTCAAGTATAGAGCTTACTTCTTTTACTGTAAAACTAGAACTCATATGTAAGCTCCAATGGTGCATTTAGCAAGGCGTTGATAGGGCCTTTCGTTTTAATGTATACATGAAATGGGATAAGCGAATATGGCTGTAGGCCGTCAGAAATTTCAAGATCATTAAAAGCATCAATATCGGCAAAGGAAGAAATCCCTGGGGCGGTAACCCCAGGTAAAATTTTAATATCAAATAAAGATTCTAGCTCTTTATTTTTGACTATCTTAATATTAACCTTTTTGATAGAACCGTTCTTAATTACCAGCATTAGCTTATGGATTACTGGGGATGTTGGATTTGTCCCCATCATGTATCCAGAACCAATTTCTTTGATAACCTCTTCTATCGGGTCATAGTAGCAAATACCGGCATCCGACAAAACGGTGCTATCAGTAATTCTGATTAGATTGTAATCCATAGTTAGAAGATTCCTCTTATCTAGATTTTGACCTCATGGTAGTCCGATACCTATTCATAAACGTAGAAGCTGTCTCTCTAGACAATCTTCCTCTGTTGCCCATAGGTCCGCCAGATATAGACGAGCGTCTACTTATTCCTGGTGCAACACGGACTGTACGATGATATTTGTCCTCGTTTCCATATGAGCGTTTTTCTATTTTATCCGAACCATTATACGCTTCGATACCGCGTTTTTCAAGTGGCAATATTGTAACATTTGAATAACGCCTAGTGTCAAGAATTGAGTTTTCATTTAGTTGTAGCCCCGCTAATGCAATCATAAATGCATCTAAATCGTGGTCACCTATTTCGCTATTTTTAGCTTCATAGACTTCTCTACCATTAGCTGCTCTGGATTTTACAATATAGTTTTTCATCTGCTCTACAATAGGTGTAGATATTGGATCCTTGAATGCAAGCAGTCCTGTTTCTAATGCGCGTTTTGTTGTTTCAACTATAAAATTCTTGAAGTATTTTTTACGAATCTCGCCAGTCATTACGTCACGCAATTCTAGGGTTGATGAAAAGTTGACCGGCACGACGTCTCTTAGTTTCAAATCTGGATGATCAGCAGGTACTTTACCAAATAGGTTTACGGCAATCAGTTTTAACTGTTGAACGTTAGCTTCGCCAAACCCCTCATCGACATAAATGTAGTCTGGTGTATATAAACGGTTTAGTTCAACAATTTTGTCTATTGCCGCTACCTGTGTCCACCCTTCTCGTCTTACATTTGATAGGTTCGCTATGATAATTTTACGCTCAATCTTATCGTATGCAATAACACAAATACGTGTACCTACTTTGTCGGCATTCCAGTCGCATCCAAGTGAAACTATGTATCTATTTCTGTTTGCGATGACATCATGTAGAGATTCTGACGTTCCTATTGATGTACTTCTATTTACAAGGTCTGTATCGAAAACAGAATTATCTGATAGACCAAACTCTGCACAGTTGAATGTTCTTACACCATTGTAAAGTATATAAGAGCTATCATCTGACGATACGCCAATGTTGTATGTATTGGCACTATCGACCAATTCTTTTGACAATATCTCTATAAAAATGCTGCCCCTATCAGTTACATTTCTTTCCTTAAACGAACTGTATGTCATCACATCTGCAGCTCTTGGGTTATTCCTATCTCTGTGTATAGCCTTGCCTATATAACTCTTAGGATACTCTTTATTGAAATGATTGAAGATATCGTCAATTGTCATTCCAGATGCCTTCATATTTCTACATTTCTCTATAAACAAGGTCTTGTCTTCAGATTTTTTGTTTTTGTACGAAATATACGCAGACATGTACAGAGACTCGAGCTCTTTTCTAACGCAATACCTGTAGCCAACTTTGCTATGAAATCTTAACAAATTTTCTGGAGAACTTAGAACATATAGCGTATAGATGGTATTCATTCCTACATTGCGATATGCCACAGAGCTTTGTATTCCTATGTCGGAAAGAATCGCCTTTAAATTATTAAAAAACGGCAATCCATTTACACCAATTCTTTTTGACATAGATAGAGAGACTGTACATGAAGTCTTGCCATTTTTATCAACTCTTGGCGTAGACCCTTCCGCTCCAAATAGCGCAGCTATGAATTCAATTTTCACCGACTCACTGCCATTTAATACAAATTCAGGGACATTAAATTCCTGTTCGACTTTTTTGCCGCGAACCATGCCTAAATCCATTAAATATTTGGTAGCCTCATTGCTCGCAGATACAGAATATCTCATTCCGTCAACTTTTACTAGAGCGTCTTCTTTGTGACTATTTCTAACTAAATATTCCAAAACACTCGCTTTTAAATTTGGCCATAATCTACGTATATCTTCAGAAACTAAAAACATATCCTCCCTCTCGGAAGAATACCAATATGAGTCGAATCTCGTAGAAGTTATTGTTCCATCACCGAGATTATATCCTATTAACCTGGCTAGGATTTCATCTTTTGAATTATTTTTATATGGAGTCCTATAAACCTCTAATTCAGACAATTCTGAAATGCAGGTCCTCTCATTATTTCTATTTGGGAATTTATGGTCAGGAGTCGTATATAAAATAATGTCTGGAATATTTACGGTCGTTTTAAGTATTTCTTTATGTCCTGTTTTTCTGGCAGATTGCCACACTTTAACAGGGTTCATATTTTTATCAAATACTATGTCGCCAGCCTTAATATCTTGTATGTATTTTTTGCCGGATTTAGTTAATACTTCCTCATTTTCTCTTAGACAAATCTCTTGGATATATGCCATCATAGACAGTGAGTTTCTAAACTCTCTATCCATATCGTCATTGTAGTGCGGAATAACGAATGATGGAAAATGGAACTCTTTATAGTCTTTTGAGTTTGCAAATTTATATAGCAACCCCTCGCCCATTGGTGTTGATGTACAGATAATTTCCGTATTGGGCTTATCCATAAGAATGGCCGTAATAGAGTCGAATGCTTCTTGTGTTAAGAAGTCGGCCTCGTCAATAATGATAAGGTGGGCACCTTGTCCACGTACAGCGTTTGCGTTATCGTTACCGGCTGTAAATGCTTTGAATGTTGATCCATTCTTCATCTGTATCTCTTGATACGGAGATGTAACAGATCTCTCCACCAAATCATCCCATGTACCTATTGTGGCACCTAATGATCGTAGAATTTTCTTAACTACGTTTGTGAGCTCTTTTGCTTGAGACAGGAATGGTGTTACTACGAGAATTTGATAGTTGCTGTTTTGAACAAGTCTGTTTGCGATATCAATACCAAGGCCGTACGATTTGCCGGATCGTCGTCCACATCGGATTGCCTTTTTAGACGCAGAACATTTAATTTGCATAGATTGATACCAGCGATTAACATATAAACGTTTTGTTGGATCCGGTTGATTTATATCGATATTTTTCTCTGCCCAGTACACTGGATCCATCGCCTGCTTAATTTCGTCAAGCTCTTCTTTGTCTAAGTTGGCTACAATATTTTGGTCCAGAACACTGATATCTTTTGGCCCTGAACACTTAATTGTAATTTCGCCGTACTTTTTAATTTGCTCTCTTTGGCAATTCTTGCACATATTGTTAATATCTTTGTCATAATTCTTATGCTTTAGATACTCTCTCCATGGCATCTCATATAGCTGTATAAGCGATGACGTAGGTTTTTTATCCTCGTTATCGCCTATATCAGTTCTGATATGATCAGTGTTTTTATCTAAATTTTCCATTAAAAAATACCTTTTAAAATCGCAGCCTCATTTCCAAGAATATAGCCCTTATCGTTCAGAGATGATTTTGAAAGTTTTGCAAATGCCCTCTGCCTACTGGTTGCAAGTTGTGCCGTATTAACTGACGTATTACCAGTTGTAGGTGAGAATAGAGAGTTTCTTATTTGTAATATCCTATTGTCCCTATCAGCCATACTTTTTGCTAAGCCTACTACTGCATCTGTGGCAAGCATTAAGCCGCCACCTGTAATTAATCCGCCAACAGTACCAGTTGCAAGTTTTGCTGCACCTCTAATTCTTCCTGCTGCACCAAGAGCTTCACCGGCTGTTCCTCTACCAATCTTACCTACGATTGGTACACCTTTTAGTAGCGATGTTCCTGCGTGTGTTAATTCTTTACCTACACGGAAACCATATGTACCTAATGCCAGTGATGCAGCCATTCCTGCAACAGATGTGGCAGCGTTATCTGTAATGGTTGATTCTTTATTCCCTACAATGTAGTCAGACGCTTCTGCAAGTGCAAACATACCACCAATAGTAGGTGCAAGGCCCGCAAATAGCTTATCTGTTGCCTTTGTAGCTGATGATGCAATGATTGATTTTTGATGTTTTGTCATCAGACCTACGGAGTTCATAAGGTCATCTTTTAGACCATAACCACCTAAGAATTTACTAGCCCTACCTAAGTGGTCCATCATACCGGCGGTTGCAAACGATTCGTAGCTATTAAATGCGTATATGTTATTTATACCACCGCCTCTTATTGGCTGAGTGGAATTATATTTACTTGAACCTGGTGCTGCGCCGAATATTCGTTCTGCCGCAGTCCTATTCCTAGAATTTGTTATTGCCTCAGCCTTTAATGCAGTTCCGATTGAACCCTTGGTAAGAGGATCTGTTGCATCCATCATCCTTTTAACGTCCGCATAGTCTGCGCCCGCATTCTTACGGTATAGATTTGAAGACCATTTTATAGGATGATTACCATGTCCTAAACTATTCTCGAATAGTCGTCTTGATGTTTTTATTGCTTCTTTTTCTTTTGTACTTTTTCTGCCAAAAAAGCCACCATTTGATTCTAGGCCTATTTGGCCCCAAAGTTGAGCTTTATCAATACTCATATGCTCTTCTAGACTCCTTATATTGTGCTTCCATATATCCAGCTGGTGCTACCATAGAATAATCCAATGCAGAAAATTTATTAAATGTTGGGTCATTATACTGTTTAAAATCCAGTCTTTCTTGTCTGTCTCTTAATTTCTTAACTCTCATATCATCGTCAAAAGAGTCTCCCATCATATACAACAATCCGCCCGCTGCGGCTAATCCGACTGCAGGTATCCCAACCCTATGATTTTCTGGAAGTATCGATCTTAACACTTCATGACTATTTCTGACTTTTCTATATGTATTCTCAGCAAATTCAGATAATGTTCGTTCAGACCCAGACGATACATTGAGATCTCGTATCTTTATTAATTCATCGTCTGTCAATTTTTCACCAGCAAGTATCTTGTCAAGAAGCTCTGAATTGTTCGAGTTCTCTACACCTATTCTGAATGTAGAATCAGGATTTCTAAGCAAATCTTGGGCAACCTCAGGATTGCCTTGTGCTGGCTTAATTATATTTTCCAATTCCGCATATGCCTTAGTATTTCCATATCTCTCTTTAGCCATTGACAGAAAGTTTGTAAGGCCACGCTCATTTGATATATCTCTTGAGAATCTAGGTACATCTATATGTCCAGACTCTCCGGTTAATGAATTTATAAATGGTACTTTTACAGTATCTATCTTTTGCTTTGAGTCCCAACTGCCTGATTCTTTTAGCTTTTCTATATTTGATACTATTGACTTAGCTGCTTGCATCTCCCTAGCGACACCTGATGCCATCTTCATTTTATTGAAAATACCAGTGCTTTCCTCGGATATATTGCCTGAGATTAGCTCTTCCCTTAGGTTTGTAATCTTGTCGAACAGTCTTATTTGTTGCCTAGCATCTGATAATGCACCGTGTGTTTCTTTTTCGCCCAAGAATAGTTTTGCAAGGAAGTCTACATTATGACCCATGTCTTTGTATATTTCTGGTATGTGTCCTTGCGCTGCAGCCTTTACGAATGTTGCCTTTGTAAAATCCATAAGGTCTGCTGCATAGAACATTGGTAAACCGCCTTTAACCGCTCTCTCTGCGTCATATTTCATCACAGAGGCGTCTACTTTCTTATAGGCATCAATTACCTTATCCATAGCCGCATCTAAATCTGAGAGCGTTTTAGCGTCCTTTGCTGCGGCTCTTGCTTTTACTGCTTCTGACGGCGAATAAAGTTTTGTTTGTCCGTCTGGAGAACGCTCATACATCTGGTTCATTAATCTTGATGATGACGAACCATCTAGGCTTGCGTAAAAGGCACGTTCAAATCCTAAGTTCTGTACAAGTACCATTCCGGAGTTACCGAATGTAAGACTATCATCTAAATGTTTAAGGATTGCCCTGTCGGATGCTTCAAATAGAAGCTCTGCAGAAGACGGTTTCTTTCTACCTGATATGTATGTTTGCCACTCTTGGTTTTCGGCATAGAAGCCTCTTTTATTTAGTGCAATCTTCTCAGACTCTAGCTGCTCTTTAGGTGGATTAAATATGGCCTCTGATCCATCGGATCTCGTTGCCAAACCAACAGACCATATTCTTGCCTTGTGTCTTGATTTAACAACGCCATCCCTTACGTCTTTAATTCTTTCCTCTGGATTTGTAGAAGTCGTCTCAAAGTCAAGTGAGATGACATTGCTAAATGGTTTCATGATACTTCCTTAAGCAATTTGCGATAATCGCCGTCTTTTTCAAATATTTCTTTCTCTGTAATAAACCTGTATTTTGCATTGATGGCATTATCTTTGAGATATGCAACAGCAGCCCTTGCTTTTAGTTGCACATTTATAGCCTTTTTCGCTGACGATGGTTTTATTTCACATAACTCCATCTTTCCGGTTGTATATAAGACCAATACGTCAGGGATGTAATTTCTTCTCAGTCCAGAGCTGTCTGTGTATGGAATCTTCATTGGCTCTACGATATATTTGATAACGCTATTATCAGAGTCCATGCCTTTATAAAATGCATATTCATATAGGCTTCGATATTCAACCTCTTTGCCGGCCTTATTTGAGAAGTATTTTCCAGAACGATATCTCTTGCCTTTATTGAAATAGGCGCCGTTCTTTTTTATATGCTCTTCTTTTGTATGCTTAGGCTTAGGTAAGCTTCTCTTTTTGTTGCGCCTACCTTTATTTAGAACCTTTTTGATTTGTGTCATTTTTTGAACCATTTATCACTGATGGATCGACATACTGCCCTCGTGTTGCAGCAGTAAGCATATCAAGTTTATCTTTGAGCGATTGACTTCCACTTCCAATAGCAGATCCTGATGCCTGTACTGCAATCTTTGCCCGCTCTTTCCTTGTCGCCATTAATGACTCTAGAAGTTTGCTTCTTCGGTTTTTCAATTTCTCTTTGATGTTTAGGTATCTTGAGATGTCGTCACGCGCAATCATATTCCCTGCAGCATCAAATCCCATCATATCTTCCTGACTAAAGTCTTGGTGAGTTAATGATAAGATTTGTGTAACCCTTCTTTCATAAAGGTCAATTTCCGCAAGTTCTGCGACCATTTGCATTTCAGTTGGGCTATCTGGTTGAACATTGAATTCTTCGAAGTATCTTTCAGTTTGACTACGCAAATAGTCTTGCTCATAAATACATGGGGCTCCGACTGGAGCTTTGTTCATCTTATACAACTGGCAGTTATGGACTAGCAACCCTTCTGCAAAGAAATTAGAGTTTTTAAAGACTTGAATATCATAAACTGGAAGAACACCAATAGCTTCTATGGATTCAATCTTGGTAATTAAGCAATCCCCATATGAATTCTCCTCTTCGCTGAAGAGATCTTCATACACCAGCTTGCTGCCTACTGTAAGTCCATCATCAATTGATAAGAACTTGAATTTTGAACCTCGTCCTTTTATTGCAAAAAACTGATGATTCGATGTCGCCTTAATGCAATGACCGGCAGTAGTGGTGATTTCATACACCAACTCTTCGCCAACATATGTCGTTGCATATACAGTGTCCCGTTCAATACATTTTGTTTTTGTATTGAACGAAATAATTTTATCGCCACTTTTAATACGATCAATTCTTACTTGTTTACCGTCATGCATAGAGACCATTGAGTCTCCAGTTAAGCATGTTTCTTTAACCTTGCAGTTTTGTCCTCTACAGATCATTGGAGAGTATGTTGAGATACCACCATCGGTTGATCGTCTTAAGCTGGTACTGAAAGCTAATGCCTCAGATTCTGTAAGTACAATACTCTCGTATAGTTTATCATCTAGCGATAATGCATCTAAATATCTAGCTCTTGTGATTTTATTATCAACTACTTTTATACCTCTAGATGAGAATAAAATCGGAATAGATTTTGATTCTGTTTCTTGTATCATAGATACTGTTTTTTCAACTTCTGTCTTCTCTTTTGTCTTCTCTTTTTCTCTCATTTCATGAGCAGAGATAATACCTGCAGACAGATCAAACATTTCTTGTATTTCTTTATTTGGAATAGCCATTAAACTAATTATCCTGAGTTAAATTATTATTCTTATTCTTACCATGCAATACTGAAAACGAATAGGATGAAAATATATGCAGGTAATAGACTCGTATTATCTTGGATAGAATCCGAATTTCTATTTTACTATCAAATAATTTAGTATAGGCTAAATCATGGTCATAGGCAATAACTGGATATATGACCTAGGAACTAAATCTGACAGTGTAACCACGATTTAGCAGAACATCTCTAAAATCTTTCATAGAATACTTCCAATACAGGAAGCAGTAAGTATTATTTGCTTAAGTAAGTTTTTCTTGCAAATAAAATAGGAGGTAGCATCAAGCTACCTCCAAATATTATCAAATATAATTGTAGACTATAACAAGCTTAAGTAAGTATCCTAAGCTTATGTTCATTTCTCTATTGATCTTAGGGCTGCATCACGCAGCCTATGTATTATCTGTAATTTTGATCTATTATTTTTAATATAGGGCCGCATCGCAGCGGCCATCTATTATTTTTTAGACATATGATATATTTAGATACAGTTAGGCCTAACCAAAGCAAGTGGCTTAATAAAATAACCCGATCTAGCCATGTTGTACAACGTAGATGTCTTACTGATATAACCCTAATTGTAAGAGAGCTATATCCTAGGCTTTTTCTTCACCCTTTTTGACCCTCCAAGGAATACCTTGGACCGTTAATACTTCCATTTATAGTCATACCTTTCGGTATCATCTTGTAGCTCAATATGCTATCTCTACAAGACCAGAGATGTTTCATCTTCCCATGTGGCCGATTAATATCGGTTACAATCCACTGCATAACAGGAAATTTATTTATACTCGCCACCTCTCGTATTACTATGATTAGTGTCAGGGAGCTTACGCTACTTCAACAACGAGTTTTCGATCGACTCCTTCGGTTAGGCTTGCCCACATCTAGGAGTTTCATTACTGCTTCATCCGACCCCGTCTCTCGAGGTTATTTAGATTTCTCTAGGACTAGTTCACAGTAAGATAATATCTCTTGAAGGCCGGATGCCGTAGATTATCCCGACTCAGCACATTCCGTCATAAATATTATAGGCTATATTATACGGATTTTGGGTATAAATGTCAAGCATTATTTGTAAAATTTACATTTTATAACACATATAAAGTGTAAAGAAAGTGTAAAATATTTATTATCTATATAAGTAATTGATTTTTAATAAAATAAATGATTGTAAAAAATTTGACTTTTACCTCATTTTTTAGTATAATACAGTCCTTATAGTAAGGTGAAGTCGGAAACATTTTTCTATACAAAATAATAATAACAATAATATGGAATGTATTTAAACATGAGTAAAAGCGAATTTCTTCAAGACCAGTTTTTTCAATCACAACCAGAACGTATCACTTATTACAACCTTGGCGCAACATGTGCAATGTGCCTAACTCCACGTATCGCCTATAATGATGTTACCGGTGTCCGCGATGTATGGGCTTCAAATGAGACCGTAAATAATGAGGTCGGCCGTATTTTCTATGAGCAAAAGATGCGCAACCCTCTGTTCTCTTGCAATGAAGTGAATATTTACCCATTGATCTACATGGTAAACAAAGAAGAGAGAACCTCAATGCGCGGTATTGAAGAGTTAGAAAACAAATACTTCTTAAGCGCCGTGATTATCGAATACCCAGTTTATCGTTACACATACAAACAACCATACGATGAACTTAAAGACAAACCGATTCCTTACCTTCGAAAAATTGCTGTTGGTGAATACAGAACCAACTATACAGCTGTAGTAGAACAAAGCCTTGATGGTTATGTAGTTCCTCCTAAAGAGTTGGTTGCAATGCTAGTAAACACTGCGATTAATTACAATAGAGGAATTAAATGGATTCCACATAAAGAGATTAAAATCAATTTATGTATGCCAAAATCTCTAATAGCAGAGATTGATGATCATCTAGGTAATGGCGAAGAAAACCCATTTAAAGAATCGACAGACTTAATGAAGTTCCTTGCTGTACAGTTCGGCGAAGACTCAATAAGAGACCTAGAGAATAAGTTCTCAGCGTCAAATCTAGTAATCAAAGAGATTGACGACTCAACAGAGTCTAGAGTTGTAAAAAATCTTCCTCTTGTATATAGAGAGGTTATGGATTCCTTCTCAACATCATTTCGTTCAAACCCTATTGGTTAATAAATAAATAGCTCCAGGATTAATACCCTGGAGCTTATTTTTATTTAACAAGAAATTTTAATGGATCAGTTGCAGACGGGTCAGCGCTAAATAATTTCTGTTCTGCAACTCTGCGTCTTGTAAGTCCAGGCATCTCTGAGAGAACACCTTTTACTCTTCCTTTATTCCATCTTATAAACTCTTTGGATGCACCATCGTAATCCTTAGAGTTTAATTTTTTCAATAGTGTGGAGTTTGCAAAGGCATTTGCGCCAACATTAAAGATAAATACACCAAGTGCATCGAATTGGCATTGATTCAATGGAACTTTCACGTTCTTTAATATTGCATTCTTTGCAACCTGCAAGTCCTTCATCAACAACTCTTTCGCAAATTCTGCGGTTATCTTTTCAGGAAATGTCTCACCAGGTTTAATCATATGACCTATACCAATAGTGATTTTACCAACACCATCATCATACTTATGTAATACTGTGCCTTCAAAGTGCTCAGTAAGCCTTACGCAATTATGGCTAAAGTCTCTAATTAGTTCACCCACGTTATTTTTACCTCCATATCATTAGTCTCTTCCAGATATTTCATCAGCAATGAATACGCTTTATAACCCTCTATTGGTTCATAGAAACCCTGAGTATTATATCTCGTGTCTGCTCCAATTAGTATGTATCTGCCATATATACTATAAATATCCTTATCAACGATATGACAAAAAGCATGCCCGCATCTATCTGTTATGGCACTCTTTTGTCTTAATTGAACGCCATTCTTAGGATTAACAAGGAATGGCAATTTTATTTTATGTACCGGAGACTCTTCAATTGCAATCTGATAACTTCCATCTTTGATGCAACTGAGACCAACAATCCCGTTTGGTTCATCAGGATTGTAATCCCATGGAGATTCCAGAGTATATATGAACGCCTCTTTCCCATCCTTAAAGCGCAGCCTTATACGACCATGAACTCCAAATTGCCTTCTAATTGAAGAATTTTGTTTTAATCTCTCTAATAACATCTTAATCTAAATTCCTTTATACCAAAGAAATGTCATAAATTAACCTTTCGGTTCTTCATTTAATTCTTTTACATACTCCTCATATTCTGTTTGTTCACCATCATCATTATTATTATGATGCTCAGACTGTTGTACCTGAGCCAAATCCGCCATAAGTTTACCTTTAGTTACAGTATATCTAGTTGCGATATTTGAAGTTAAATAAACAGCTATAATAGAAATAGTTATGGTCTCAAAGGAATCTGAGTTTAGCTTCCCCGCAGAGAGAAGCCAAGCACAGACTCCAAATATGACCAATGAGAAGAATAGTTTCCTTGATATAAAGGCAATAAGGTTTCCTTTAACGGTCCCCATATAAATCCCCTTATATCTTATTCGCCTCTATCGCCTCTACGGTGCACGTTCTCAAGATTCGAAATTCTGTCTTCATGACGACGAATATCTTCCTTATTCCGGTCGATAACGCTTGTCAGAAGCTGAACGCGTGATTCGAATTCATTTTTGGTGACCAAATCTAATTTGATTTGCTCAAGCGTAGACGCCATAGCAGCCTGTTGAGACTCCATTCTTGCCATAGTGGTGGCACCGATCCATGATCCATAAACAATAGAACATAGAGCGGAGAACACACCGATAATACCGAAGCTTTTTGGTATTTTTATACCAAGAACGGTACTTTCATCTTGTTCAGACATCTTTTATTTTCCCCAAGTTTGTTTAAACATTCCATCTTTACCTGGACTTCTTCCATAGGAATTGGTAATGTTATCACCAACAACTCTGGCATTCCAACCGGTATATGTGTTTCGACTACCGGCACCGGACATATTAGCAGCTTTACCTGCGTTTGCGGTTCTGTTAACAGGACTTCTTGAGGCATTATTGAATTTTCCAATAGAAGCACTCATGTCTCCAAATAGAGCCTGAGAAAATGTAGATGTTTCCATTGCTGCACTTGGGTTTTTGGCACGATTATTAAATTGACTAATCGATTTGATAATACGTCCATCCCTGCCTGCTCTCGATAGAGAAGCAGCGGCACGTGCACCACCAACAAGAGCACCTGCCATCATTCCGCTAGTTGCACCACTAAACGGATCACCACCAGTTGCAGTGTTATAAGCATATCCAACCGCACCAAAAGCAGCACCAGTTGCCAAGGCTTTAGATGCAACCTTGCCCCTAACATCAGAAGCAAGTGTGAACCCTGCATTGGTCATAGCCCTCTTGTTACGAAGAGAATTGTCTGCTGCCCTCATAGCAGAACGATATGCAGCTCTTTCTCTGTTAAATGTGTTAAATAGTCCCATTATTTAGCCCCGTCAAACCAAGCTTCCCATTCTTTCTTTCCTGTCATGGAAACGTTTTGGAATCCGCGATTCGCTTTAACAGAATGAACAAGGTCACCAGTGTTGTAATTCATATCTCCGAACTGATAGTTCTTTTTCGCCAATACAGAAGCCTCCCAGTCGGATGGGGACATACTAGAAGCTTTTGTACGTCGAAGCATATCTTCAGCAGCATACTCAGCCCCTGAAGCTTTGTTGTTCAGGCTTCTTAGAACATTCCTAAGACCCTTCCCATGAGCACCTGATGCAGCATATGCCAAACCAGCACCAACAGCACCACCAAAAGTTGCACCACCGACAGCACCACCAAACATAGTGGTGTTATCAGAGACAGCACCTTTAGCAACACCATATCCGCCGAAGGCAGCAGCCCCAACAGTTGCAGCAGCAGTGAATTGTGCCTGCTTTTCTGATCGCATCAAAAACTCAGACATTCCACTGTAAATAGATTGTCGCAAATTTGCCATAACAAATCACTTTCTAAAAAGCTTTTTAAAAAATCTTGATCAATAGACAGAAAGAGGGAGCGACCCTCCCTGTAGAAATAATTAGAACAGAAACAATAGAAAAAGTCAACTAACTGTCCCTTGAAAATAGAAAAATTTTAAAATGGCTGGCGCCCCCAAAAACAAACCCACCCCATTGATCTGAGCCCCCTGGGGCAAACAAGGGGGTTGATTGACCCAAAACACAGAATGGCCCGGCGCGGCGGACCCATCATTTTGCCGATAGGCAAAGACTGATTGGGGGTTGGTTGGAAGAAAAATGAGAATGAGTTGATGATAAGGTGTGAAACTTGAGGTGTGTGAAGATGTGAGTGTAATTGGTGTGTGAATATATTTTAAAAATATTGAGTGATATATGAATGAGGAATGTGGATGTAATGCGTGTGGGTAGCTAAGCCTACAAAATATTACCTGACTGGGTAAATATGAGGGAAAATATGAGATAAAACGAGTGGGATCACCTGGTGTCTATTAATGATATTCCTGTGGATGGGGGTATGTCCGGAATTTGCCCCCTGGGGTGAACTGGACTGCTCTCATCTACATCTTTTATTTTACTCTTTAGTCTAAGAAAGGACTTAACCATGAAAAACTTTATCATTGCAATCACGGCTGTATTCTTCTGCTTTTCTTTTTATTCTTTCATGTTCAGTGGTGCCAAAGACGCCGCTGAGAATGTGGTAAAGAAAACATCTATCACATCGGTAGACAGATACTGTAAGCAACAAAAAGGAGAGTGTGATCTCTGATAATAATAATGTTTAAGGGCGTGTGGGATATCAGTCCTGCACATCCTTTTATCTTATCTATAATGGCATTCAATACAGAGTGTTATTATAAATGAGATAATTCTGTCTCATTATTTTGTTTATTATTTATTTCTTCTGAAAGGAAATCATTATGAAAATCCGTTATGTCCTGATTGCTATCGTCGCTATTATCTCCATTAATGCCGCTTTCGGTGGTATTAGCAATGCAATGAGAAGAAGCGATTATCAACACTGTAAGGTTACAACAAAACACTCTGAGAAAGAGTGTCGTATCCTTACTCAATACGAAGGAGAGTAAGCATGAAACGCCTCCTTTGTCATTGTTCTTCGTCTATATTTAATGTCAAAGAGGGCGAAGAAATCGTCCTATTCCCTGGCAAACAAAACGCTCAGGGAAAAGGTGTGTATCTTTCTGAAGATATACCTGACGAGAGAGCTTCTGACTCTTGCTATGAAGCAGGAGGAAGTAAGACTATCTTCTTTCTGGAAACAGAAACTTCTAAGCAATGGTGGAAGTCAAAAGGTTCTACCGATGCTAAGAAGAATAGACCAAGAACATGGCACACTAATGGCCATAATCTGGTCGTTACCGTCCATAAAGTGGATGGTAAAAACATTCATGGGTCTGCAAAATTAGCAGGCCTATAAAAAATAAACTAGCCTATAAGAGATATAGCCGGGTCTCTTATATGGTTCTTTTATATACGGCTATCTTTAAAAAGGAAATCATTATGTCAACTATTAAATTCTCTACTTTCACTACTACTGTAAACGCTGCTGCTGCCAAAGCTTATGAAGCTGCTGTAGAACAATACGAGCATAAAGCTCATATCAAAGCTGGTATTCGTACCGCAGCTGGTATTGAGGTTGTTGCCCTGAGCAATAGCAAAGCCGCTGCTATGCGTCCTGAAATCGTGGCCGTTGTTAAAGACGGGGCTGTTGTAGCAATCAAGGAAGTGGGTTCTCGTTCTGAGGCCCTGTCTTGGGCCAATGCAGAAGTAGAGGCTATCGTTTTGAATGAAACTAAGGAGAATGAAATGAGTTATAGTTTTGAAGTGGAAGGTGTGCCAACTATGGTACAAAGAGTGGAGTCGGTGAAGGCCGGCAAAACTCCCACTCAGGAGGAATTAACTAACCTTAAAGAATGGGCTCGTACTATTTGCAAGATTAAGGCTGGTGAATCCCTGCCTATTGTGGGCAAGGTTGAGATTAATATTCGTCGTCCGTCAAAGGGCTCTGTTCGCGTAGTTGCACAGAGAGGAACTTTGGCTACATCTTTGGTAAATTCCCCGCTTGGCCGTGAAACAGTTGCACGTCACGGTTTCGTTTCTTACAAAGACGGAATTGTATCCGTTACCGAAAGCATCGACGTCTTGATCGACTGGCTGGCCGGTATTGGCACAGAAGGCGTAAAATTGGTGGACGCCCTTAAGCGCAAACCTGGAGGTGTTGTAGTAGTTAAGTCCGAGAAGCCTGCTCCTAAAGGTGTTAAGGTTCAGCAAGGCGATTTGCTGAATACTAGTCCTGACACCAGCTGGAAATTAGGTATGCCAGTTGGTGACGCTATGTTTATCTCTCGCAAGGCGGCTGATACCATGGTTGCCGTCAATCACCCAGAGGAATCTGGTAAATACATTTCGGTGTATGATTGCAAAAAGGCAATTGCAAGGGGCATTCTGAATCCGGATTTAGACACCAAAGTATCCATTGGTGTTCGCAAGGTGGCTGTGCTCTTATCTGTAACCAATGAGAATGGTGAGAAAGTTAATAGCTTGGCTGATATCAAAGATCATCCTTTGGCTATGAATTTGGCTGGCGGTGCTTGTTATGGCCGCAAGGAACTTGTCCAGCAGTACGGCACTATGCGTATTGTATCGTTCCACCATGCCAAAGGCGTTGTTACAAATGTCCGCGACATCGACGCTTTGGTGGACTATTTGGGTGTAGATATTATCAGCCCAATGCTGAAGTCCAAAATGGTCGGAGTCGCCCATGCAATTATGGGTGGCGATTTAAGTCAATTTATGCTTCGTTTGTTGAATGATGCAGACTTCCGAGAAACAGCGAATACTGCGATTACAATGAACACTAAGACCGTAAATGTAGATGGTCTGGTGTACAGCTTTGCGGTTATCGAAGAAGAGATTTATGTCTCCGACTTTTACACTTTGCAAGGCCACCGTCGCGTTGGTACTGAAGTAAGCATCAATGATAAGATCGAGGGGATTGAGATTGAGTCTCCTGAAATGACACTGATGAATGAACTTCTGTCTGAGTTAAAGGCTGGTGATACTACTTACTCTCCAGTGGTTCGCTTGCTGGAGATGAAGCGTGCTGGTGTTGTAGAAGCAGTATCTCATTCTGCTGAAGGCGGTGTTCTTTTGGCGGATCAAATGATTCGTCAATATGGTGAGGGACTATTTAAGTCCTTCATTTCTGGCCGTACTGGTCGTAAAACAGCTAAAGCTGTTGCGGCTGCCAAAAACGTAGATTGGTCTTGCACCGCTAACGAATTCTTGGCTATGACTCGTGCATGGTGGGCGGATAGATTTGCTGTCATGTTTGCTGGCAATGGTTCATTGTCAGTTGAACAAGTTAAATACACCACACTTGTTGGTGATGAATCTTCACAATCAGTGATGAAGACATTCCTGGTTAATTTATTCAACGGCTGTGGTCGTTTCCCTGGTCTGTTAAATATGCCTCGTGGCTTCGAGGTGATTGCCGGTGATCACAGTTTCGTATTCCCAGGTGCATCATTCTGGGACAAACAGGAAACAATCACTGGAGATCATATCTCCGGTTTGCAATTTACTGGTGGTGATTTCTTCAAGTCACTTGCCTCTATTGTGCTGATGGCCAAAACCCGTGGCACTAAAACTTGGGAAGCTGCAGGAGTAGTTAAAACTCATGCCAAACATCTGCTGGCTATCGAGGAAACTTTCGGCTCTCACAAGGGCTTGAAATTCAGCTTGCCAAAAGGTCGTAGCCTGCCAGTTAGCTATCACTTTGAAAGCGGCTTTAAGGTTATTACCGCTGACCGCCAATACAAAGAGGCTGCTAAGAAAGGCGAAGTGGGTGCTATTAAGTTTCCAATCTTGATGGAAAATAACTTCCGCCTCTATGAAGCTAAGGTTAAAACCCTGATGTCTTTTGACTCTGAAGCAGAATTGGAGCTGAATCGCTTCATCTGCGAATCAGTAGTCTTTGTTGATGCCCTTTCTCATATGGCCAATAGGGACGATGCTGACGGCGACCGCCTCACCTTGTTCTGGGCCAAAGGTTATGAAGGCCAAGAGCAATGGAGCGAGTCTAAGCTGTTGGCCTGCAACTCTGCCAAACAGCAACTCTCTTATGTTGAAGATGAGTTATCTTCTCTGAATACCAAGGAGATTGGTGAGAAATCCGTTATGGTATGGGGAAAAGAAGACGTTCAACCAGCGGTAGAGGAAATCGTTGCGGCTAAGACAGGTGTGGGCAGTGAGACTAATAATCTCATTACTCTGACACATCTGATCCGCAACAAACTGGGTTATAGTGACATGGCCAACTTGGCTATTGATGCTATGGGTATCTTGTTGCAAAAAGAAGTCGTTGAGAACATGAAACACTCAAACGGCATGGTGCGTTTCTGCGAATATCTGAACCTTCGCAATAAAGAAACTGACATTGACTGCATGACTGAGGCGTTTGAAAAAGCATTCGAACTGATGTTCATTCAGGATGATTCTATGGCGTTTGAAATTGCCAAGACATTTGTAGAACTGTTCGAAGAGGACAAACGTAGCCGCGGTCAGCAAGGTTACCGTTGGAATAAAACCAATGCAGTCCGCATGGCTCATACCGCAACCTGGAAGAATGTACACTTTGATGTGTACACTAAGGATGTATCCGAGATTTATAACACATCATTCTTCTTTGGTCTGGATGATGTCAAAGGTGTTAATGCCCTCTTGGATATGGACGGCAAGTCTCCATTTAGCTTCATCTTGAAAGCTTTAAGCCGTGAAGTGATTGCCCAAATTCAGGTTGTAGCGGAAGTTAAATTGGCTGAGGCTGAAGCCTTGGCTAATGGTGAGACTGTTGAAGCTGAGTCTTATCATGAAGTTGATGTTGATATGGACGAAGCTATCGACATGCTGTAACTCCGTACCCAATAAAAACTGGCAAAGGTTACTGCTCGCTGGATACGGCTCCGTAGCGATATGGGGCTGTATTCACGTAGAGCGGTTCTGGTGTCGGTCTTTCAACGGTGGTAGGATTCGTCCTACCGTTTTCTTTTCTTTCTCGGAGGGTAGGGTATGCGACAATTCGTCATTACCCCAGATTCACCGTTTGCACAACTTTGTGCCGGCGATGTTGCAAGCGCTGCGTATCGTGGCGCAAGTTTCATTATGCCAGTCGGCGTTGAGATGCCTGAAAAGGACATCCCCGGCTGGTTCCGTAGGATTCCGACTCAGGATGGTATGGCAGTTTACTGCTCCGCCGTTCATGAGTTTGCAACCCCAGGTAAAGGTTGCATGAATCCTAATAAGTGGGCTTCTCAATATGCAGAGAAGTTTCATAAAGAGAACGCGAGTGAAGATCACCCGTTCTGATAGAATTTCGGACCGATGCGTGAATGTGTCGGTCTTTTACTGATAATAATTTTAATGGAGGTTTCATCATGAAAAAATATACAGATTTTTTGGTTACATTTACAATGGAAGATGGCAGCCGTAAGGATTTCCTTCGTTCGTATGAAGTCCCTATGGACTGGGATGATGTATATGAGCAAGTTTGCATCTCCACATGTATGGAAGATGTTGGTGCCGTCGATATCGAAGTCAAAGGGCTGGAGGTTTGATGGTATCTTTCGAATTTAAATTGGCCTACGGCTCTATTGACGAACTTAGGGCCGATTTAGGAAACAATAAAGAGGTTTCCATATGGAAGCACTTCTTGGATGTAATTGTAAGTCATTCAGAAGATGATGATATGGTAATCTTTGAGATTCAAGATGATAATTCTTTGAGGTTTTCTAGATTCGAAGAGTTTTCGTTTATCTGAACAGTACAATGGCCGGCATCTGTAAAAGGATGTCGGTTATTTTATGACATATATGATTTCCCTGTAAGTTTTGCCGATACCTTGAGCGTTGTTGCACTTGGTATCGGTTTCTTTTTGGAAACATTTGAATCCTTTTTACCTCCATAAAAACTTTGGGCCCTACTTTGTTGTTTTTACAATACAGTGGCGGCCCACCTTTTTTCACCCGCTGGACAGGTAACAGGGTATCAACATGTTGCAACCACGCATATAAATACGCTAGGACATTTATAAACTCCGTATTGAATATAGGTTGCATAACATCAACGGTTTTTGTGTCGGTATTTTAACGATATAAATAAATGGAGTAATCCAAAATGTATAGCATTAAGGTATTTGGAAGTAATCTCTTTAACGAGGAATATGAAGTTTCCAGCCTCGACATCGATGCGATCAAGAAAGAGATAGAGTTCTCAGAGGATGAGGCCGCAATGGTAAAGGCCTATTCTAATGGTGAAGTTGTTGCAACATTCCATATTGGTCAAGACTGGCAATATTATGTGACATATGAATTAATTGATGGCCGAACAGAGTCTGATGTGATTTATGTGACAGAAGGCCAAAATCCAATCTTGATTGCCAAACAGAATATGCCGTTTCTAGCTCATGATGTTGAGGTAGAAATTTTGTAACCTAAGGGGCCGATATTTTTGTGTCGGTCTTTTTATGGGAATAACCCCAATCACTAATATAAAGGAAATTGTATGAAAATCAAAATCGAATTTGCTAAGAAAGAAGTTAAAGCCTTGCAAGAAGCCGGCGCAGAGTATTTTGCTCGTGAGGGCGAATTCAACAGCATGGTAGGCATTAGCGGCAAAAATCCTACCAAAATCAACAAGGATACCCTGTATTGGGAGAAATCCGGTAATGAAGATGGTAGCGCTGAAGTCTCAATCGAAATTAACAAAGATTGGGCGTGCAAAGCAATCCGCGTTTGGACCTCTAAGTTCAATACAATCATGAACTTTGTATTGACAGTTGCACCAGCTTTACGTCTATTCATGGTTCGTATGAATGAATCTGACAAAGAGCTGAATGAGCTCGCAAAAGACCTGATTGGTATTGAATAATTTGTAGTGGCCGGCATCTGAGGAGGTGTCGGTCATTTTGTTTTTTAATTAAGGCCAATAGTAACTTGGTTTAAACCCTAGTATCTGAACCGATATAATTAGTGTCGGTTCTTTTGCGGTAAACATTTTAACAGCCTTTTATGGAGATAATCATGGCTAAAAAGAACCCTTCTATCAACCGTTTTCTGAAACAAATCCGCCACTGGGCATACGGCAAAACTGTCGTATTGAAATCCAGCGTCGGCAAATTAGAAGCAGAGTGGATCGACATGTTCGAACATTCGTCTGACAAAAAGATGGACGAAAGTTTGAGCTCTTTGGGTTTTACTAAAATCTATGTTTGTGACACTTCTCTTCCTATGGGGCAGAACGTTACAGTATATGAGCTCGAGGATGGAAAATATGTCCATAAGGGTACTACTTATGACCCTTACTTTGAGCTCATCTGAATAAAAGTTGCCGGCACCGATTAGTTTTGGTGTCGGTTCTTTTGTGGAAAGGCATGTTGCTTTATTGGAGTCCGAAATGGAAATCAAAAACCAAAAGCAGGCAAAGAAAGTCCTGCTTCAATTGCAAGGTGAGCTTCATAAATTGGAGCTTCAATATCAAAAACTTACCGGCGTTCATAAAAATGCCGTTGAAAAGAAAATTACAGAGACCGCTGTTCTATGGATGTCGGTCTTAGGTGAAGCCACACATAAAGGCTTTGTTGAGAATAATGGTGTTACGGTCACCATCTCTGGAACCGAGCTCAAAAATCCGGAGCAAATTGGGCCTGTTACTCTGTCTGTATTCAAACGGGCAGAAGAATTGTCCAAAACCGAAGTGAAAACTGAAACCCAATCTGAAACTTTAGCTAAAGGAAATGAAATCATGACTCAAAATACCCAAACCCAAACAATCGCCCAAATTATCGCCGGTGCAGAAGCCAAATTCGCTAACATCGACAAGTTCAATGTCGCCGTGGAGGACATTAAGTCCGAAATGTTAGCATTTGAGGGTGACGAAGTGACCCCAGAGCTGTTGAAGAATGTGGGAGAATACCTCACTGCGTTGGTTAAATACAACCGTACTACTGACGCAACTGGTGTTTCTACACTGACCGCCGAAAAGGCCGTGTTGAATGAAGCGGCAAACCAATTCTATGAAGGATTGGAGGGTGTTGACGAAGAAACATCCGCAAAATTCAGCAAACTGCTGTCTGATATTGTCAAGAACACTGACGATGAAGACAAAGAAGGCTGGACCCATAAGATTTGGGTTGGCTGTAAAACTGGCGGCTCGTTCGTATTGGACTTGGCCAAAGGTTTGGTTATGTACGTCTATGGCGGTGTAATTAAGATTCTTGGCACAGTTCGTGATATTGCCGGTTATACCTTAGGTAAAATGCTGTCTATCTTGGACGCAGCAACTACCAAAGACTTTGGACGCAAGTCTAAAGAAGGTGTAATTATGCGTGCAATGAAAGAACATATTGAGGAAGCAAATGCGGCCGCAGCCTGATAAGATTTACTGCGACGCTCGTTTAGTGGGCGGCAATCGATGGAAAATTGGTTACTGCTCACTGAATATGGCAGTAAATGGTCATAAAACTATTCTTGCATCAGATAACAATACGGCAGAACTGGAAGCAATTCTTTTCGCTAAACAGTCTAATCCAGGTGCCTTGATATTGTCTGATAGCCTGAATAATGTAACTGCGCTAAATAATCCTAGTGTAGCTTACATTGAACGCTCACTAAACTTTGCAGATTCCTATTTGCGAAATATTAAGGTGAGATAATAAGATATCGGCGCGGCAGAAATTGTCGTGTCGGTATTTTTATGAGGTAACAGAGCTGACCTCAATCCAAAACAGCTCTATGGTCTGAATCTTGACCGAAAGAATCTTTTATTTCAATCAACCTAAAAAGGAAAAATCATCATGAACGAACTGAATCAAATCGACACTGGCGCCCTGAACACTGGCCGTAACAAATTCCACAGCGTTAGCGGTCAGGTTGCAACACCAATGGCAGCATCTCGCCGTACATTCTATGTATTGGACGCTCGCCAAGACGAGAATGAAGCCCTGGGTTACCGCATTTCCGTGTACAAACTGGTGCACATGATTGCAAATACCCCAATGAGCCGTAGTAATGGCCGTGCCTGCTGGGTTGCTACTAATGCCGACGACGGTGTGCAATACGTTGAAGGTATGACTACTAACCAAATCGTTGCGTCTGTCCGTAATAGCAATGCAAATGCTATGGAATTCCTGGATGCAGGCTTCAATGGTTTGAGCATTCAAAATGGCAAATTGGCAAACTTCCCTGTTCCTGTAGGTCCAGCATTTGGTTCCGAATGGTATGAGAAGGCAAATGGCCTGGCGTTGAAGGCTTTGAGCCTGACCAAAGGTTATGAAGCATTGCTGTCCGGCTCTGCGTTCGTCAGCCACGATAAAGGCATCGTTACCGCCTATGAAAAGAACGGTGAACGCGCAACCTATAACGAACAACAGCTGTCTGAAATGATGGCCAAAATCGTTGCAGGTTACAAAGCCGAAATCAAACGCTTGGTTGACGCAGGTGCAATTGCGACTTCTACTGTAATCTACGTTGGTGCAAATGGCCTGAGCCCTTGCATTGTACCGATTGCAGCAGCAAGTTACAAAACCACCAGCAACGGCAAACAAATTGATGTCCGCACTACCCCACGTGCATATGGCCGTATTGCCCCTAACTTCTGTCTGACTATTACTGGTCAAGCTGAAATGACAAACCTGGAGCAAGACGAATTGCATGATGGCTATCTGGCTGGTGTTCAAGTAACAGAAGGTACCAATCCGACTCAATATTGCCGTAAGTTCGTTAACTTCAAAGACAGCCGTGGTAATGACGTTACTGTACGTGCAGTTATGTACAGCAATGGCAACAATGGCCGTGGACAAACTCGCGCCGAAGCATTCGATTTCGTAAGCAGCAATGCCGATGAAATCATGTTCACCGAGAATAACGTCCTCGGTTTCGAAAGCCGCACCCCACGTGAAGACGACGAAACTGGTCAACCATGGGTAGTTACAGCACGCGTTACTATGGACGGTTATATCATCAACCGTAATGAAACCGGCTCTACTACTGTTGCCGCAGACGTTGATTTGGACGCTCTGAACGTTGACGGTCTGGACTTGGGTGATGTAGATATCTTTTCTGATACTGCTAAAGTAGAAGGCGAGAAACCTGCTCAAACCAAAGAAACCAAACGTCCACGTCGTGGTCAAGCCCAACCTACTGAAACCAAACCTCAAGCAGACGACGAAGACGGTCCGTTCTAATAGAGTCTGATACGGGCGAGCGTAAGCGAGCCCCTATCAATCTATAGTCCATTGAATGCTGGTGTGCATGTATTTGTGCACCAGTATTTTTGTCTTTTTTGACTGGTTGACGTGTTGTGTCGGTACCTTTCTTATGATTTTATTCTTTTGAATGGTTGAATTGTTGATATCGTTCAAGAATAAATGAGTGATTAATTTTGTTTTATATGGCTAAGGGAGCGAAGTTATCTAAGTTGTTGATTTATATAGATACAGGTTTTTCGTTCAGAAATAAATGATATAGTAAAATCAGTAGTAAAATGGCTAAATTCTTGCAGAAATACAGTGTATATCAGCAAAAATGGACTGTTTTAGGCAGAAAACAGGCCTAAATGAGAATAATTCCTAAAGTATCATTTTCTCCTTTAGCGGATACCGACGTCTGAAAAGTGTCGGTTATTTTGTGGTAAAAGTGCTAATAAGCAGTCAATATAGACGTCAATAGACGGTTAATATAGGCAGGACGGGCGCGTCCTTGTATTGATTAAAAGCATAAATAATACTAATACAATACATAAGAGATATAAGTATACTAAGAATAATAAGAATGCAACCAATAGCCGTAAGGCTAGTATTTGCAAGGGTTTTAATGGACTGGACTACCAGGTGCACAGAGTCTATTTGTAGGCTATACAGGTGTCAAAATGTACCTGTAGGTGCACAGACCTATAAATAGGTATTAAGATGTATATTTAGCCAATATAGGTAATGCAGTCCGTATTGAAGAGTTCAGTATAATTTAGTCTCTGCTTGTACAATAATGTAGACCGTACTCATATAATGTAGTCTATATTAGAGTACATTGTAATGCAGTTCGTATTTAAGTTTATCTGTATTGTATTGAAGTACAGATGTATTAGTATTTATACTTGTACATGATTCTATTTTGTATTATGTAGATGTATAAGTTCTATTTTATATTTGGGAGTGTATTTGTTTATTATGGTTTATTCTATTTTGTTTTGGTTTGTTGTTTATTTTTTGGTTGTTGTATTTTTTATGCTTGTATTTGCTTTTATGGATGTTTAATTTTTGCATCTATCTTTGTTTTTGAAGTTTTTTATTTTTGGTTTTTACGCCAATAAAAGGTAAAGGGGCCGGCGGGCCCTTCTTTTAGCTCTTACGCTACTAGTTTTTGAATATTTATAAAATCGATATTGTGTCGGTTTTTTGTGGTAAATATTATATATGGAGTTATCATGATTTCTATGATATTGTTTGGCTCCGCTATTACTTCTTTGGCTATATTGTCTATCTTGGCCAAGACTAATGTGGAGCTTTTGTATAAGGTTTTAGGCTATGAAGCTTACGTAGACCTTTGTTTTTCCTTGTTAATTGGCCTTGCTTGTGGCGTTTCGGGAACAATGTCTGGTTTTGTGATTGGTGCTGCTACCGGCCTTATTTTCGGCTGTTCTTTGTTCATTATGAAGAAACTGATTGGCTATAAAAAGTATGAAAATAAGAAATGGGTCTATCATCCTGCTCAATGGCCGATTGGTGATATGTTCAAGAAATTGTATTCTAAATACGAATATATCTAATAATTAAAAGGCCCGTTGTAAAGTGCTATTATTTAAAGGCTTATTACGCGGGCATTTATATTTATATCATTTTTTGCTATTGTTATTTGTATTTAAATAGCTAAAATTGATTACAGTTATTACATTTGGAGCTATATTATGGGCTTTTTGAAATCTCGTTTCAATCTTATTGCGGCGCGTCTGTTCTACAATCAACAGGGGCGCCTTTCAATATTTAAGGTTTGCGCAGTATTAGGTATTTCCTTAATTTGCTTTATCTACAACTCTACATTTGCATCCTTAGTTACTGGACTTGCAATATTTATTGGCTGTATCTGGATTATTACACCTGCTGTTACATCATTATTCTCTTCGTTTGGTAGTAATGACGAAGAGTGTGTAGAATGTGATGGCGAAGAAGTTCATTTGCAGTAATTACAAATAATAAGTTATAGGGTCTTTATATAAGGCCCTATGGAGGCTTTAAATGATTCCTTTAAACTTGTTTTCTACCATGTTCGACCCTAATTCTAAGCCTATTGACTGGAGCTCTGGTGTAGGTAAAGAATATATTTCCGCTATTGAGAATTTTATTGATGAATTGTCCAATGCGGATTATATCAAATCTCTCCGCGGCAACCCTATTTTTGATTCTATTATGGAATATGCTTCTAAGAACTATGATGCCAAAACTCTTTATGGCAATCTGAATTGGTTCTTATCTGATCTTGAGCAGAATTTTAAAGTCCCGTTGCATATTGATAGAGTGTCGGATAATAATGGTGATCCTTATATTCGGTATACGTTTATGTCTCCTAAAACGAAATATATTGTATCTTGGGTACGAAACTTCCAAGGTCGACTGTATGTAGGCATTTATACACCTAAAATTGTAGAAGGCGTAGAAATAAATATTTGCCGAAATGGTATTATTGTGAAGGAATAGCCCCTATGATGAACTTCCTGCTTGGCTTTGCTCAATTATTGGCGTTTATACCGGTATTTTTAGTAATTATCGTGTGTACTATTTTTTATGTTCTTATTGCCTTTATTCTGAATTTGCCGGTTATTGTTTTCTGTTTAGTCAACGATTTAATTGCTAAAATTAGGTCATAAGACAACTAATAAGGATTTATCATGTTTGTTTTTACAAATATATGGGATTATTTCATTTACAATGCCGTAGTGAATAACCCCACAGGCATACTGTATGTTATTTTCCTGGCTGTATATATCGGTTTCATTCTTTCGAATTTGCATAAAAGCGTTTTCAACATCAAAGCTTTTTCCAAATTGAGAAACAATGGGCCGTTTAATGTACTATTGTTTGTTATTTCCGTCATTTTAGGCCATATTGCAACGATCCATACTGGAAAGTTTGTGGTCTATTTGATCGAAAAATTCTCACTTTACTAAAACCTTAAATATAGCCGACGCCATTATATTGGTGTCGGTTTATTTATGGAGTAATAAAAGCTCCTTCCTAGTATGATTCAACACTAGATGTTGAATGGAGCCGATGATTTAGTCACAAAGGCTAGTAGCTGAAATGCTATTCCTGACTTGGGATGACGACCTGCTCCTGTGAATGTGTCTGACTCTTGCCTGCGGAGTATAAACGCAGGCATTCATTATTAACGGAGATTAAAATAAGGTACATAAAATGGCTTTAAAAATATATCTGCTGATCGTAGCTATTTTATTTGTTGTTTTCATTGGGATACTTATTGTTTCCTATAAAAATGGATTAGCGAATAAAGAAGGCTGCGAAGATGTTGAAGACCTGATCGAAAAATATATCTGGTTGTCTATGTTGGCTTCTGTAGCTTGGCCGGTATTACTTACTGTGATCATTTCATATGGCTTATTTAAGCCACTGGTATTTGGAATTAAGAAAATCATAAGAGATTAAGTGTCGGCAAATTGTCGGTAAAATGAATATTAAATTTTTAGGAGATCAAAATGGACCCATTGTTTATCATTTTAATTGGCTGCGTAATCTTTTTGGCTCTATGTTTTGTGATACGAGTCAAAGACATTGATTTATCTGGAAGTGAACCCTTTGAAAAGTTTATGGTTATACTGTTTGCTTTCCTAGGATGTTTAATGTGGCCAGTATTGTTCCCTATCTTCAGTATTGCTGCAGTAGGATTATTAATCACAGGAAAGCACAAGAAACAATAGTCTTTGCCGTTCATTAATAAACATTGGAGCAAATTGTGCAACTTAAAAACAATATGCGTTATACTGATAAAATGGTAACGTTCTTTACCGGCGGTGCACCGTTTAGTAATTTTTACTTTAGCCCACTTGTGTATAAAGGCTACAATGTAAAGACTGCTGAGCAGGCGTTTATGATTGAGAAAGCTATTACATTTGGCGATGAGAGCAAAATTAGACTCATTGTTCAGGCTAGATCAGCGTCAGAAGTCAAAAGGGTAGGCCGGGCGGTACAAAATTTCGATCCTAAGGTATGGGACGAAAAGCGTTATGGAGTTATGGTTGATATTCTGAAAATCAAATTCCAAAATCCTACACTGAAAGAAATCCTTTTACGGACCAATAACCTCGAATTGGTTGAAGGTTCGCCGTATGATGCAATTTGGGGCGTCAAATTGGATTGGATGAGTAATGAAATCCTTGACCGTCGAAATTGGCGTGGCCGCAATCTTCTTGGTAAGGCTCTGATGGAAGTCAGAGAATATTACCGTAATCAACTTTAAATGGAGTAAATTATGCAAGTAAATAAAAAAGTATCCGCTGTATTGGCAGCCGCTATTGCTATTTCTAGCCTCTCGGCCTGCAACAAAATCGATGATCCATCACGCATCTATTTGAATACGGACCATTGGATTCAGCTCAGCTATTCTAAAGGTGGCGCCGTTTATGAAGAATGTGTAAACGACCTCGTTCCTGGCAAAGAGCCAAAGGTTTTGTGCCGTGCAATTACAAAATCTGCCTATGAAGATATGCAGTTTCAGCACATGAATAAGGCAATTGAAGCTTCCAAACCAAAAGAAGCGAAAGCTGTAAAAGCGGTTACAGCTTTGGAACAATTGCCTGATTTAAAGGCATCAGAGTAATGAAGTCTGTAAATCGTGCATTCAATGAGAAGTTCTTTAAGCATATTCATTCATTTGAAGAGCTTCTCAGAGATATGAAATTCAATAAAATCAGAATGTTAAATAGACGCGCAGTTGGCATTAAGGAAGATATCAAGGTTAAAGACTTGATTCGTCCTAGCATTATCTGCGGCCATAAAGGTGATATTGAAGAAAACACGAGAATCAATGAAAAGATTTTGCTTGATTATTATTATCAAGCATATGAACATCATATTCGTTTGTACAGTGTTAGCGATATTATTACTAATATCTATCCTGATTGTGAAGCTACAAAACGCTTTCTTGGACGGCTTAAGTATTATGTCCGCATCATGAAAGAAATATCTGCAATTATTGATATTGCAGAAGGTTCGTAACTAATATAACGGAGGCAATTATGCTATTTTTAATTGTATTATCAGTACGGAAATTATTAGCACTTTTTGCCTTCCGTTAAATAGAAAATTAAAATAATCTTGTAGGGATTTAAATCTACAAACAATAAGAGGCGGCTTATTATGCCTAATAAATCAAAAGAAATTGGTCTCCTTGAACAGTTTCTTTCCGAAGATGTTTATTACAGTGCAGATGAACTTATCACTGTTATAAATAACATCAAGAATGAGTTTAACAATGTGACTGTAGCTCTTGAGCAGCATTCAGGTGGGAGCTATATTGTTGTATATGGAGAGCCCAAAGATGAATAAACGATTTCTTATTGTAGCTATTTTACTGGCTGCAAGTTTTAATGTAAAAGCCGAGAATAAACAGAAGTCAGCTTCTTCCGAAGTAAAAGCTTTAGCGACTGCTATTCATAACGAAGCTCGCGGCGAATCCATAGCAGGAAAGAAAGCAGTTGCTCACGTAATCATGAATCGTGTAAAACACAAAGAATTTCCGAATACGGTAAATGGTGTTATTGCCCAACGTGGACAGTTTCAATGGTATCGTAATAAAAAGCTACGTTCCAAAACCGGCTACGATAAAGAGACTGAAAAAATTGCACAAGAAGTTTATTTAGCTCATAAGGCGAAACATCATGCTGACAATACCCGGGGAGCTATTTTCTTTTCCTCTAATGGAAAACGACCAGCGCCACGAGCTGTTAAACCGCACCGTATTGGTAAGCATGTGTTTTATAAACTGAAATCTAAATCAAAATAAATTTTAAAGGTTAAACAATGAAATCACCTAATGTATTGTATAAAGCATATGCTAAACTTGGTTTGGCCATTGCACAGGAACTGACATTTTCAGCCCCAACTGATAAAGAATTCCGTGAATTTGCAGAATTGGAATGTGCCCAAGTTGACCGCATGGTCTTAACCTCCGAAGATATCAAGTCTATTGCCAATATGGATGACGAAGACTTGAAAGATTTGGGTTGTAATATTCTTCTGACAAAAGAAGGTAAACGTATTGCTGAACTTCCTTCGCATATTCGCCGCCTTGCTGAATCTGATACAATTTATGATGTTGGCACAATCGAAATCGAAGACGAAGAATTTGGCAAACGCGAATTTAAAATTACCGGCGTATTCTTGAATGGCGAAAATGCCTTCTGATTAATAAAACAAGTTTGTGTGGCAAGTGTGTTCTGGTCGGAGTGACCGGAGGAACAATACTTGGCGCATTAATCGTAAGTCGTTAAATAACAGTGGCTCTGTTCGTGTTGACTACTCGATATGCCCAAAGTGGCAGGCGATAAATCAGACTATTTTTATATACTGTCGGATATATCAGTATCGCCTGTAGCCTTTCCCCGCCCCGCAGACCGAATACCATATTTCTTATTGACCTCCTTTCGGCAATAAGGTATTTGGATCGGGGCCCCCCATTATTAAGTGTATAAAGTTTTATGCACATGGTTCAGGATCATCCATGACTCCGAAAAATCCTGCTATAATACCTTTCTTGACAGCTTGTAGGCGACGGTTTGCAATCGCAGGGACGACGGAAAGACGGCACCCTAATACTCCTTTATTAGTGATAGAAAAGGCCCCGCATCGAAAGGTGTCGGGGCCAATTCTTTTGTTAATAATTAATTAAGGAAAGGTTATTTATGGTTATTTGTATTTGCAATAATATTAATGATAAAACTATTACCGCTATGGCTGTTAATGGTGCAGAACTTGAAACAATACAAAAAGAGACCGGCGCGACTACTTGTTGTGGCTGTTGTCACGAAATGGTTTGCTCATTGATTTCAAAGCACAAAGAAGCAGCAAAGGAAGGGAAATAAAATGCGTTCAAATAGAGGAAGAAGAAGCTATAGCTACGCAAAGATAAAGTTTCTTACGGGCCGTTTGAAATGGGTAATGAAATCCATTCAAAATCGGATCGATAAAATGAAGGAAAAATAAGCTGACCGGCACTCGATTGAGTGTCGGTCTTTTCATGGATGTAAGTAATTAACCCTAGAAAGGTATAAAGATGCATTTAAGAATTTCAAATGGACAAATTCCTGTAATCAACAAAAACTCTACACCAGCAGAAGTGTTTTCGATTTTCCGTGAACATTTGACTGCTGAGGGTCGAATTGAGTTTGAACTTAAGTCTGATACATTCGGCTTTAAAGTCATCAATGTGATTAATGATAAAACGGTTGAAACAGAATTTGTTATTCCTGAATCATTCTTCAATCCAAAGAATCATTGGCCTCATTTTGCATTTTGCTCGCGCCATATTAATAAACGGGCACCAATTGAAGTGATCAATCACTTTGAAATGTTGTACTTCTTCCTGGCTGAACGATTTGAAGATGCTCTGAAGAACAACGAAATCTTTACGACTTATATTCGTCGTGACATTAAGCTGATTACGAACTTCGTTGAATATGTAAGCCCGAATGCTTTCAATGCGAATCTGAAATCATCAAATCTTCTTGTTTTGTGGGCGCCTTACAGCACTAATACTGGAACATCTTTGGTTTATAAGAATCGTGATTTGCCTATTGGTGATTTGGTTCATCAACGTGTAATTACAAGCCCCGACAAGGAAGCCATTACAGCTATGGCTAACTGCTTTAACCTGATGCCAGGTTCAGAAACTATGCTTTCTGAAAGCAACAAAATTGTTGTCTCTAATGGTGAAGCAGAAATTTCTTGCGCTGGATTTGGCTTTGAATATGATAATGAAGATCGTATTGTTGGATTCTCGTCTATCTTTCCTAGAGCCTCAGCGTTGCCTGCTCGTTTGAAAACTCACGTAAATGGCAACCATTTTGGTGTGTTGCAACCCGATAAACCTTTGTTTATTGAGGACGCAGCCATTAACCCTGATGGTTCATTTGCTTTCGACGAAAACGGTGATCATATTCCTTTGGATAATGGTGGCTTAGATGCAATCGTTGTCTATCAGGATATTGACTTTGAGAGTTACCATCAAGTTGGCGGTGACTTAGAGGTCAATCGCCGTATTGGTAACCAAATTGTATTTATGAATCGCCATAAAGAAACGGAATTCGATGAAATTCTCGTTAAAGAAGGCGAAACATATACAGCGCGAAATGGCTCTGTAACATTGGGCGTATTTGATCGTCGTCCGATTGCAGTAGATAATGTTGTCAAAATTGAGGTAACTAAAGTTTCTCAGAATGGTTACAACAACTCTGCTCGAATTGATTTCGTAGCCTATTACAAAGTAGGCAATTCTCGAATCACTTCTCATACAGGTCTGAAAGGTGTAACCAAAACCATGATGACTTGTGGTCATATCTATTCCGATGATTTCGAAATGGAAGTTGACATCTTTACAGGTGTCAATAGTATCAAGGCTAAAGAGAATACTGTACGTTTAATGCAAGCAGCTTTTGCATTGAAATATGGCTATTATACTCCAGCCTCTGGCGATAAGCTTTTATCATCTATGGATGAGGAAGAAATTAACGCTGCTGCTAAATCCATTCCGGAAGTAACCTTTAAGATGATTCGTGAAGGTAAGGAAGTTGAGTTTAAGACTCGTCTGTATGGTGTGATTCAGATTAACTATACTGAAATTGGTAGCCATTTTACGGTTGTTCGAAACCAAAAGATGAGCTTTAATGCTTTACGTTATATTTCTCAAACAAAAGATTCCGGTTTGGCACAATATATTCTGGACAATTGTATTGATCCGGATGAAAAGTCAGCTGTAATTGAGTTGATGAAATGTTTGAATGATAAGACGCGCCGTTTTGTGTCTGCTGAGCATAAACCTGTTTATACATTAAGCAGTTTAAAGAATCATTTCTCTGAAAAAGATTTGATTCTGGAACATAGCTCTATCTTCCCATTGTATTCTAAGCTTCTTGATGAAGACTTTAATAAAGGCTTCTATATTAATTTAAGCGAACAGCGTCAAAATACGTTAGTCCGTATTCCAGATGCTAAAACTTTGGGTATGTTCTGTAGTAAGCAAACGAATGGCGAGTATGTTTATCCTGGTATTCTGATTGAAGTTTGTAAGATTATTCAGAATGCTTTGCTTGGTAAACCTTATTACTACCGGATTATTCCGAGTCGTAATGAGAGCAACCAAAATCGTGTAAGCGCTTATGGCAATTACATGGCATCTTTGAAGTCTATGCTGTATTCTTCAGAGATTTCAGGACAGACATTAATTCAAACCATGATTACACCACGATTGCGCGGCGTAAATATGAAACAGATGCACGATGTATACGTCCCTGATGGCGTTGTCGTTGTATTGAATAATCGTATTTATACCGATTTGCATGAATATGTCTATCCAACCAAGAATTTGCCGGTTGAACAAGGCATTGTTCAGGCCTTTAAGAAGCTCTATGCTTTCACATTGCGTTCACCGTTTTTGTGGAAAACACAGTTGCTGATTAAAGAATTGTGGGACGTAAACAAGTTTGACACTTATCTCAAACAGGAATATGGCTTTGCATTAGAAGATTATCTGGATGTCAAATCCAATTTGCATTGTGCATTGATTGGCAAAGATGTAATCAAAGGTAGCCACTCTGATATTGACGGTGACTTACTACAGATTACTGTATTGCCAGAAGAAGCTCAGCAAATGATGAAAGAGTTCACTCTTAGCAACATTACCGATAAGATGTATCAATGGGACGAAGATTTCTTGCAATCAGAATATGACAGCATTAAGAAATTGGATTGGACCAAAAAGTATAAGTTGCATTATACTCCGACCTATTGTAAACGTCCTGGTGATGAAAGCTATATTGATTTAATTACAAACTCTGCCAATGCGAAGAAAGCTGTGGGTCCCGGCACTAATAACTCTTGGCAGTTCGGTATGCTTATTGAGCTTTATTTGGCATTGCTGAATGAAGATTCCGATTTGGCTTATCGTGCCATTTCCGGCAAAACTGGCAAAGAGTTTGTAAAAATCCCACTTAATGATAAACTTGCTCAAGAGTGTGACCATGTCTACACTGAAACCAATGAGCGTTACGTTATCAATGCAATTAAGCATATTAAAGGTGGTGCAACTCAACATCAGAAATTCATGTTGGGCACATTAGGCTCTGACCAAACGGTTCATAAAGAAGTAGTAGAGGCAATTGTGAATGAAATGGGATATAGTCGTGAAACAGCTATGACCATTATTAATATTGCTATTTGGGCCGATCAGCATAACCTTATTAAGCTTACTGGTGATTTCCTGCGTATGCATAATAAGGGTCAAACCGTTGATAACAATGGCGAGCCTATTGACTTGAAAGACCCTGAAGTGTCTAAGTGGTTCAATTTGATTGTAGACAAAACATTCGTAGGCAAAATGATTAAGCCTGCTTTTGATGTATACAATCAATGTATTGGTCAACTTAGCATCGAAGAAGTTGATTCGAGCTCTGAAAACAATGTGACAGAAGCTAAGGAAATTGATATCGATTTTCTGTAAGATGCGTTAATCGGCGGGCAGGATATATTCCTGTCCGCTTAATCTTATTTTAATACTATATTTATTTTTTAATGGAGTGAAATTATGATTATTGAAACTGAAAATAAGACTGAAACAACAGCTGAGAATAAATATAATATTGAAGTAACCTCAAAAACTTTTAGAAGTCTATTTGGTGATTTGTATGCAAATCCATTTAGATCTATGATTCGTGAAATTGTGGCAAATGCACATGATGCTAATCGTCAATCTGGATACAATGGCCCAGTTGAAATTTCTATTCATAAAGACGGTGTAGAATACTATATCGAAATTAAAGATCATGGCGTCGGAATGACATATGATGATATGGTAAATATCTATACTACGTTCTTTAAGTCTACTAAAAATGACAGTAATGATAGCATCGGCGGCTTTGGCATTGGCTCTAAAAGCCCGTTAGCATATGCCGATTATTTCATCGCTACATCTGTAAAAGATAGCAAGAAGAATGTCATTATGACCTCTAAAAATAACGACATTCCTAGCTATCAGGTTATGCTGGAAAATGTAGATACAGATGACGCAAATGGTACTACTATTCGTATTCCTATTGAGCAGAACGATGTTGGTAAAATAGAGCCTGTTTGTTATGAGGAATTAATCGGATTCTGGCCATTGCCAAAATTAACGGACTTAAATGGCGAAGATGTTTCAGCTAAAGCTATTGAGGTTGTTGACGGCTTACGGTTGATTAAATCTAAAACTAATCGCTCTCCAAGATTTAGAATGTCAGTGGGTGGACCGAATTATGTAATATCTCATTTACATATAGCGTTCAATACTATATTTATTATGGATGTTCCAATTAAGGATGTTAAAGTCTCCTTGTCCAGAGAGACCGTTACATATGATGATGCTTTAAGACAAACACTTTCTCGTATCTTTAAGGAAAAAATAAACGAAATTGATTCAAAAGTCAAAGCAATGACTAGAGAAGAAATTTTGTCTACCCCTTGGATATACAAATTATTGCTTACGTCAGATACAAGACCTATTTTTGAAACCATATTTGATAAATTTAATTTTGGTTTCCTTAAAGGTGTTAAGTGGGCATTTTCGAATCAGACATATGGCGGTAAATATTGTAGTAGAGTATGGAATGATACCAAGAAATACATGGTAGGGCATTTAATCGAGATAATTAAAGAGGAGTCTTTAAATTTCGCCCCTACAAGTATGGTTGATGATGGTGCAATTACAGTTTCAAAAGGCTGTATGCCTCCTGGTGTCACATTCTTTATCGATATGCCTGAAAAAGAATTGAAGGAGTTTGCGGAGTCTATTGGTAAGAAATGTAATATCTTGACTCCGGATGATCCTAAAATTCGAAAATATTTGAACCGCAAGAATAGAGAACCGATTCCTGTCAAAAAGGGTGATCCTATCAAATTCTCAGCAGATGTTTTCTACTCTTCAAACAATTCCAATAAGATTGTTTATGAATTGGATGAAATCGGTGAGAATGATATTTTTATTGTTGGGGATCCAAATACAAAGAGTGTCCATTATGTAAGAAAGATGGAGGCTCTTAAAAAGATCTTTCCCGATAGAAATATCTATATTGGTAGAGGAACTCCTAAAGGTTTTATTGCTGCTAAAGTTTCCAATTTAAAAAATGTTTTTACTTTCTACTCATCAGATCCGCATGAGATACATTATGTGAAACTTTTTAAAGTTATGACTGATGAAGAGAAAGAAAAAGCTATCGCAGCTGCTAAATTTGTAATGCGTAAAAATCCAGGTAAAACTATATTCAATTTTTCCTCTACAATTGGTTCGGAATCAATTTGCCCGGGCAGTTTTATATATACTATATCGCCCCTTTTAAAAGAACGTATGAAAGATATTGTACTTTCGGTAATTAACAATGGAGATTCTATCGATCTAGGTGATAATAGTCATCCATTAATTGTGATTGGGGCGACTCTGATAAAAATGGAAATTGAGAAAGTCCTTGATCAGATGTATCCGATGTGGAATGATCCAAATTCAGTTTTCTTGAAATATATAGAAAGTTTAGATAATGAATTACAACGTAACAGTCAATCCTGACAAATTTATTGTTGCAACTGCTGTTGAAAATAATGGAAATATTTTGACAGCAAAACTCTTCAACTCTCCGGTTATTAAGAATGACTTTGATGAAATTCTTAGAGACTGGTATCAAAACCAAAATGCGGCTCGTACCTTTTTGAAAATTTCAGAAGTCCGTTATGTCTATATTGGCAAATATAAAGTTGACATTTTGGTAGGCAAACTTTGTGATTCTGATTTACCTGAATTGGTAAAAAAGGAAATTTCAGAATTTGTAAGTCGCGCCTGTAGAATTGGTGACAATGAAATTGCCCCAGAATCATTCCTTAAATTCCTTGAGAATTTGGAAGAAAATCCGTCACGAAAAACAATTAACAATCTCTATTCGTTCATTGGTCACAATGATATCGAAATTGATAAAGATGGCTATGTTATCTGTTATAAGGTTATTCGTGAAGACTGGACCGATTCTTATACAGGAACCATTAATAATTCAATTGGTTCCCTGATTAAGATGCCGCGAAACCAAATTGATGACGATGACAATAGAACATGCTCTAAAGGTCTCCATGCTGCCTCATTGCGATATTTGCGCAGTAGCGGTTATGGACAGTCACCTGATGGTAAATGGCGACTAGTCAAACTTCGCGTCAACCCAAGAAATTTCGTATCAGTGCCTATTGATTATGATGGCTCTAAGGCTCGTGTATGTGAATACGAAGTCATCGAAGAATGCGATAAATCTTTATTGCTTTAAAACACCGTAGTTGATGTTTATTTAACCGGCATAATTGCCAATTTAATTTAAAGGGATTATATTTATGAAAAAATCAATTATTCTGATGTCTATTCTGGCAGCTACTAACGTTTTTGCCGATACAAATCCGCATACTAATTATTCAGGTGATGCCGAAACAATCGCCATGCAAAAGTGTGGCGTAGAAGGCAACATTTGTGTAAATACATTCAATCATGATAACAGTGTACAGGCAAATAACCAAGGGACTGTTGCAATTGGTCAGGACGTTGTTGTAAACGGTCTGAATGCTATGGCTATCGGCTCAGGTACAGAATCACATGGTAGTTCTTCCATTGTCTTTGGTACACAAGCAACAGCAGGTAAAGATGCGGATACATCAATCGTGATTGGTGAACGCTCTTCTACTGAAGCATCACGAGTTGTTGCAATTGGTTCAAAAGCAACAGCAGCTGGTAGTGGTTCTGTTGCGATTGGTTCAGGTGTAAAAGGTGATGGTGAAGCATCCATTGCAATTGGTAATGGTTCTGTTGCAACTGCAAAATATGCAACAGCATTGCAAGTAAATTCTCAAGCACATGGTATTCAATCCATTGCATTTGGTCGTGGTGCTAACACTTCAGAAAATTCCGATTATTCCATTGCTGTTGGTTCTTATGCCAAAACTTCCAATGAAAGCGCTTTTGCTTTAGGTACCTTAGCAAACGCTTCAGCAAAAGAAGCTCAAGCGATTGGTTCTTACTCAGAAGCAGCTGTTGAAGGCTCAACTGCTATTGGCTCATATTCAAAAGCAACTGTTGATAAAGGCGTTTCTGGTGCTAATCCATTGAATGCACCAATTAAAAATGTTAAAGATTTGCCTTGGACCTCTACTTATGCTTCTGTTTCTGTTGGTGATGTTGAAAATGGTATTACACGTCAAATTACCAATGTTTCAGCAGGTACAAAAGATACCGATGTTGTAAACGTAGCTCAATTGTCAGCAACAGCAAAAGCAGCTAAAACCGAAGTAAAAGCTGGTCAAAATGTCACCATTAATGAAACAAAAGGTGCAAATGGCCAAAGCGTTTACACATTGTCTGCAAAAGATGATTCTGCTTCAGTTTCAGCAGGTTCAAATGCTGTCTCTGTTAACAAGGGTAAATTGACAAATTCTGTTCAAGACTATGTAGTTGATTTGTCAAACGAAACCAAAGCGACATTGAACCAAGTAAATGTTAACAAAGCAGATATTGTTGGTTTGAAAGTGAAAAACGAACAACAAGACGCTGAAATTGTTGGCCTGAAAGCTAAAAATCAACAGCAAGACGTTGAAATTGCAAAAGCTAAAACAGAAGTAAAAGCTGGTCAAAATACTTTTGTGACAGAAACAAAAGGTTCAAATGGTCAAAGCATTTATACTGTTGATTCTAAACAGGCTGTTGTAACAGGTGTTGATGGTATTGCTGTTACCAAAACAGTCAATGGTTTGAACACAATTTACAATGTTGGTCTGTCTAATCAAACCAAAGCAACATTGAACCAAGTAGGTGTAAATACACAAAACATTGAACGTTTGAATGGTGCGGTTGAGAAGAATACTCAAAGTATTGCTGCTTTGGAACGTAAATTTGATAAAGTTGAAGATCGACAAAATGCCATTGGTGCAACAGCAAATGCTGCAGCAGCTTTGATGCAAGTGCATCATGCTGGACAATCAGCAGTTTCAGCAGCAGTTGGTTATTATGGTAATGAAGCAGCCGTTGCAGTTGGTGTGAGTGCTTTGTCTGATATGGGCAAATGGGGATTCAAAGCTCATGTTAACTATAACACTCAAGAAAAAATTGGTGTAGGTGCTTCAATTGGTTACTTCTTCTAATTTTGAAGATAATCTGTACAGAGTAGTCGTATGTAAAAACGGCTTTGACAATAAAACAATTTGTTTATGTTATGGATATGACAAAGCCGTTGAAAAGAAAAGAGAATTGCAACAATTGTATTTTTCAAGATATGGTTCTTGTACAGATGTTAAAGTTTTGAAGCATTACGAAAGTTAATGAAAGGTTTTAAAATATGAAAAAATTGTTTATGATTGCAGCAGCGATTGCCATTTCTGCTAATGTGTATGCCAACGAGCCAAAATTTCACGCATTGAAAGATGCAAAAGGTGCTTCTCAAATGTACAATCGTGAAAGTATGTTTGGCACTTCAGGTCGACACGATGAAGCACATTTGCCGGCATATCGTGGATTGCATATTGGTATGACTAAGGCAGCTGTTCGTGAAAAGTTAGGTGAATTCCCTCAATGGACAAGTGGTTTCCGAGCAAACAAATGGGAATACAATACACACTTTGAAGTTGATGGTGAACATAATGTTTGTCAAGTTCATTTTGACTTCAAAAAAGGTGTGGTTGAAAAAATGTATTTCCGAAACGTTGCTGAAGACAAAATTTCTACTGAAGTTGATGTTTGTGCCAAAGATAAAGAACGTGAAGTTGTAAAAGAAGTAATTGTACGCGAAGTTGTTTCTGTTCCTGCACAAGCTAAAGTACGTCAATAATGTAAATTAAGAGGTCCCGACTTGTAGTCGGGGCTTTTCTATTTTAAGGTTATTAATGCCAAAGGTTTATAAATATGAAAGGCTTTTGATATTAGTGATACTTATTAGTGTAATAAACAATATATTGAAAAATATATTTTATTATTGGAGTGTGTATGGATAAATATTTAGAGTTCGGGAAAATTGAGTCGAACGCAATGGAATTAAAAGAATGGCAAGGGCCTGAGTTAAAAATTAAGTTTGATACCATGGAAGGATATTTGAATTTTCTTGAAAAAGCCGGGATTAAATTAGGTAGCTTTGAAGAAAATCATCTTATTACTCTAAAATCTAGATACGAGCTTTCTAAGGTGAAAGATCCAAGATCTGAAATTTTTAAACGCATAGAAGAGGGCTTAAGAAAAAGAGCATACACAGGAAAACTGACCTTTGAGTCCAATATCCAAGAGATCGCGAAGTCCATATGGGGCAAAGATTCTATCTCTGGATATTTGAATATGTATCTTCCCTATATGATTGGGATTCATGATTCTAACATGGTACGTAAAGATCCGATGACAATAGAAAGTGCCATTGAGATTACAATGGACGAACTGGTTGATTATGATATTTTTCATGAGTTTAAGGGCTTTGAATTTGATGTAAATAGTCCCGTAGAACTTCTTCACTACTTGATTTCACATTTATATCTATCACTTGCCGGAAGAATAGGAAGAGAAAAAGATTCTAAATTTAGCATGAAGCTATTTGATATTAAAAGTTCCGGTTTCCCTAACATTTCCGCGGATCGATTGGACATTGATCTTAAAATGCTCCCATCCTATGCATCGGAAGAATTCTATTATTACAATATTTCTACAATTAAAGAGGGGTTTAAATATTCGGTTAATGGGTCAATCCCTAAAGAACTTGAAACCCCTGGACAGGCAATCATACTTAGATCAGACAAAATAGCAATTGATAGTAACAATCGCCATTTAGACAGGTATCGTTATTTTAAGTTTCATAGTTATGATGGTTATGATGAAACCGCAGAGAAGATTATTAAGATTCAAAAGAAAATTGAACTTTACTTCAAATGCCTGGTGCCTGACATCTTTGTAGACAATAATTAACTTTGGAGACTATATGAATTATCGTCTTTTTATTGATGATGAGCGTTTTCCTGTTACTCCTAATTGGTTTATTGCTCGAAATAGCTTTCAAGCAATTAAGGCCTTAGAGCTTTATGGAATGCCTAAGGAAATTGCATTTGATCATGATCTAGGCAACCATGATACTGCTATTGTATTTATTAATCATCTTGAAGATGAGATGATTGATCATGGATTAAAATTCCCTAAAGGCTTTATTTATACTGTCCATAGTCAAAATCCAATAGGTGCTAGAAATATTATTTCCAAAATGGATAGTTTGATTAGCTATTTTGGGTATGAAGATTAAAAGGATGAGTAATGAGTAATAATTATTTCAAGATAAAAAAGACTAAATTCCCTAAATGCGAAGACGAAGTATTGTTTTCGGATGGCCTGAATATTGTTACTGGCGATTTTTATTCAAGAATACATTCTCATGCCTCATACATGATGGGATTAGATGAAAATAACGAAATCTGTATATGGTCTGATTCATTTGCATACAGTATGCATCCATATCATTTAAAAATGGAAGCAGGACATTTAATAGAGAACGTATCTAATGGCTTTCAGGCAATCGTATTTACGGATTCCCTATTTATGATGCGGCAATTAGATCTTTTAGCCCACTCAAATAATATGCCGATAAGATACATTAATCTTTACCTTGATAAAAATGAATTAAAAGTTGAACAGTCGGATATTATCAATGATATTAATCATTTATCTATTTTAGACGAAAACCTCGATCAAGCTGATAAATATTTAAGAATTTAAAGGAGTATTAAAATGGAATTAAGTCGTAAAAGTTGGTTGTATAAATTGATGTGTTTTTATTGCACTCCGGCAGAAGATATTTGTCGATTTAGCCGACAATTGATTCCTTTGTTTATTGTGCTTTTGATTGTTCTATTGGGAACAATAGGATTTGGCGTTTCTGTTTATTTAGGGCTATATGATGTGCCAATTGAAAAAACGCATGGAATTCATTTTTTCTTTCCCTTCCTTTCAGCTATAAGTTTTCTTATCCTTGCAATAGGTGTTTTTACGCTTACTATAATGTTTATCATTGATTGGGTGTTTGATAAATTGGATTATAGTAAAATGCAAAAGCCTAAACTATTTAAAGAAGTTGCTAAACGCTTAAACCCAATTAAAGCAAAAGCTGAAAAGTTTTGCATTAAAATTAAATATAAAGACTAACTTCTAAAAGGGGCAGTAATATCGCCCCTTTCCTAAATAAGGAAGATATAATGACTCCAGATGTGATTGTAATGATTGGTAAGGGTATTGCTGGATTAATTGCCGGTATTGTATTTGGTTATTATCGTAAAACCCCATACAAAGCTGTATTATACAGCGGCGCATTCTTTGTGTTTATAACAGTTTTGTCAATTGAAATTGCAGATAGACAAACAAAACATAACGTAGAGCAGCAACAAGTTAAAGTTTTGAAATAGGTAAATATATGAATAAAGATATCTTCCTCGAGTTGGGATATAAAATCGAAGATGAACATTCTTTGGAAATGCTTATTGTTGATTTGGTTGAATCACAAGAATATATAAATCTTGATAAGCTACTTAAAGCATATGTGAAGAATAATCAAACTACAGAATCTCTTAATAGCTTATCTATCTGTATTAGAAATGCTATTAAGTCATTATTTTTCAATACAGACGTTGAAGATATTGAATATCGTGAAAATAATATAGATAATCGTGATATATTTTTATCAGAACCATTTTCTATGGCTCATAGTTTATCTCGGAATCAAGTTATTCTTTCGTCTTCATATAAAAATATCATAGTTTCAGAATCAGATGATTCTACCATTACATCTGTTGGTGAAGGTTGCTTCGTATTCGTTCTTGAGTCTGATTGTACAGTAACAGTAAATGGCGATAATTGTTTTGTATATATTGCAGGAGATAACAATCTTGTAAATATTGTTGGTAATAATTCGAAAGCAATATTTTCCGGCATAGATAATACACTGATTATTAAAGGCAATTCTAAATTCAAAGGACTGTCTAGTTCAGATGTAATCTTTATTAATGATGACGAATCACAATATGAAGTAGGTAAAGTCCATAATCCAAAATTTGTAAAAGATTTAAAGTTTAACACTTGGTATAGATTTGGTTATGAAAAAGGTTCTTTTGTAGAAGTGCCTCCAGGCCAAATCACATATTAATTGGAAATTAAAATGAATGAAACAGATATACTAAGAAGTATTTCGAGCTTTATCAAAGATAATCCTGATTCTAATATTAAAGAAAAGATTGAAAGTCTCTTAGAAGATAATAAAGATATTAGTTTTTTAAATGCAGTAGATATAATGAATGGCATTAGAAGAACTTTAGGTATTCCATCTGCTCCTGTTGACGCTTCTCATTTTTGCAAATATTTTACACAAGATTTTAATAATTTCGTCAAGGTTAAAATGGCTGATTGCTTTATAAAGACCCCAATTTTGTATGAAATTAAATTGTCAGAAATGCTTAATAAAATTCTCGATGACATTTCTTTTGAAAAATATTATATTATAAAAAGGTATTTAGAGTCAAAGGGCTCTACTCTTATTAACATAGAAGCTATTATTAAGGCTGCAAATCATAAGTTAAAATGTTAAAGTAGTAATATTCACTTATAAGACTCATACTTTCTGACGTAAAATCCAAGTTTTTTGGATTAATTTTTAAACATTAATAAAGGAAATAATATGCAAAATATTTATCAGGTAACGAATGGTGTTGTAGAGTTTGGAAAAGATATTGATTTTAATATTTGTAAAAAGAATTTGCCAGCTGGATTTTATACAACAGCTGCAATTCCAGGCAAATTGTTTTTGAATACTACAGAACCATTAACAATTCCTTCCAAAATTTATGGCGATTCAACCGAACGAATGAATCGAATTATCAATTCATTTAAAGCTACTGATAAGAATCTTGGCGTATTATTATACGGCGAATCAGGTTCTGGAAAATCTTTATTGGCCAAGCAGGTTTGTGTTGAACTATCAAAAGAATATCCTATTATTATTGTGTTGCCAGAGCATGTGAATATCATTGATAAATTCATTGAAAATATCGATGATCGCTGCGTATTCTTTATTGATGAATTTGAAAAGATGTTTGAACGTCCTTTAGATCAAAGTGGACTATTGAGCGTTGTAGATGGGACAAGTTCTAAAAAGAATTTATTTATGTTTACAGCAAATGAAAAGGGTCAAATTAATAGATACTTTTTCAATCGACCTAGCCGTATTCGTTATGCTTATGAATATGAGTCTTTGTCAGATTCTATTGTGCTTCAAGTTTTAGAAGATTTGCTTGACAATAAAGAACGTGTTCAAGAAATTGCATCTGTGATTTCATTTTTAAAAGAACCCTCATTTGATGTAGTTTGTAGTATTGCTAAGGAAGCAAATCTTTACCCAGACTTTACTGTACAACAATTGATGGATGGTTATAATTCTGAAGTATATTCCTCTTCTTTAGAATATACTGATTGTATATTGTTTATAAATGGCCGCGATTTTCCTTCTGTATTGGAAGATGTATTTGATAAATATGGATTAAAACTTCAGTATTGCATTCCAAACAATATAACCAATTACTCTGCTATTGAGCTTAAGGGAATATCTATTAAACCAGGTGCATCAAAAACATCATTAAATTTGATGGACTTTTCGCTACGTGCAAATAAAGACGGCAATTCTATTGGCACACAAATGTATATGTATTTTGATATTTCAGAAATGGAATTGGATATTAAAGGTAGATGTTCTACTATTAGTAATCTTCGAGTCGCAGATGATGAAATTGAAAATATTGCAAGTAGTATTTACTCTTTTATGCGTCGTGCTGACAAAGATATCCCAGAATCTGCATTTGAAGTTATACTTACACTTCTATCTTCAGATGATGTAAAATTAGTAAGCAAACCGATTACAAATACAAAATTTAAAGTATTTTGATTGATTTAGAAAGGTTCAAAATGATTTCAATTAAATTGAATACTACAATTAATGGTTTATATTTTCGCCCATTGATTGAAAAGTTTCCGAATGGAGAAAAGATGTATGTATTTCCTGAAATTCCTAAAACTGGAATTGCGGAAATTCAGATGATGTATGAAGATGACTCCGAATTCTTTGATTTACTTTGTACATTTGATACTATCCGCCGGAACAACCCTTATGTTGCATTAACATTAAATTTGCCGTATATTCCATACTCTCGTATGGATCGTGTAGAAAGAGAATCCGATTCATTCTCTTTGAAATCTTTTGCAAATTTTGTAAATAATGTGATTAAACCTAAAAGTATTAAATGTTTAGATGCACACTCTGATGTGGCGTTAGCTTTATTTGATGCGCCGGTAACTAATTACATTCCTCAAGTTGATATGGTTAAAAACAATTTTAGCCATACAGATACTCTTTTGGTATTCCCAGATGCAACTGCTGTTAAGCGGTATAAAAAGCTTTTCCCAGAATATCAAAGTGTATCAATAATCAAAGAACGTGATTTTCAAACTGGCAATATTGTCTCTTCAGCATTGGTCAAAAATGACAATACTTCTGATAAATTCTTCTGGGATCTTAAGAACGTTGTTATTGTAGATGATATTTGCTCTAAGGGCGGCACATTCTTATTGGCGTCTAAACTAATTGCAGAAAGTATCGGCCATAAGAATTATACTATCAATTTGGTCGTTGCCCATTGTGAAGCTGCAATTTTTAAAGGCGAGCTTTTAAAAGATGATAGTCCTTTCAATGGTAAGGTTTATTGCACGGATAGTATGCAGGCAATGGTTAAAAAACTATATGACCTAAAAGAATTGTTACAGCCAGTATCACAACGAATTGTATTGACCAAAATTTAAAAGGAAATAAAATGTATTCACTCATTCCATCATTGGTATGTGATTTCTATAAAACTTCTCATCGTAATCAATATCCAGCAGGCACCGAAAATATTTATTCAATCATGGTTCCTCGTAGCAATAAATATTTAAACAAAGTGGACCGAGTTGTATCTGCTGGTGTTTCCGGATTCGTGATCAAGTATTTGGTCGACTTCTTTCAGCAGGCATTCTTTGCTCGTTTAGAAGAAGATGTGGTTAAAGAATATTCCGATTTTATCAAACGCACATTGTGCATTGATGATGACGGTTCACACATTCGTGAATTGCATCAATTGGGATATTTGCCATTAAGAATTAAGGCCATCCCAGAAGGTGAATCTGTGCCTATTGGTATGCCGATCTTAACTGTTGAGAATACTCATAGCAAGTTTGCATGGCTGACAAACTACTTTGAAACTTTGATTTCTTGTAGTTTGTGGCAACCAATGACTTCTGCCTCTATTGCTCGCAAATATTATAAACTTGGTTTTGAATTTTCGGATTTGACATGTGACAATGACGATCATTTGAAATTCCAATTTCATGATTTCTCTATGCGCGGCATGAGTAGTTTGGAATCTGCCCAAATTTCCGGTCTCGGACATTTGATGTATTTTGATGGCACAGACACAATTCCGGCTATTACCTATGTGGATGAATACTACAAAGGTGAAACCGCTAAAGGCTTTAACCCTACATCTATTCCGGCAACAGAACATAGCGTTATGTGTGCATTAATTGCTAAACAGGAAGCCACTACCGGCAGTCGTGACGAAACTGAATCTTATCGACATCTTATTAAAGATGTTTATCCAGAAGGATTCGTATCGATTGTTTCAGACACCTATGACTTCTGGCACAATATTGAACATGTATTACCAAAAATCAAAGATGACATTATGTCTCGCAATGGTCGTGTAGTAATACGTCCAGATTCTGGTGATCCTGTTCAAATTATTTGTGGCATTCCGGAAAGTGAAAATTCCAATGTAGAAGAAAAAGGCCTCATTCAAGCCCTTTGGGATCTCTTTGGCGGTACCATTAATGAGAAGGGATATAAGGTTCTCGATCCACATATTGGTGCAATCTATGGCGATTCTATTACGCTTGAACGCGCGGAACAAATCTTTGCCGGTTTAGCAGCTAAAGGTTTTGCGTCATCAAACATTGTATTTGGTATTGGATCATATTCATACCAAGGCAATACGCGTGATTCGTTAGGTTTTGCCATTAAAGCCACTTCGATTATTCAAGATGGCGAAGAATTCTCCATTATGAAGGATCCTAAAACAGATAGCGGCAAAAAGTCTCCTCGTGGACGTGTTAAAGTTGTAGGCGACACCTATATTGATGGACTGACTGCTGGTAGCGACTTTCAATATGATCGTTTGCAAACTGTCTTTGAAGATGGGATTGTTAAAACAATAAGTATTGATGATGTTCGTATGAATACGGCCATTGATGTAGCATTTTAAACTTAGGCGGGCTGACGCATTTGTCAGTCCGCCATTATTAATTATGGAGCTTAAGGATGAAATTTGAGGATGTAAAAGTCGGCCAAATCTTAGAGGATACTTATGGCAATCGATTTCAAGTATTGGATATAATATATGGCAATGAATACTATCCAGTAAGAGTAAAATGTATTGAATTCAAAAACCCTGTTAAAATTGACTCTCATAACTCTTTCAAAAATAAAAATCAGATATTATACGTTTTAAAAGACCGCTCAATGCTATTATCGATTGACGATGGTCTTGGTAAATATATCAAAGAAAACTTTTATTCTAGTTTAGCATTATCTAATACACTTCAAACATTTTCTCTTACTGCATCCAATGGCTCAAAACGTCATTATGTACTAGGTCGTCAGTCTACTGTCGATAATGTTACATTGACGCTATCCGATATGGAGCCTGTTAAAGATAATTATCTAACAATAGATAATGTTAGAAATGATATGATTGTTTCGGATGGCGTTGGCAACAAGTATACCATTATTTATTACAACAGTGATAACATTCAATTGATGTTTAAAAAGCAAATCACTGGCATTAATGGTAAATCTGGTGATTTTAATACATACATATGGGTTCCATATGACTCTAATGATGGTCTATCGGCCAAGGATTTTAGTATTGTCTAGTTTAAAAGGAAACTAAAATGGAATCAAAACATAAGCATGCTGAATTAATGATGCAATATGCAGAAGATGCTATGAAGCACGAATTTCCATATATATTATGGCAATATAATATCACTGGCGAATGGCATGATTTGAATAGGCATCCTGAATGGGATTTTAATACAAAATATCGCCGTAAGCCAATTGAGCAAAACGAATTGATTAGTATTAATGTAATGTTTATGAAGCCATTAAAGGTAACTGATATCAAATTTAGAGATCCTGAACAATTTGTTCATTATCCATCTTTCGATTATGATAAGTGTCGTTTTAATGTTGTAAGCATTAAGGTGAGTTCCATTTTTGGCGAACCTCCAATAGTGGTTCATACAACAAAAGAAAATGCTCAAGAGCATGTTAATACCTTGAATAAAATTTATTTTGGAGTATAAAATGGATCTTAATGATATTAGAGAAAATATGCTAGTAGTCGATAGATATGGCAATGAATACAGGGTACATACAATAGATCGTGCCGAAGATGATAGAGGCATGCCTATCAAATTGGAATGTATTAAGCATGTTAAGGATATTAGAGTTGATGATGATTTTGCCTTTTCAGAAGTCGGCCAAAGACTTTGGGTATATAAATCTAAGGGAGCGGCCAGAAAATATTTCCTTGAAAACACTGCAAGGATTATTACTGTAAAATCACTTAGACCAAAACCTGAGGAATAGTAAAAATGAAACTGAAAGATTTTGAAATTGGTCAATTGGTTTTAGATCAGTACGGCAATGAATATGAGGTATTGGGTTTGGACCCTTTGGAATATTATGTACAACTCAGATGCACAAAATATGTTAAGCGAGCTGAAATTTGTAAAGATGTGTATGTTACAAATATTCGGGATATTATTTTTGCTATTAACACAGAATATCTTAATGAAAAATATAATCTGAAATCGGATGAAACGAAATATATTACTACTCAATCACTGAAACATAAATCTGAATACATATTAGATAAACATTACATCGAAAATAATATGGATAAAATTTTTGATAAAGTGTCTAATTTAGAGCGACATAATAGTTGTGAAAATGCTTTCTATCTTAGAAAGGCATTATGCGATTTTAAAGACTCTTTGCTTGATGCTATAAAATTATTGCAACATGGTGATTGATATGAAATTAGAAGACGTAAAAATTGATCAAGTCTTGGAAGACATCTATGGAAATAAATATAGAGTACTGGAAATCGATGACGATAATTTCTTACCGGTGCATGTAGAATGCATAGAGTTCCAAGCAAAAGTTCATTTCGGTGCTGGATATAATGTTATTAGCAAGGTCGGCTCTCGTGCTTGGGTTTTAAAAGATTATTCAAGACTACTGATGGTTGATGGTACCGTTGGTGCTTTTTTACAAAGACACTTTTACCCAAATGCCAATTGGGATTTTGATGATCTAGAATATATTACAGTATCATCAAATGATATTGATAAAAGATTTCTAATTGGTAATTCTACAGCAATTGGAAAAATTAAAGTGACATTAAGAGACTTACGTATCTCTGACAATTTAAGCTATCCGACAAAACATAATACAAGACTTGATGATATTCTTGTTGATAAATCTGGTAAAGAATATATAGTCATTGGTAGAAATAACGAAGGCCTTACTGTTAAATATAAGGGCGAATTTATTGGTGCCAATGGTATTATTTTTGATACATATTCAACAATGTATATTCCATTTCCGGATGATAGATATCAAAATAAATTTTTAACTACAAAAGAATTTACGAAGAAAAATAGATATAAACAACCCGAGTCTTAATGACTGTATTAAGGCTTGCAATATTGGAGATGAGGAATGAAAAGCTATCCATCTGACGTTGTGGGGATTTTTATCTTAATATTCCTTGCCGGTTTTCTTGCTGCACTTTTATTTTTTCGGTTTATTTTAATTCCAAACTCGAGCGAATATAAAGTCATCAGTAATCAAGTTTCCGAAAGAGAACACTTTGAAGGTAAAAAACAAAAATTATCTATTAATGGTTACAATCTCAAAACCACAACAGTATGTTTTAATGGAACTGAAATGATGTTTGCCTTTTATGTAGACGACATGGAAATTGTAAATCTCAATAAACCTTGTGGAGAAATCAAATGACACGTGAAGAATTTGAAAAGAAGATTGACGAATTAGCCAAAACCGAAGAACATGGCGAATTTGCAAAAACAACTGGCCAAATTTATGGCCTACTCTGCAACTATGTTCTATCTACATTTGAAGATGTAGAAGACGGCTGGGAAAAAGTTGTATCTTCTCTTGTTAAGAAGTAATTAGTGAATAAGGAGTCCATTATGTCTGAACAAGTTTATATTTATACTGATGGTGCATGTAGCGGTAATCCTGGTCCTGGTGGCTGGGGCGTATTGATGAAATATGGTAACAAAGAAAAAGAAATGTATGGCAGTGCGAAAGAAACCACCAATAACAGGATGGAATTGATGGCTGCTATTTATGGTTTGAATTCTATTAGGCCAAAAGAATCCGGCCGATGGAACGTTGTTCTTTGTACTGATTCTAAATATGTTCGTAATGGTATTTGCGAATGGATTAGCAACTGGAAGGCAAATAATTGGAAAACTGCTGCCAATAAACCGGTTAAGAATGCTGATCTTTGGATGCAGCTTGATGAGGCTGTTAAAAAACATGATGTTCGTTTCATCTGGGTTCTTGGTCATAATGGACATATTGAAAATGAACGCGCAGACAAATTGGCCTGCCGCGGAAGAGATGAAGCAAAAACTATGTGATTAATAAAACAAATTTGTGCAAAAAGGAATTAAAATGGAATTAAAAGAAAACGGAGTTTATCGCCATTATAAAGGCGGTGAATACATTCTTATGACTATTGGTGAACTTGAACACGACTTATCTCAGGTTGTTGTCTATAAAAGTATCACCAATGATAGAGCTTTCGTAAGACCATTGAAAGAATTCGAAGATAAATTTGAATTCCTGTATATGGGAGGGTAGCTCAGCGGTAAGAGCAGAGGTCTCATAAACCTTTGGTCACGGGTTCGAATCCCGTTCCTCCCACCATAGTTACTCCAAATTGGGCAGTAAGAAGAATGTACCCTTGATGCTGCCTTTTAAAAAATATGGATTTAAAGTATTGAATTATGAAAATCTGGAAAATTAAAAAGGTACAAATTAAAGAAATACTCGAAAAGAAAGGGTATTTCTTCTGTCATAAATATAAGTATTCACACGACAAGGCCAGAACGATTATGCGTAAATTATGCAAAGAAGGTTTAGCTGAAAGATGCCCCAGCCCTGTCGGACATGTGGATACTGTTTGCATTAGGGTTATAAAATAAGTATGGCTTATGCTTTTGGATTTATATTAGCCAGCATATTTGTCGGCATCCTCGTTGGGATTCTTGTTTTAACTTTTTCTTTTATGAAGAAATTGAAAGTTAAATCATAAACCTTGTCTTAGAATTTTTGTCTAAAGGAAATAAAATGGCATCACCATTATTTAAAACTTCTCGTATCAATGTCCCTACTGGAGCATCTGTATCTGTACAGTCCAATAAGGTCAATACAACAAATGAATCCGGCGGCACTGCTTATGCTATGACACACCAGCATGCTCTTGCACAATATGCTGTAACTGGTATGCTTGATGGCTATCTTCATGTTGATGGTCAAACTCAGCTGTCTCGTATTATTGAGCTGGCCAAAAAATGTAGCAATAAATATGTTGCACAAGTTGCAATTTATGCCCATGAAAAAGGTTTCATTAAGGATACTCCTGCCTTGTTGCTGGGATATCTGATGAAAAAAGACCGCGATTTGTTTAACGCAATTTTTAAGCGTATCATTACAAATGGCCGAATGTTAAGAACCTTTGTTCAAATCATTCGTTCCGGTACTTTTGGTAATCGCAGTTTTGGTACGAATGCCAAACGACAAATTCAAGATTGGCTAAATTCTGCAACAGACAAAACAATTATTAATGCTTCTATTGGTAATGATCCGTCTTTAAAAGACATTATCAAAATGGTTCATCCAAAAGCGCCAAATGAAAATCGCAATCAGCTTTATCGTTGGGTTTGCGATATGGATTACCAGGAAGATAAACTTCCTGAACAGCTTCAGCTGTATTTGAAATTAAAACGTAATCCAGAAGAAGCAGAACAACTGCCAGATTTACCATTTCAAATGTATACCTCTATGGGTTTAACAACAGAAGGTTGGAAGCATATTGCTAATAATGCAACATGGAATCAAACCCGTATGAATTTGGCAACATTCGAACGTCATGGTGTATTTAGCGATAAAGGTTTTGCCGATAGAATTGCTGAGAAGCTGACATCTGAACGTGATATTATCCGAAGTAAAGCTATGCCATTTGCTATTTTCTCTGCTTTTAAAAAGGCGGGTGATATTAGCTATAATATCCGCAAGGCTTTGAATGAAGCTGCAGAAATTTCTCTGCAAAATGTTCCTGCATTGGAAGGTAAGACAGTTGTTGCTGTTGACCGTTCTGGATCTATGTCCGGTCTAATCAATAGTCGCTCAACTGTTCGCGCAATGGATGTTGCAGCAGTTCTTGTTGCGGCTTTGAAAAACAAAAATCCAGATCTGGAAATTGTTTTATTTAATGATAGGGCATCCATTTATGAACCAAAAGGTAAAACTCTTTTTGGTATCAGCGAAGAGCTTTCTCGAATGGCAAACGGCGGAACAGATTGTGGTGCTGCAATGAAGTTCATCAAAGAACGATATGCCAATAAAGGCATGCCGGATAATATCATCATGATTTCAGACAATGAATCATGGTTAGGTATGAAAAAGAGCTTCTGGTCATCCACAGGAACAGTAGAAGAACTGAAATTAATTCGTCGTTCAAATCCTAACACCCGAATGATCAACATTGACGTAACTCCAGGTTCAAGTTCACAAACAGTTCCTGAAGAATACGTATTGAATATCGGCGGCTTTAATGACGCAGTATTCCAAATCGCATCACTGTTCTTTAATTCTAAAGGTGATAAAGACTTTTGGATTTCTGAAATTAATAAAGTAGAAATCTAATTTTAGATTTACAAAACAAAAATGTGTGGTTTAGTCACTTCTACTAAGTAAGTAGAGTAATAGGTATCTCATTTCTCGTTTTCGTGGTACCTATTGCTATATTTGCTTTACATGATCTAAGTGTGGCGCAGTCCGGTAGCGCATCTGCTTTGGGAGCAGAGGGTCGCAGGTTCAAGTCCTGCCACTTAGACCATATTACAATTTACGGGCGGTTAGTTTAATGGGAAAACATTAAGTAATCTTTCTACTTTTGTCTGAAAAGAATGCTTGAGAGATTTACATTTCACGGCTAATGAAAAGATACAGGTTCGAGTCCTGTACCGCCCTCCATCTTATGGGCTGTTGGCGAAATTGGTAGACGCAAGGGTCATTTATAACCTATCAAACTTGTCCGATAGGAATGCCGATAGGTTTACATTTTTAATTGAAAATTTAAGGACACCCTTTTTGCAGGTTCGAATCCTGCACAGCCTGCCCCTTTTTATGCGGAGATAGTTTAATCGGTAAAATGCTATAGTAACTTTGCGTTTTTGTCTGGAAGGAATGCTGTAAGGTTTACATTTCTATGGTTAAGAAGTGTTGCAGGTTCGAGTCCTGCTCTCCGCGCCGAATTTAAATTAATAGATATCCAAAGGATTTAAGATGCAAACAATTGCAATAAACCTAATAGGTGCACCCGGAACGGGTAAAAGCACAATAGCATCTGAACTCTTTGCCAAAATGAAATGGCTTGGATACGATGTTGAGTTGGTTTCTGAGTATGCAAAAGAATTAGTTTGGGAGCAAAGAAACGAAACTTTTAAAAACGAATTGTATCTATTTGCGAAACAGCATCATAGAATGTTTAGACTAAATGGCAAGGTGAAGTATATCATTACGGACCGACCATTAATCTTATCTATTTTTTATAATCAAAAATATGGAAATGGTAGCAAAACATTCCGACAGCTTGTATTGGAAGAAACAAATAAGTTCCAAAATATCAATGTATTTCTGAATCGAACAAAACCATATGTTCAAAATGGCAGAAATCAAAGTGAAGAAGAATCCAATGAATTTGCAAAAGAAATATTCGAATCTCTTGAAAAATATTGCGATGGATATTTAATCTTAGATGCTGTTGAAAATCAGGCATCTGAACATATATTAAATTTTGCAAAACAAGAATAGGAATAGGTACGACATGAAAGAGTACACATTCTCATATAGGTTTGATAATAAAGAGTGGTCTGTCAGTATTTATGCAAACAGCGAAGAAGAAGCTAAGAGAAAGTTCTGGGCTTTAAAAGAAAATGGCCAATATTGCGGCGAAATTGTGTGCAAGATAAATGCTACAAAGCCGTATAATTTTGTCAAATCTATCTTGTCGAAGTTTAAGGCATAAGTTTAAGTTTATGCGCTCCCGTACCATAAAAGGATAATGGAACTGACTTCTAATCAGTAAGCCAAACGAAGGCGAGTATGCGGGTTCGAGTCCTGCCGGGAGTGCCAAAATACCACAATCTATATTATTATGGATTTCATTAAAAATAATGTTACTATTGATAAAATAACTGGATGTTGGAATTGGAATAAATCTGTAACAAGTGCAGGTTATGGTCAATTCAAAAGAGATGGCAAATATTGGACCACTCATAAATTTGTAGCAACACAAAAGTTTGGAACTATTCCGGACAAAGTTCTTGTAAGGCATCTTTGTCACAATCCCAGATGTTGTAATCCTGATCATCTTGCTTTAGGAAGCTACAAAGATAATTGGAAAGATTCGGAAGAACTCCATAGGCAATCTCATTATAATGCCGGCAAAGGATATATTATTCAGGGTGTATACTATAGAAGCATGAGAATTGCTAAAAGAGCAACCGGCATTTCTATGGGTGCTCTTAATAGACATACAGATCCGAATACAAGAGAGTTCGATATAGATGCTTACAGAGCTGGATGCGTTACATCAAAAAGATGGAAGGCAGTGTTATAATCTTAGCCCACTCCGGCCGCCGGGCGTGCCAAATATTTAAAGGATTTAATATGGTATATTTAAATCTATTCGTAAAATATACGCATCCATGTGTCCATGGAAGTGCGGTTATCCAAGTTAAAGAAAAGCATTTAAATTCTGAATTTGATTATATAGTCGAAGAGGCTATTTATGAAGAACTGAAAAGATCTCTTCAGACTTCAGAAAGAGTTATAATTGAGAATATTGTAATTCTTGGTCGTTGTGAAAAAGACGATTAAATTAAGTTTTGTGACATAAACCATCAAGTATATGTGGTTTAAAATATCTTAATATACTTGAATTATTTTCAATTTAGCACTTTGGCGAGTGTGGTTGTATTTTGAGAGTAATTTCATAGGAATCTCCTTATTAAGTTTTAAAAATCCTAGCAGTCAATTTAGTTGACCCAGTACACTGTAAGCTGGACTGATTGGTTTTAAGCCTTGCCACAAAACGAGTAATGTAATTCAATGGTGGAATGTCTGCGCGGATGGCAGAACGTAGACGGTTCGATTCCGTCCTTTATTCGATGTGGCGAGCTTTTGATAGTTAAGTTTAATAACTCCCCTATCTTTGCCTATCTGCGTGTTAGGAACAACAAGGGTAGGGGCTATCAAAACAAATTTATGTCTAAAGTTTAAGCCTTGCCAGATGCAATTATTTACATTATATCTGTTGATCTATAATACCATTTCTGGTGTCCAAATTATAATAAGTTATAGGCTAAATATTATAATTAGTGTCACCATTTAAAACCCTCTGGCAGGCACAATTTAGGAAACCCCGATTCTGAAAGCGGCTAAAGATGCTTATTGATATTGTCTATGAGAGTCGCGGGTTTCCATCCTAATAAATTTTAAAAAGCTTTAAGCCCCATTGTTTTAATAATCAGTAGCTCAGTTGGTTAGAGCAAGGCCGAGAACGCCGAGGGCGTGGGTTCGAGCCCCACCTGTATTTGTGAACAATGGGCAATAATAAAGATTATAGCGAGTTGGTGTAATTGGTAACACACAGGGCTCATAACCCTGAGTTATAGGTTCGAGTCCTATGTTCGCTTCCAGATCCTTTCCTAGTGAGGATAACCACTGGTGCCTTTTATTTGTTTTGAACAGGAAAACACTTCGTTGACTCATACGAAAATGAGACGGGGCTGTGGGCCGGATCTCATAGCGCTCTCCACTAAGCGTTAGACGTGGCGCTGCCCCTCGAAGCGATACGATAAAGGGGTCCACCTTTGGGCTTAATAAAAGGCAATTTTTGAGATTTATACTAAAATCTCATCTTCTGTAGAATACAGAGTAATAGGTCCATTTTTATTATGTTCCTATTGCTATATGTTTTTAAAAATCCCCGACTGCCGCTGGGTGAAACGGCACGACTTAGATTGGTTCAAAGAAATCAATCCCTCCACAGGGGTATTCTGTGCGTTAGGAGGTTTCGAAAAATCTCTGGTCTTTTTGTTCGTTTAATTCCCTAATAAATAACGGCCGAACCGATAATGAACTAATGATCGGGTGGATTTTAACTTTTTATCCATGAAGGGTGATGCCTTTGAAATAATAAAAGTATTTGCACTATTAAAAGCATGCAAAGTGGTGGGCGCTCGAGAGTCTACTGCTATGTATGTTTCAAGAATCCCGCGAGCCTTCGGTTAATGGTTCACCTTTCCAATAAGGTATGCCAATAAGAGCAAATTGGACGCCGGGCATTGTGTAAATATGCTGGGTTATCAGTCAACCCTTGAGACTGTTGGGCGTTTTGCGTAGATTCAGCCGTGATGATAAATACGTCGAACTAGTAATGTGGAATATCTAGCTAGAGTGAATCCTTCTAGGGAGTGATGTCCGAAAAGGATTTTTTAATGCGGGTGTGGTGAAATTGGGCAGACACGCCGGATTTAGGTTCCGGTGCCTTAGTGCGTGAGAGTTCGAGTCTCTCCACCCGCACCAATTTTATACTAGTGCACTATTCATCCCAGAAAAAATCTGTTCTAGTTAGTGCACAAATTATCCTGCACACATGGAATGGTTCGGGAAGCATTTAAACGTGTATACACCAAAATGCTCGCAGGGTGTTAGCAGAATACCGTGACAGCTAACAACAACAATGGAGGGACGGCAACGACGGTGGTGTTGCAGCAGACTGTAAATCTGTTCCGAAAGGTAAACATTGTAGGTTCGACTCCTACTCCCTCCACCAGAATAATATGGCTTTAGTGTTAATGGTAGCACGTTGGATTCCAAATCCAAAAGTGAGAGTTCGAATCTTTCAGGCTATGCCAAACACCGCGAGTGATGAAATTGGGTAGCACATATCGGACTTAAAATCCGAGGACTGTAATGGTCGTGTGGGTTCGAGTCCCACCTCGCGGACCATAATGCAGCTACATTAATACAGTATTGGTATATATGAAAACAGTTAAATTATCAGAATATTCAAAGTTCCCCAAAGGCAAAGAAGATGGCGAAGATTTTGCTAGATCGAAAGTTTTCCCTGAACTTTATAAAACTGAATTTACCTTAAGGATTGATTTTGATAATACATATGGCATTTCTTATGCGTTTCTAGAAGGACTGTTTGGTTTTCTTATCAATTCTGGGTATTTTACATTAAAAGATTTATACTGTAGGCTAACATTTAAAATAGAAGAATATCCTCATTTGGATGAGGAGATATATGATATACTGGTGAAATTAGATGAAAGAAATTGTAACCATAGTATCTACGGCAGAAGTCAAGAATGTTCCATCGTTTGCTGATTTTATAGAAATGAGAGTAAGACAACTCTTGGAAGAGTTAGAACAAAATTCGTTAGAAATTAAAAAGCTTACCAATAAGTTAATTGATACAATTTCTAATAAGTAACATTAAAATAATATATGTGTATAGTTTAATGGTAGAACACTTGCGAGTCGAGAGAATCTGGTGCAATTCCAGAATGGGCGACCATAAATTAACTGACGTCCATTAGCTTATTAGTAGAGCGGCGGCGCGAGCATGAAGGTTCCGGTTCGATTCCGGGTGCACATACTAAGTTTCCCATTTCCCATATATTTCAATTATTAAGGCTTTCCTTTCCACAGTCCAGTACAATGTTAAAAAATATTTTGGCTACTAGTTCCAGCTAACAGCCAAAGCTAATGGGAATATCGCAACCATGACGGAATTGGTAGACGTATCGGTACTTAATGTGCCGAAGCCAGAGAGTGGCGTGCAGGTTCAAATCCTGCTGGTTGCAATCTATAATGGAGATTTAAACATGTCCAAGAAGAGATGTTTCGCTCTTTATGAGCGCAATGGGAAAAGAAGTTCAGCCTTTATTGAAGTTGATGATTCATATATCACTGGCCCTCTGTTTAGATCTTTGGAGAGTCATGTTTCGGATCTAATATCCAATTTATATAGAGATATGTATGGCTATATATTGATTCTGGACTTCAAAGTTATTGCTTCTGTTTAGCTCGAATAAAATTTAATGCGGGTGTGGTATAAGGGTTGTGCCTTGGCCTTCCAAGCCAATGAAGTCGAGTTCGAGTCTCGCCACCCGCTCCATCGATTTAAGACAGGCGTTTGCAAGTTTGAGGGAAGCCATATCAGGCCCCGTGTACATACAGCCTCCACGCATCCGCCCTGTCTAACTTTTATGTCCTGAATGCTTGCTACGACTACATCTGACTTTTTATCGGACATTAAGTGTCGTGCTACTTTTGTCGGGACTCCTTATAAAAGGTGATAGAAATGTCAGACTGGAGTTATCAATCTTTTATTGCAGAAGGTGACTCTCTCCCTACTTTCTGTTATCGTATTAAGCATATTGACAATACTATCCTTATCCAATTTGGGCCGGTAAAGAAATATAATGGCCTACCTGTTTATTCTGTATGCTTATCAATATATAGGAAGCGCAAACGCGTAGATATTGAATTTAGTGCTCGCTCTGTAACAGGAACCATTGGAGTTTCAGGATTATTGTTAGCAAAACAAAGTTTTGACTTATTTATTAAAGATTTCTTTGATGAATTAAGTTTTAATAGTGTTATTCTATCAGTACAGGGTGCTGATACTAGACGCTATAAAGTTTATAAACGTACCCTTGAAAAAATGGGGTATATTGAAAGTAAGCTTTTAGGTTCTTTATGCATGAGTAAAACTTATCATAGAGAACGTTGAAAAATGGAGAAGTGGCAGAGTGGACTATTGCACCTGACTTGAAATCAGCCGATCGGAAACGGTCCGTGGGTTCGAATCCCACCTTCTCCTCCAATTAGGAGACTAGCATTATTTATCTTTTAACATTTATGATTGTTGAAGAAATAACACTTTATCGCACCTGCTAGTCTCCTACCCTATATTTAGAAAGCCCCATAGAGTAGATTTTTATCTGCCCTGTGGGGCTTTTGTTTTATTATTTGTATCGGAGTATTTAATGAGTAAGCCTTGGATTAAAGATTGGATTTTGAGTAAACAAGCTAAGAATCTTGGTGTGGTATACAATAAGCCAACTGAGCAAAGCAAAAAGACTGCCGCGGCTCGTATTAAACGGAGTATTGAACTTCGTTTTCAAGAAGAGGAGCTATAATGTTTGCTGACTCAAAATTAAATATGATTGTTGCGGTCGATAAAAAGACTGGCGGTATTGGTTATAAAGGAAAGCTTCCTTGGCGTTGTCCTGATGATTTAAAATTTTTTAAAGAAATGACTCTTGGGAATGTTTGTATTTGCGGATATAAGACCTTTAAAGATATGCCTCCATTAAATAGAAGAACTGTTATCCCTGTAACTAGAGATGGGAGAAATGGTTCTTATACAATGGAAACATTAGAGGAATATTTATATTTGTGTACCTCTAATGATGAAGAATTGTTTTTAATCGGCGGCGCGGAATTATACAAACACTTCCTGTCTGCTGGTCTTGTAGATGCTGTTTACTTATCAGAAATCGAATTTAAAAACAAGGATTATGAGTGTGATACATTCCTTGATTACTCTTTCGATGAGTTTGATAAGGAAGAAATTCGTTCTATTTCGACAGAAGATTACGAATTAAAGATTTATAAATTATCCCTTAAGTAAGGAGACTGCAATGTTGGAAAAATTAAAAGCAATTTTTATGTCCTTTTTTAAAGGCAAAACGAATGAATTGATCTTCAATGATCCTGAGCGTGCCAAAGAATACATTAACCAAAAGGTTTCTGATGTAGGCAAAGCGATTAACCAAGCTTGTGTTAACCGCGCTTCTGTTCAACAGTCTATTGAAGACATTGAAAAAGAAATCAATAGCGAAGAGCCGAAGCTGCGAAAAGAAGAAGAAGCTCTGCGTGAAGATGTTGCCGCCGGTAAAACAGACCGCAATGCTGCCTATCGTGTATTTATGCGTAAGCAAATTCTGGAAGAAAAGAAAAAGATGCATGCTAATTATATTGAACAGGAAGCTGAATATGAGCGACTCTGTTTTAACCTGAGCTTGCAGCGTGAAAAATTACAAATGAAGAAAAACGAAGTTGCCCTGAATGTTTCTTTGGGTAAAACGTTTATCGTTGATATTGATGCTGATGAATTCCTCCGTGAAATCAAAGTCAATACCAAAGGTAAAGCCGAAGCTGCTAAGATTCTGTCTGGCGGTCAAACCGGTGTTTCCGATGCGGGCTTCGATGAGTTCTTTGACTCCCTGAAGTCTGGAAATAAAGAGTAAGTATAATAAGCCCTAGAGTTATTCTAGGGCTATTGTTTTTGTGAGGTATATATGAATTTTGCTACATTCTATTATTTGGCTATTTTGATTGCTATTGCTGCAAAGTTATTCGGCTATTTGGCGATCTCTTGGATTTGGCTGGTAGGGCTTGCATTAGCCCCATTGTCAATTGGCGTTATTGCATTGTTTGTAATCGTCATTATGGCGGCTTTTTCTAGTTCCGGAAAAGTAAGCATCGGTAAACGCTGGTAATATTTAAATGGAGGCAACATGCAATCATTCTTTATATACGAATCAAATAATAAATTTGAAATGTATCAGTTTAACCTTTATGAGTGGGTAGATGTTGCAAAAACCTCTAATGCGAATAAGATACTCTATTCACTTGGTGTTGCCTTTATAATTTCAACCATCTTTATTTTTGGATATCTTAGTACATTTCCAGAATGGTTAAAAGGATGTGCTGTCCTTTTTGAAACCTTAGGCGCTATATTCCTTGTCCCACAATTTCTCAGCGGAGATAATATTCTAGTTAGAGACAAAGATACAAGACCAGAAAAGGTTCTAGCCTCTAGAGAACTTTATTTCCTTAAGAATTGTGGGCGTTTAACAGACGGAATGTGTCTTTATACTGTGTATTATATCCAATGGGAAGATGGTAGAGGGATCGTTATTGACAATACCGGTCAATCACTTCGTGGCATCATAGAACTTGTTCCCTATGGTGCTGCCGAAAGGGCTAAAGATTCAACCCTTCTTATAAAGAATAATTCTATCAAGAGAAGTTTTTCTGTTGATATTATAAATTCAGAGATGGTACTTAATATTGTTGAACGATCAGGAATCATAGATGATGTAATTGGCGGGCCAATCAAAAAAGAAAGGACCGGTAAAAAGATTTTGAAAAAGATTTTAAAGGAATGTTGATATGGATTTTATGAAGCTTGGAAAATACAAAGAATCTAGTAATTACTCTGGATGGATTGTACAGAAAAAATTTGACGGTGTATTTGCAGCTTTAAATCTTAAAGACGGAGTTGTATACAGTCGGACTCAACGACCTTTGTTCGTACCGCCTGAATCTGTATTGTTCCAAAATATGTCTGAATTTAGATCCGTTTATAATAAGGATAAATCTGATTTTATTCTGTTTGAATTGTGTTTACCAAATGCCTCCTTGGAAAGACTATCAGGATTAGTTAGTCCAAACAGAAAAGAAGCTTGGAGCGATGAAGAGCTTAATTTTCAATTTAATATTGGTATTCATGACTCTATTCTTTTGGACGGGAATAATGAAGACAAAGAATCCTATGTTACTCGTTATTTAAAAGCTTCTTCTGGTCTTTATCTGCCTTTTGCCTCATCTGTTTATCATAGAACTTGTCCTGATAATGATTGTCATGATTTTATTGACAAAGTTTTTATGGCCAATGTAAAAACTGGCGGAGAGGGTATTGTACTTAAAGACCCTAATGGTATTTACCGTATGGGTAAACGCGTCAATACACAAATTAAGCGTGTCCGTGAACATCTAGAAGATGTAAAAGTTGAGCAGGTTAAATACGGTATTGGCAAACGTGAAGGACAGATAGGTTCGATGTATTGTAGATCTGTTGATAATCCTGAAATTGCCTTTTGGGCAGATTTTGGTTTAAATTGGGATGACTCTAAAAGAATTGCTTTGACCAAAGAATATGAATCCGATCGCCAATCTCTTATTGGTACTATATGGACGGTTAAAGGTTTGCAGCCTAGTAGCACAGGTAAGTCAATTCGCCTGCCAAAATTGATGTATATGCGATTTGATAAGGAGTAGTTTATGACAACGTTATTTGTAGATGCTAGTGGCAGAAAACCTAAATGCTACTGGGAAGATACTTCTTGCCCAAATGGCAAATGGTATCGCATTAAGACTGGGATTAAAACTTCAGATACAATAATATCGTTACTCTATCCTATAATTGGATTTTTGTTTTGGATACTTCTAGGCGCTGAATTGTTATTTGTAATTTTAGTTACAATTATTTTTATGGCAATACATTATTGGATATTTTCTTATGGAGACATTAGGGCTTCTTTAGAAGAATCTAAAAAGATCGAGGACATATTAATAGATAATTCTCCGGTTTATATTTCTGTTTCTAAAGGTTTGAGTTGCATTTGTTTTATTATCCCAGAGAAAAAACATATGCTTTTCACGATACTTGGATATAGTGACGGAAAGCTTAATTCAGAAAGCGCAGGATGGTATACATTTAAAAACCATAAACCTCTTGAAATCACAGATAAATATTTTCAAGATCCGATCGAAGATTTGAAGTCGAAATTAAATTATCGCTGCAATTTAAGTCATATTATTAATCTTAAGAATTCTTCAAGCGATATGAAAAAGGTTCTTCGTTCAATGCAGGATATCTCGTTTTCAATTTTTGGCAAATAGGAGTTCTTATGGCTTATTCCAATTTCTTTCATATAAAAGAAAATGAAGATGGTGTTGAACTTCGTTTTCTCAAAACAATTATTGATAACATCGATTGTGTTATAAACAAAAATACTGTTGCTAGAGAGAAGTACGAAAATACCTATTGGGATAATAGACACGATGAAGTTCCTACAATTGATAAGCATTTCAATATAGAAAATAGTGATGTTCTCTATGTATCTAAAGTTGAAAGATATGACTATGAGTCCGGTTTTATAAATAACGGTTCTTTAGTTATTGTCGTATATAAGCAAGGTAAGAGTGCAGAGATTATCTATTGTGAAAAAAGATTATTTTCACCTTTAAAAGATATCGTATTAGATACCTTTTGTATATTTAAAGATGGAAAGATGATCCCATTAGACGAATCGATGTTTATTGCTGACAAACCCAACATTAAAGATGTGTATCTGAATATCGGCTATCTATATAATAGAGTCCATAAAGAAGACGTCCATAGGTATACCTGTGAAACTAGCTTGAATCAAGCCGAGGAAATATATCGTAAGATGTTTGCTGGAATTAGCAATCGTTGTATTTGAAGGAATAGTATGCTATTTATTTATGATTTTATTTCTGGCTTGGGTGAAGATGGAAGATTTGTAGAATATTATCGAGAATTTTCATCTTCTGGTTTTACATTCAATATGATTGAGCGTAGTCCCAATTGGAAGTATAGACATCTTCTCCTTAGTGAAAGAAAAGGATAGATAGGCCTGGAAGATGGTGATTTGTTTTATACAAGTGGTGCTGTAAAGGATGAGCGCTTAGAACATGAGTATATTACTATCTGCTCTATCAGCGAAAATCCAACAGTGTCGATTCTAACATTAAATTCAAATCGGCATCGGGAATACGCCGACCTTGAAGGATATTATTGTATTTTAAACAATAAGCCTGTAAAAATTAGTAACCCTGAATATCTTACACTTTATGGTATTACAAAAGACGCCGTTACTTCTTATACAAATTCAGTTCTTGCCAAATATGGCAGACATAGAAGTCGTGGAGATAAAAACAGGTTTTATGATTCAATGAAGGGCTTTTATGAAAAATATTTTGGCCCTAAGTCTAGAGAGAAGGAAACTAAATGAATCCAATTATGATTGCAGTTATTGGGCTTCTGTTATTTTTACTGGTTTGTTTTATCGTCCGCAAAAAGAAAATCGAACTGCCAGGATACGACAGAGTCGACAATAGCATAGTTATTCTCATGATTCTTGGCACATGTATTGCGTGGCTCATAACTCTTCCGGTAGAAATCGTTGTTTTTATCGGATTGATTATTACCAGAGGAAACGAAGAAGAATGAAGCTATACCGAGTACTTGCCTTTGTTTTATGTATGTTTATAATTGGTTTTGTTGCCATCTGGACTTTCAATCATACACCATATCCATTTTTAGGAATTTTAATTTCATTCATTATTCCTATATCTGTTATTAAATTTTTGGAGAATATTTCAAAATGATTAAAAAGGTTTTTATTGCCCTGTTGGCAACATTATCAATTGCCGCATGCTCTCGTGTTGAACCAAATCAGGCCGGTGTCCTTATGGAAAATTATGGTCGCAATGGCAAATCCGACTTTTCCGTTGTTTCAGGTCTGGTATGGACTGTTGCTCCCGGCACAGAATTGTATCAAGTTCCATTATGGGAACAACGTGGTAAATTTGAAGATGCTATTACATTGAAGGCATCTGATAATACAGATTTTTCCGCAACACCTGTCTATACCTTCCGTGTCACCAAGGATCGTGCTGTTGATGTTGTGTTTGACAACAAGCAACTTGGCTATGGTTCTGAGTTTATTCAATCATTGCAAGACAATATTCTTGAGCCAAAAATTCTAGACCTGATGAAAGAAGAAAGTCGAAAATATACGACAGAAGAATTGATGGCAAAAGGCGGTAGCTTGTCATTTGAACAAAAGGTTCAAGAAATTGTCAAAACAGAATTTAAAAAACGCGGTCTTGAATTGATGACATTCAGTTCGCAATTGACATTCTCTAAATCTGTCACTGAACGTATTGATAAACGCAATGAAGTTAATCAGAATATTGCTGTAATTGATCAGCAAATTGAAGAACAGAAAAAGCGTTTAGAGCTTGCTCGTCTTGAAGCGGAAACCAATAAATTGAAATCAGAAGGTATTACTGAAAAACTTTTGCAACAACAATTTATTGAAAAATGGGATGGCAAAACCCCTCTTTATGGGAACGCGCCGATCACATTAATGAAACAAATTAACTGAAAAATAAAAGCCGCCCTGTTAGATACGGGGCGGTTATTTTCTTATATAAATTAAATATCGGAGATACGTATGAAATATGAAATTCATATAACAGTAGACTTACCGTCTAAAGAAAAACTCAAAGAATTTGAAGACAAATGCAAAGAGCTCTATTGTAAGCCTTTGGTAATAGAATTGCCAAATGGAGATCATACTATTCAGCCAATGTTGTCAAAAGTGATAGATTTTGACCTTATGGAAGATATGAAAATTTATGTAAGAGGTCTAAATAATGCATTGAAAGAATCTGGTTTTAAGGTGTCTAGAAGCAAAATTGAAATTCCATTATTCGAATTCAATGCTTTGAGAGAAGATTATCCTTTATTCAAACATAAATATTTTGAATATCATACCAAAGTAAGATTCAATAATATTGATATGAAAGAACTTGAAGATTACTGCAAAAGCAAAGATTCGCATTTGTCTAGAAACTCTTTAAGAGGCGAAGAGAATACTAGGTTTATAACCATTAGAAGCTATTCTGATATGGATGATTTTCTAAATAAAACGGAATCTTTAATTAAAGATATGCCTGCCAAATTTAAAATTATTAAACACCAGTACGAATGTTGTATCTTTGATAATAACATAGACTTAGATAAGGGATGGATTTAATATGCCTAAGCTTACAATTACAGTTGGTGTTTCTGCTTCTGGTAAAACAACCTGGGTAGAAAGCTTAGATGAAGTAGAATTTTTTAATACAGTAAACATCAATAAAGACGATATTAGATTTAATATCATTAAGCCTGGTGCAAATTGGAAGACATATAATCCGAAAGGTAATGAAACAAAAGTCATTCAGTTCCAAGTTGCACTTGCTAAATCTGCAGTCTCGTCTAGAGAAAATATTGTTATCTCTGATACAAATCTTAATCCAAATACTCGTAACTTTTGGAAAAATTTTGCTCGTGATAATAGATATGATTTTGAAATTAAAGAATTTCCAATCTCTTTAGAAGATGCGATCAAAAGAGACGCAGATAGGGAGAATAGTGTAGGCGAAGAGGCCATTAGAAAACAATACCAATTGTGGCGCTATTATTTAAAATCAAAAGAATCCGGAGAGGAGTAATATGGGTGGCAATCTATTTGAAACAGAAAGAATGAGCAGAGAGGAATATGAAGAGGCCTGTTTGTCTATCTCTACAGCTCTTGCACCAATGAATTATGCTTTTACGAAATCCTTCTTAGATAAGAACAGTTTTGGTGATATTGATATTCTTGTCAGCTGTACAAATTTTGCCAAAGAGCTTCTCTACAAGCACGGCCTTGTATTGGAAATAAATGGCACTTCCGTATTGATTCAGCACAAAGGCAAACAAATTCAAGTTGATTTAATAGAAACCAACAATATGCCGTACGCTTTGAATTACTATTCCTATGGTATGTTCTGTCCAATTATTGGAAAAATATTTAAATCTCAAGGATTTAAGTTGAATCCGAATGGACTGTACTATATGTACAATAGCAATGAAGTTTTTGTTACTAACAATTGGCATAAAATTCTAGGCGTAATTGGTATATACAAACACGAATTTACAAGAGAAGAAGAGGCATTTGCAGCTATATCTAAATCGCCGTTCTTTGTTAAAAAGATTTTTACTGATATTCCTGAAAAGAAACTTGCTAGAGCGATGAAGCATCCTATGTATTGCAGATTTCTGGAATACATCAAAGATGTTAAAGATATTGGCATTACTTCGGATATTCTAATTCATTTCTTTGAAGATAGAGATTTTATTCGCCGATTACAATGCGAGGACATCACTATTAAATCTAATGCGTGTCTAAGTGCATTGGTAAAAACTCATTATTCCTATGAGGACTTTAAGAGTAAATGTCCGGATTTGAATCCAAGAGAAATTGCCCATGAGTATAATCTTCTTAAGGGATATTTAAGAACCACAATTATGTCCTATTTTAACGATAGAAGTTCTCAGATCCAAAGACCTTTAAGCGATAAGGCTGAGCTTGATATGCATATCTGCTATTTCGGGCATAAAGTTGATGGCATTGATTTTAAATATCTTCCAATGGAAGGTCTGAGAGAGTATCGAGGCATTCAGCAATGTCGAGTCTATCAAGAGCGATATATGAACCAAAAAGAAAAGGATAGCTAAATGAAACAATATTTAGATTTGGTTAAGGATGTCTTTGAAGATGGAACACCTAAACCGAACCGAACAGAAATCCCTACACCATACACCGTATTTGGCCGTCAGATTCGATTTGATTTATCGGAAGGGCTACCTGTTTTAACCACCAAGAAGATGGCTATTAAAGCTTGTGTGGCTGAGCTGCTATGGTTTATTAGTGGGAGCCCAAATGAGCGCGAATTAGCAGAAATTCAATACGGTAAATCCCGTGAAGAGTTAAAAGACAAGCGAACGATTTGGTCCGATAATTATGAAGCCTGGACTGGTAAAAAAGTTAGCGAAGTTCCTTACGCAAATCTTGGATGCGTGTATGGAACACAATGGCGAGATTTTATCGTAGAAGGATACTATGGATATGTAGACGGATTTGATCAGCTGGAATGGTTAATTAATGAGCTTAAATCGAATCCAAATAGCCGTAAATTAATTATGCTGTCTTATAGCCCTGCTCAAATTAGTCACGCAGCATTAACTGCTTGTCATACGCAAGTTCAATTCCAAGTTCAAAATGGTAAACTAAATTGTATGTGGACACAAGCAAGTGTTGACCTGTTTTTAGGTCTTCCATTTAATATTATGTCTTATGCTATTCTTACCCATATGCTTGCTAAAGAAGTAGGCCTAGAGGTTGGTGAACTTATTGGCTCATTGGGTGATGTTCATATTTATGAGAATGCTGTTGACAATTTAAAAGAACAATTGTCACGCGAACCATTGCCATTGCCTAAATTATGGCTAAATCCAGAAAAAGACATTTTCCATTATACTGTTGATGATGTAAAACTGATTGACTATCAAAGTCATGGTCCACTTAAAGCTAAAATGGCGGTCTAATATGGATATTAGACAATTTGCATATTCAAAGGGGCTTTCCACTAAAGATATATCCGATGGATACCATACCTTTGGAGAGCTTTATGAACATAGAAGAATACTCTTCTCGATTATATGTCACAACAACAGAGATTTGGCCTGGAAGTCGTGGAAGCACAGCGATGGTACAATGTTTGAAGAATCATTTATTGTAGGCATAAATACACCCGAAGGTCAATATACTTATCATTATAATTCTAAGTATTGGTATGAATTTAATGTAAAAGAATTACCAAATGCACCAGAATATGATGGACATAAACCAGAGGACATTAAAAGACTTTTGTCCTTACCTTTAATTCAAAAGGAAACAAAATGAAAAGCTTGATTTCAAAACGTAAAGAAAAACCTGTATCTGTTAAAAGTATTTCTACTAAGAATCTCAAAGAAATGCTTCCAAAATTGGATGTTAAATATCGTATCAAAGCCGAAAAAGAACTACGTTTCCGCGGCGAAGATATTTAAAACAATTTAAGTGCGGTTTAATTCCGCTTAATACTTGTATTAAATTAAAACCGGCATATGTTTTACATGTGTCGGTTCTTTTTTATTTTAATAATAATAATAAGGGCAAATTAATGTCTTCTAAATACGACTTTGAAAAATTACTAACAGTTGCGACAACCGAAGCGCAACGTGAAAAACTTAAAGCAATTATTGAAACTGGTAGCGTTCGAAAAGCTGCCAAAAAATTAGGTGTCTCAACAGGCACAATTGGAAATGTATTGACCTTTTTGAGTGGGCGACTTGCAAATGGTGTCGTAAGTCAGCAAAGTGATATTAAAAAGGATACTGTAACTGACACTACTGCAGTTCTCACTCTTCCTATTTCTAATGCAGAATCAGGCATTGTTGAAGAGCCTGTTAAAATTTCTCCTGCTGATAGTACATCAACCTTATATGATGCTAAAGGTAATGTTAAATTACAATGGGTGAAAAAAGATGGCAAGGCAAATCCTATTGCAGAAACTATTTATCGTGCAATGGAATCATTTAAAGATATCATTCAGCCTGCGCCATTTAATCTTGTCCCTAGAGCGATTAGCGGAGAGGGCTTGTTAGCACAATACACGATCACAGATTATCATTTGGGCATGTTTGCATCTAAAGACGAATCTGGTGAAGAGTGGTCTACAAAAATTGCTACAGAAAAAATCTACAAAGTGATTGACTCTATGGTAGAGGCAACTCCCCATACTGAACATGCTATTGTTAATATTCTTGGTGACTTCCTGCATAGTGATTCTCAGCTTGCCGTTACTCCTGCGTCACGACATATTCTTGATCAGGATTCTCGCTATTCTGATTTAATTTCTATTGCAGTTAGAATCATTGCATATTTTGTACAACGTGCCCGAACCAAAGCAACTAATGTTACACTGTTGATTGCCCAAGGCAACCATGACCCTATTGGATCTTTATGGCTGCAAGAGTTGTTCTCATATTATTTTGAGAATGATCCTAATATAGCAGTAATTAAAAGCTCTTATCCGTTCTATGCAATTGAATTCGGTAAAACTATGCTTGCTTATCATCATGGCGATAAAGTTCAGTTTGCCAAAATGGCCGGAGTAATTCCATCATTGTTCCCTGAAATTTGGGGACGAACCAAATATCGATATGCACATATGGGCGATAAGCATCATCGTCGTGTAGTTGAAAGTCTTGGAATTATTGTTGAGCAACATCAAACATTAATCCCTAATGATGCTTACAGTAGCTCTCATGGTTGGACATCAGAGTCTGGTACAAACGTAATTATTTATTCCAGAGAAACTGGTGAATTAAGTAGAATGACTTTTAGATAAGGCAGACAAACATGGATGTACTAACAACTCCTGAAGTCTATTGCTATGATGCCAAAGAAGTTCCACCTCCAAAAAACAAAGTGGTATGGGTTGTAAGCAAATTTGGAGTTGGCCGAAAAGACGTGTTCTGTGAAGGATTTGATGTCGCCTGGTATCCACTCCCAAAAGTTCCATTGAGTGCAAAAATGCGTGGACTTGAAATGAGATAATATGCAATATTAATTGCAGGGCAAAATAAAGAACTACATCTTTTGTAGCATACCCATTATATATTTTGCCCATCTTTAATTATCTTTTATTGGAAAGGGTAATATGAAAAACAAAAGAAAAGATTGGATTAAAGCCGATTTACATGGACTGGATGTTCATTGCAAAAATAAAATTCTTTATGGTAGCCTTGATACTTTTTTAAAAAAATGTTTGAAAATAAAAGGTTTAAGCTTTCACTCTATAAAGTATGATCATATTTATCCGGATTCAATTAAAGTTAAAAAAGCTGGATATAGATTTGAAATACATTTGCCATATAATTTAAATGGCAAACTATTAGATAGCTTTGTTTTAGCTCGTATGGGTAAAAGAGTTAAATTTGAACTTGATAACTACAATGGAAGAGATCCTGCATCTGGTTATATAATCAATACTTCTGATCAAGCGTGTATTTCTAAGCTTGTATTAAATTATTTTATTATAACAAAATTGTATGGCCTTTTAAAAGAAAATAAAGTTAACGAGGCCTTTGACTTCTTTATGGATGTATTCGATGAATGTTACTATGGAAGTCAATTTGGATTGATGGGATTGTAAAAACAATGAAGTTGTTGAATCTTAAAAATGGAAATAATTTAACCACACTTTATTTTAAAGATCAAAAAGTATTCAAGGTTAAATCTCTTCTTTGGAATAATCAACTTGAACTTGGTGAACCCGAATCTTTTCATATAGATTCGGATATACCAGAGATGATGGTTCCTTCGTTTCCAGTTACGGTAAGCTTGATTGGAATTAAAAACAATTCCGAAGTTATCCTTAGATCTGTTAAATGCTATATTACTGTATCCGAGAATGGATCTGTAAATACCAATATGCTAATGGCCGCTATTGATGATATTACAAATCTAATTCAGAATATTTTAATCTATGCCCATATGTCTGGGATTAGAGTCAATAAAGAATCTTATTTTATAAATTTTGATTCGCCGGTTGATTTATCTAATTGGATGCAGTATAGAATTGGTTAAGGGCAAATATGAGTTATATTATTATTTTTATAGCTATTGCTTATATTCTTTATAAAGTATACCAAATGGCGATGCTTCATGACGCCAGATTTGCAGTTGTTGATGAAAGTAAAATCAGAAATATGATTGCAGATTTGCGTGCTAATATTGGTAAAGAAGATTTTGAAAATAGAACAAAAGTCTTCTTAAATGAACTGGAAGCTTCGATGCTCACTCACGAAGAGAGTGTGAAGCTAATGGTAAAAGAGAAGTAATTCTCTTATTATCAGTCTGGTGACTAGGGATCAAACTAATGGCTTTGCGCCTTAGAGGGTCTGTGTATTAGGCTGACGATAGGGTTAAGGCTCTTGTATATTTAATGGCCCCTGCTGGGAGCTAGGGTGTCGGATGTGTTCTTTGTATCACAAATGATGACACCGCCTTTATCGGCAAATTCCCGAGGCTTAAAAATGGAAATTCACGATTACAACTTTGAACTCTTTTTTAATAAGAGTCCTAACATATATCTAGAATATGGATATATAAAACGTTGTTCTGAGTTTGTATTATGCGAACTTGGAATGCAATGTGTAGGCTATTCTGATTACATTTTTGGAAACAGAACTATGTCTACCGGGGTCTTTTTGTTAAGTACAAGTCATTGGGCTTGGCATACTTTCCCTGAAAACAATAAAGTATCAATCTCTTTTAGTACATGTAAAGAGGAATTAAATATTAAAGACTTTGAAAAGCTCTTGAAAAAAGCGTTCGATTGTTCTTTCGTATCATTTAAATAATGCCTTGTTTCTACAACTATAATAATAAAAGAAACAAAATGAAAAAACAAACTACACCTAAAAGAAAATCCGTATTGGTTGTTTCAATGTTAAACGATCAAACTACCAATCCTTCAAATCCAAAAGCAATAGCTAATGCGAATAAAAGCTTAGAAAAATTGCAAACTTCTTTTGCTTCAGGTAATATTAAACATGATGCAGTTATCACTGTTGATTATTCCGGTAGCAAAAATAGTAAATGGAGCAGTGGCAATTTGATTCCTAATAGTAAGGTTATTAAAGTCGAACTTCAATCTGACAATTGGTTTGGCAAAGAAAATCTTATGTATATTCCTAGCTCAAATGGCGATGATGGAATTCATCAGTATTTTAATAATATTGATTTCATTTTACCGCCGCATGAATATGATTTGACATTTGCCGGTATTGATTTCTTTGGCACAATGAGTTCTTCAATGAAAGAGCTTGCAAATCGTGGATATCGAATTCGATATTATTCTGATTGCTCACATTTCTATGGACGCAATTGCAAAGAGGAATTAGCCAAACTGAATATTTATCGTCATTTCACTTCTTTTAAAAAGGATGGTAAATAATGGATATTCAAGTTACCCTATGGGAAAATTCTTCTAACGGCTCTACACTGGCTCGTGGTTTTGTTAAAATCGAAGGATTTGTCCAAATCAATATTTCTATTTATTCTGGTCGAAATGGCCCATTTGTTGCGTTCCCTTCTTATAAAAAACAAGATGGAACATGGCAAGAAACCGCTGGCCCTGTAAGCAAAGAATCTAGAGAAGCAATTACTGCTGCTGTATTGAATGCTTATAACAGAACTTCTTCTGGAAATAATGGAAATAGATACAATGTTCAGGTGCCGCCCGAAGTTCAATATCAAGGACAGGCTGCAACCAGAAGAGTTGAAACAGAAACTCCTATTAGTGATATTCCTTTTTAAGGTGAAATATGTCTAATTATAATGTAGCAGAACAACCCTTGGAATATGCTATTTACAAATCCAAGGCGGCGCTTCGTATGCGCTTGGTTAACCCTCGTATTAATAACTCTTCAGGAAAAGATATTCTGAATAAAGGATTTATTTATTTGGAAATTGCTCCAGTTAAAGAAGGTTCTGGAAATCAAAAACAATACGAATGGGAAAATAAGAAAATCGGCGTAAAACTTGGAATGCCTGACTTGTCTCAGATTGTTTATTCCATGAAGCGCGGACAAGAGGCCGAAATGTTTCATGAATTTGATGGCTCTACAAAAGTTATTAAACTTACTAGAGCAACTGAAGGTAAATCGCCTTACTTCATTTCGGTGGCTCAAAACAATGGCGGTGTAAAATCCCAATTTTCAATTCCTGTAAGTGGCCAAGAGGCCGAAGTGATTTTAAATTTGGTATCTTATGCTATTCGTAAAATCCTAAATTGGTAAAATATTATGGCTCAAATTCAAATCGTAATTGCAGGTGAAACCACTACTGCTGAACAAATTGCTGAAGCCTTGTCTTCTGCACTTCAAGGTCGTGTACCTACTGGCATTCCTGCACAATCTGGTCCTCTTTCTGTTGACCAATTAAATGCCGCATTGTTGGTTGAATCTCGAGAACTGGACGCCGAAGAAGTTATGCGTCAACTCGATGGTGATACCGAAATGCACCCTGATGACCTAACCGCATTTGTATCCGGCATTGATAACCGTTTGGTTTTCGAATCTTTGGAAAAATTCCAACAATATGCCCGAACAAATCTCGTTGACGGTGACAGTCTCGTCATTTCCGATGTTAGCGGTCAAGTTGTAGCAACTTATCGTCGCTAATCTTTTAAACCTTACTATAGAAAGAAAATACTATGTCTCAAATTCGTGGATATATTTACAACGGTGAAACTAAAACTCTGCCAAATGGCAGCACTACAACTGTTGAAAACATGTTGACCGCCCTGAAAACTAAATTCGTTGCTCTGCGCACTGAAGGCTCTTTCGATCACAGCGTAAATGCCGATGGCTACCTGGTGATTACAAACCGTACCGGTTCTAAAGCTTAAGTAAAGCTTTAAAAATACAATTTGATTTTTTATTAAACGCTTGATTGCGTAATGTGGGTCAATGGGGCCCAAATAATTATAGGACTCCGTACTATGCATGTATATGCAGCGGAGTCCATTTCTTTTCGCCATGATTGGCTATTCTTGTATTTTATTGGAGAGAAATATGTCTTATGTTGATGATGACTTTTTAGCCATTCTTGGTAATGTGGAAAACACAGCCAAAGAGGCGGAAGAGGAAATTAAAGCAGCAGGCGAAATGAGCGAAGATGTTATTCTAAACCTTCGTAATATTTTCGAACAAGGCGAAGATATAGGTATTGATATTGAAGACCTAAAAGTTATTATGGAAGCTCGATCAACTGTTCATATTAAACCAGAAATTATCGAGCGCATTTTTAGAAACTTCAAACCCGAATTCTGGATGAAATCTTCTGTAACAATCGATACCGCTCTTGATGTTCTTAATAATGCCCAAAGTATTCAAGACGAATATTTTTAAATAAAGGAATGAGAATGCGAAATGATAATGAACAGGCTATTCTCAGACTACTTTTTGCAAAAATTGCAAATGAATTAAATATAAAATATAAAATTCCTAAGAATATTTTACCTCATCATTTTAACGTATTCTTTAAGAACTTGCGTTTTGATCATTTTAGTATAGAGTCCGATGTATCTAATAATCATTGGATTTATATAAGTGCTGTAGTTGATTTTAAAAAAACAATCAGAGAGCTCATAGCCGATTATAGTTTAGAATCTTCTATTTCTCCGCTGTCTTATGAACAGAGACTTATTCATATTGAAGAGGATGAAACTTATGTCAAGATGCATGTAAGGAATGAAGGCATAACCCTGGGAATATATGACGAAAATATAAACCTATTGGAGATTTTAAAGAGAAATGTTATGGGTACATATGATGGAGCTTATGGCATAGATGGTCTATTCATTCAAGGCAATTCTTTATTTGTGCATAAATCATTGATTGATAAAATTAATGTTTTCTGCTGTCGTGATAGTGCTATGAGCTATAGCATTTCGAATCTTTTAAGTGGTGAAACTTTCAAAAATTTAACTAAGAATGGTCATTAATTTTGGTAGGGTTAAAATGGATAAAGATAAAATATATCAAAGGATTATGCTATTAAAAATAATCCAAAGTTCTGGATTTAAAACGCCTTACGAAATGGACCTTAATCTAGTAGGCAATGTTCTACTTGGCAAATATTATAAAATTTTTATGCCACCTGAAAGTAATCCTGATAGAGTACTTATTACCGGCACAATAAGGATTGACCCAGAGTCAGTTTCAAAACTGTTTAGTATGAGGTTAACTACATTCCTTATGTTTTTTAAAAGAGGGAATGATCTTCATTTGGTTCATATTGGCGGAAGCTATATAAATTCATCGTCTCGTCAAATGATGAATAAAATTAATGCCGAAAGGATTTATTATTATCCTGTTCAAGGAAACGATAAACAATTTGAATTTAGAGATTTTGAAAGTATAGACAATATCTATTATCATCCTACCGTCTCAATTGAGAAAAATCGCCTATCTTTTAATAGTGTCTTGGAGGCATTTCAATTAAAATATGCGAATCTACATAGATTATTGTTTGAGTGCCGCGATGACTAATATTGATCTTAATAACCCTTTACATAAATTGATTGTATCTAAGATTTTATTAGACGCAGATTATTCTGGAAATATTGAAGATTTTAATATCTTGTTGCCCAATATGTTCGATATTCGCAGGACAAAGAGCGCGTCTATATTTTTGGAATTTCTTATACCAGTTCGTATGGATATTGAAAAAATACTAAACGAAATCGGTAAGCCTTTAATAAGTCATATAATTGGTTATAATTTGTATCAGGGTTTTTATGGCTATTATATAAATCTTAGTCCCTATATTTATTATGAGTATCATGACGATTTCTCTTATATGCGAAGATTAAACTTTGGAGATAGGGATGATGCATGCACTTTAAATAATTTTAGGGGAATTAAATTTTATATATATAAGCTTATTAGATTTGACATGAATCCAACTTATGATATGTTTGATCATATATTATGTAAATTAAGGGATTCAGTCTCTGAATTTAATATGATGCATGACTCTGTATATAACTCTATATCTTACAAACTAAATCGTGCAGCAAAAGAGAATGCAAGTACATTAAGGAATGTTCGCACCATAGACAGGGGTTATTACTCTTTTGAATGTGATTACTCTCGTTTTGTAATTGATTAAAATAAATTTTATTTCGAAGGAATAAAAGATGCAAGGAAAAATTAATATTGAGGTTTTAAATAAGGATAAAGCTGTTATTCATATCCAAGACCTGCAAGGTAAATGTACCTCAAAAATGGTTACTACAAAAGCTGCTGCTGCTGCTTTGGCCGGCCCAAATGGCGAGAATAAAGATTCAGGTCTGATTCCGCAAAATATTTTAAGAATTTGGGAAAATTCTGAGTACAAGGGCTTTTTGATTTACCAGCCTTCTAGAATGTTTACAATTAAATATAATGGCCTTCCGGATGTGGTAGTAAAACTGCCCGGCATTGTAATGAAAGCCGTAGTTAATTCTAGAGGCAATTTTATCCGTGAAAAAAGCTCTATCTTTATTTGCAATGGCGATGAAATCAAACCGGATACAAAACTATGGTATCTCAGAATGAATAATTATAGTGCTTCTTATGGAATTTGCTGGGGCGAAAATGAAAGAACCGTTAATTCTATTTTGAAGAGTGGAAACTTGTTTGATATTGAGCAATTGCCACAATTGTTCTTTGGTTCAACATTTAATACAGATTTGGACAATACATATTCATTCAGAAATTCCACTGCTGAAGAAATCAGTTCTAAAGTTAACGGCCGTTTTCGAAATCTTACTTGCAAATTCTTTGCAATGAAGGCTGTAGGAAACGAAGACTATAACTTAGAGCGCGAACTGATGCATGATTATGATGCAATTCTCAGCGGCATTATGATGTAAGTATACGATTAATTAAAGGAAAACATTATGAGTTTGAGCATTGAAGACTTGATGGGCGAAATGGATTTTCGCTTACCTCAAATTGTACAAAATAAAGAAGATGCCGAGGATGGAGATTCCATAGTCGCGGAAGACGGTATTTATAAACTTGTCCGTTCTGTTATTGGCGATTTCTGGATTAAAGCAGAAAGCTTTAAAACTAAGATGATCGGCATGCCAAAAATGTCTGAAAGCTTTATTCAGTCTACAGACATTCCAAAAATTCCCGGCAAATTATTTTATGGAATTATTCGTTTCTATCGTAAGATTTATGAAACCAATAAGAATGAAGTGATGGCGCAAATTTGGTGGGATAAAGAGGCCCAAGAATTTCTTGTTGAAGTTCCAGAACAAGAAGTTGCTGGTGCGTCTATTACTTATCAAAGAACTGGCGGTTGGTATGATGACCCTAATAAAGTGTTGGTATTGACATCTCACTCACATCATACAATGGGTGCATTCTATTCAGCCACAGACAACTCAGATGAAAAAGGTAAACATGGTATTTATTCATTTGTATTTGGCAATTTGGTAAATAAACCTGATAATACCTTTACATATAAAACTGTTCAACGAGCATGTTGTGCTGATGCACTAATTCCATTACAATTGCAGGATATCTTTGATTTTTCTGAAGAAAATCAATTCGGTTTTGATGTTCCGGAAGAAGATTATTTAAAAGTCAAAGAGAAAGTTTATAACTATGGAGCTTATGCTAATTATGGTAAATCCAAATCGAAAGGGTATCCCTATACAGGCTACCAATCAGCCCCATCAAACGTCTCCAAAGTCCAAACTCGAGACTACGGGGCGTACCCCTATAACTATGATTACTACGGAGACATTGGGGATTATCCTTACGACGGTTACGATACTCATTGGAATAGTGCTACTCGTGATACAAATGCTAAAATTGTAACTGGTAATGATATACAGGATGAATGGATTCTTGGTTATGAAGCGGATGAAGATAAGACGAAGTATAAATGGATCTCTTCGATTCTTCGTAGCTTTTATAAACCTAACGATACTCTTCTGTATAGCGATGAAGAGTTTAAAGAAATTGAAGCAGCTGCCTCTGATTTTATCAATGCGATAGAGTTGCCAGATGATCACCCATACCATGTATTCTCAGTTGGCCTTCAAACTTTTATGTCGAGCCTGGTTGATTCAATTTCGGACGTTCATTCCGGTCCTAGAAGTACTGTTGAAAAAATCACCGATCCTTCAAAAGCTCTATGCGTTGCAATTGCTTCTTCTGTTTTTGCTGTAGAAGATTCGCTTTTTGTGACCAGCAATCGTTTGTCTGAAGAACTGGATGCTTCTGGTGTGAAATGTTTATGTCTGCCCGAACGCATCAGTGCTTATTTGGAAAAATTTTAAAGGAAATATTTATGAAAAAAGTTACAATTGGTAGAAAAAATATTGAATTCTTTTCAACAGAAGAAGAAGTCAATAATCATCAAAAAGCGGTCGAAGAGTATGAAGTAGAAGCTTTGATGAAAAAACTTTCTGGCCAAGAATCAAATAAGCGTCATGTTCCTTTAGGTAAAATTGTAGTAGTTGGTTGCGGCGGAACTGGCTCTTGGCTGATTCCAAAACTTGCAAAAACGATTAACGACATGAAGCGTAAAAACTTGCTTGCTAATGATTTTTCATTGGTACTTGTGGATGGTGACACGGTCGAATCTAAAAACCTGATTCGGCAGAACTTTGTCGAGTCAGATATTGGTAGAAATAAAGCCGAAGTTATGGCTGTTCGTTATGGTGCAACACTTAAGGATGTTAGTGTTCAATACATTGACAAGTATCTGACAGAAAAAAGTAATTATGATGCAAATCATTTTAGCCATATTAATACTTTGGGTGATATGGTCTGCTATTCTGAATTTGTAGTGGTCTTCAATCTCGTTGACAATCAAAACGCCAGACGTGCAGTTCACTCTCTGTCACTTACCGGCTGGATTGTAGATATTGGAAATGAATTGGCCCACGGTCAATTGTTTGCCACTCCGTATGGTGCCACACCAAGCGACTACGCAAAATTAAGATTTTTTACCATGTCTCCAGAAACATTAACTGAAGACGAAGAAGTAAAAATCTATTCTTGCGCGGAAGCAGATACAGATGTCGAGCTGGAAGAACAATTCCTGGTTGCGAATGATACAGCGGCACTGGTCGGTCATAATTGGTTATGTGCACTTATGAGTCGTCCAGATGTAATTTCTGCAAGAATTAATTTTACATGTTTGCCCACTACAACTGTAGAAACAGTTTTAAAAACAGTGTGTAATTAATATATGGTCGGCATTTAATATGTCGACCGTTCTTTACTTTTAAGAAAGTTTAATGATGAAAGAACAAATCTGTTTGGAATTTTTAATTCCGGTTATGTCATTGACCCGATCCTTTTTAGATGTAATTGGAAAAATTGAGAATGGGGAATCCACTATTAATCCGGAATTCCCTGGAAAGCTATTCAATAAGACACCTAAAGAAGATGTGCTAAATGCAATATCTACTCTTGCTAATTATGAAAATATATTCTCAATTGACTTTAATGATTATTCAAGAATGGTAAAAACTTTATCAGATTTTGTAGGAAATTGTAATAATACCATTCTTTTCAGAAATTTCGTAACTGATAAGGGTCGCAATGTTTGCTATATCAATAAGCAATTAGATGAAAAAGAAGTCGACTCTATTAAGAGCACTCACTTTATTGCCAGGAAGATTTTGCGCAAACTTACGCCTAATTTGGGAATGCTTAAAAGCTACTCTCATACCGATTATTATAATAGACTTAAGCCTGATGATATTGTTATCAAATCTGATATTTCGGCATTCTTTCGTTCTGTTAAATTTGAAAATGTAATGAAGTATCTTCCTAAAACATTTTTTATTAAAAATTTATTTTTATATAGCAAATGTAAAATTGAAGATAATGGAGTTGAAAAATTTGAAAGAATTGAAATTGCATTCTGGGCATTTATCAGCTGCCTGTTTCATAATGGAATTATTCCTACTGGAGCCCAATATTCTAATGATTTAGCTAAGTGCTATTTATATAATCTCATTTTCCATGAGTTTAATAAAAGTCTTCTGAACTCTGGTCGCGGACAAATTCATGTTTATGTTGACGACATTCTTGTTATCGGTAATGAGAATAATGCCAAAGAAATTTATTCCGAATTTGAAAAGGCTATAAATAAAGGCGGGCTGTATTTAAATTATAAGAAGACTCAATATTTTTATCCTAAAGATGGAAATTTGGAATATTCCGCTTTAGGAATAAATAAGAAAAAAGATAATACTGTTGGTGTGATCACTAAAGTAAACTCAAAAGCCCGTAAGAAATGTTTGGATATTATTAAAGAGCGCCGCGATTATAACGAATCGGAAAAAGGTATCATAAATTATGCATTGTATATGAGACATGGAGCTAAAAAGATTTTTAATCCAGATATAATTATGCATTCTTATTTTGATGACAAATCCAAATTGTGGGATAAATTAGTAGCAGGCGATTTAAATTTAAAAATCAATCGAGATATTTTTAATCCAGAGGGTTTGAAGTATAAAGATATTTGTATTATGGCAAAAAATCCTAATCCTAAATCTTTATACGAGACTAATAATAATTTAATTAGTATCAATACAGGATGCGTAGTAGAATTTGTAAAAATGTTTATCTCTGATAATCCATTTGGATACTCTTTTGGAGGTATTGATTATTTTGTATGCGACGATGAAGAATATTTGATTGTTGCTTTCAATAAAATGCATGGGGATGAAATAAAAAAATATAACGCATGTCCATTGTCTTTTAAAAAAGGCTTTTTAAGTTCCCTTTATTTAGAAGAAAACGATACTGAATAAACGATATAAAGAGATCAGTAATTTAAGGATAATAATATGCATAATATGATTTATGTAGTAAGCAAACGTGTAACTTCTCAAGAGTCCGAAGCGATTAAACGTATCTTTTCTTTAGCAAAGATTAGTCCGGAGTTTATACGTATTATTGATGTAGAATCTGAAGACTTAAATGTTTCTGGAAAATCTATTTTCCTATGTTTTAATGAGACATCTGGAAAAGTAACTATGCCGTTATCAAAAGAGCGCGGTTATCCGGGATATGCGTTTCTTAAAGATTTTACTGACGACGTACAAAAGGTTGCAGTATGTATCTTATCTGAACCTATTTCTCACTATGCCTTGCCGCATTGCCTCACTTCTGATAAAGCTATGCTCTGGAGCTGTGTTCAAAAAATTGCAGCGAAATTTTCAGAATGGTATCCTAGCCTTGTTCAGCATAACCAGTCTCAACAGCAGACTGAAGAAATAAAGCAGCCAGAAATTAAACAGGAAGTTGCGAAAGAAGTTGTTCATGAAGTGCCTCAGAATGCACAGGAAGCGCCTGTGAATACTGAACTTGATAAACCATATGTACGATCCGATGATGCCCCTACAGCGTTCTCTGTGGCCCAGGAAACGGCAGATGGAAATGAAGTTTCATTTGAAGTCGAAGAAATGATCGACCGCATGGTTGATTCTATGAAACTAAGCGATCCTGGTCTTGGCAAATCTTTAAAATTAATGGAGGCCGTTGTCTTAGAATCTAGCAATGGCCAACGTATCACTGTTTATCCAGGTAATATTGTAAAAGATTCCAGCGAAGGCGTTCATATATCATTTAAAGATGTGTGCTCATTAGTCAAATTGGCATTGATGTCAGAATCTAAAACTATTCGTTTTATTTTAAGAAGAGAGTAATTTATGAAATATAAAAATGTCGAAGAAACAGCAGAAAATGATGTTCTTATAACTAGTGGTCCGATTTATTCAGAAGAAAATAAGAGCCCTGAAAAGCAGGAGCCTAATCCATCATATATGCATGTATCTAAAAGTACAAACAACGAAGATAAATTCAATGGCAAAATGATTGTAATTAAAGAGACCAATGGATCTCTATCTTTTTCAATTGATGACGATTGGGCTGCCTACGAAGCTATAGGAGCATTAGAAATGGTTAAACAAACTGTTTTAAATAAGGTAAATCCACAAGCTCCTAGCATTATGGACCGAATCTTAATGAATTCTGGTATCAATTAACATCATGCCTCATCTTATAGTGTGAGGCTATTATATAGGTCTATTATTTATGGTTCCCTTTCTTCTAAGGCGTTTGAGCCTATCATTGATGTCACAAATATCCGGAAGAGAGTTCGTTTTTAGTTGTAAAAATTACTCTTGGGAATTTTTGCTTGAAATCTACGAATTTCTTGAGCTTAGCAAATTAAATTTAAATGTAGATTCTCTTTCCTTTTATCATGGATGTTCTTATATAGTATTTCCTATTCCACGTTTCAATATAAATAGATACCTTTTCAATAAGGTTGACGAACCTTCAAATGTAATGAAGGCATATTATTCCCTGTATCTATGGATGAAAGAGAATAATATGGATTATGAAAGATGGAATAATGTAAATTTTGCTTTAATAAAAAGGATTGACTATATTCATGTCGATCGTACTATGAACTATGATAAAGTAAATTGGAAAGATCAACCATATTGTAATAAGACGCTAAAATCACATTTAGTTGTTCCAATTTCATTGTTTATGAATAGATATTTTCTTGAGCTTATTTATTTGTTTTACAAAAATCTTTATATTCAATCTCAAGAAGAGAAAGACCTTGGTTATATATCCTCATTTAACTATACTGAAAATTAATTGAAACAGAAAGATATTAATATGTATTTTTTAGAAAACGAAGTGCTTTTGCGTGCAGCAATTTCAAATATTGCTGAATTGCGTGGAACCAAAGTGAAATTTAAAGGATTTACTATGGACAGTTATCGTAGATCCTTGAATACACATTTTAGAAAACTTCTCGGCTCAAATTATAGCATGTCGTTTAACTCTGACTCTATTAGGATCCGTATACCTGGGATTGATCTTTTTGATAAAAATCCTATTGATGATAACACAAAAAGGGTTACAGATTTAATCCAGGCGCCATATGTATCTGGTAAGATGGGTACTAGACTTCATCCTTTCTTTGCCTATAATGCAAGCGAAAGAATTCAAGACTTATTTACTCTTCGCAACTATATGGCTCAAAATGAATATTTATTCCATTGTGCTACGACAATTGATAGTTATATTTTTAATTCTAGTGCCACTAATGTAACTTATCAAATAGGTGAAGTTGATCCTAATACAGATATGGCAGAAGAAAAGCGCCGATATCATAAGTTTGTAAGAGACCTTGCATTTGAGTATCCGGCTTGTGAAATGCATAGCTATTCGAGTGTTCCCGAGTTAAATAATAACTCCGTATATATTTATCATTATAGAGAAAATATGTTCTTGGTTAATCTTGGTTCTACTGCATTTGACCCTGATAGATCTACTGGATTGATCACAGTCTCTATTCCGGTCCAAGCACTTCTTGATAGAGAATTTTTAACCCTTCTTGCTAAAGCTTGTGGAAGCTTTGACAATAATGATGATTAATTATGAGTGTTTATTTTTGCGGAATCGACCTATCTGTTACTAATACAGGATTGGCCGTTGTTGAGTATCTAGGTGACAGTAAGTTTAGCTTAATTGATATAAAATCAATTGCTCCGAACCCTAGGACAAAAGGTTTTAATAAAAAATTAGAATCTTTAGAATGCTTTATTTTCGCAACGGAGTCTTTTAGTTCAATTAAAGACTCCAAATTTTTTGTATTAGAAAATTACAGTTTTGGTTCTCCAGGTCGTCTTACTGATCTTGCAGAATTAGCAGGATTATATAAAGGGCACATTATACGTGGCCTAGGTAAAAGTTATGACGTAATTGCACCACAAACAGTTAAAAAAATAATTACAGGCTCTGGAAGAGCGGATAAAAGTGAAGTTCAAAAGTCATTGAAAAATTTTGTCATAAATATTGATAAATTTGAATTCAATAATTACGATGAATCTGACGCTGTTGCAGTTGCTGTATCTTATGGTTTGCAAATGGAAGAAATACAAAATGGAAATAAAGAAGATAAAAAGAATACTAGCAAAGCTAAACGAAGTAGTAGAAGAGGAGAGTCCGACTAATGCCGAGTTTATTTTATCTGTTGCTAATTTGCTGCGAGTCTTTTCGCTGGCACATATAGTATTAGATTCAAATATTCCGAAGTTTAATTATAACGATAGTTTTGAAGTCGAAAAAATGTGCTTAAGCTATCCGGATAATTTTGGATTACAATTAATGCTTCAGGTTCATGTTCTGATTAAAATGTCTGAACGTTTTTCCGATTCGCCCGAAATAGAGAAATAAGATTATGAGCGAAACTATTGAAACGGCCATGATTGGCTATCGTAATTATGACGAGTATGTTTCCTCTTTTATGGACAATGTTCCATTTAGAGGGAAGCCTCTATCCGAATGGGAGGCAGAAGTTCAACTGCCTACTATCAATGAGCATTCAGATACTGCTGATTTGCGAGCGGCCAATACAAAATTTATAGAAATACTGCGTATTGTAAATTCTAATTATGCATATGCAAAGGCTGCGTATAAAACTTGTGAAGTTCATTATCAGGCCGCTATGCTGGCGTCTAAAAAAGAGATTATGGAAAGATTTGAATCTCAAGAAATTAAACGTAGGCCCAGTATAGAGGCATTAAATTCCATGGCTATGGAAGAGTGCAAAACAAAATATATTGCAATGAATATAGCCGAATCATTCTTGGATTATTGGCATATTCAAAATGAAAAGATTAAAATCTTCGACTCAAGACTTGGTGGTCTTGGCTATCTAGTGTCTCTGGAAGAGAGATACTCTGCTAGAAATTAATAATTCTAATAAAAGGACAACGCAGAAGTGTCTAAAGTAGAAATGAACGTTTCGCCCGACGTTAAAAGGGCAATGACCAGTTTTAAGACTGCAATGAATAAGAAGTATGGAGAAGGTAGCGACATCTTCTCTAACGGGGAGTATCAGGTTTTTGAATCTATATCTTCTGGTTCTGCCATTCTTGATGGTCTTCTTGGTAATGGAGGATGGGTCAGAGGCCGTATTCATGAGATCTTCGGTGCATCTGGTTCCGGTAAATCTACAATTGTATCTTTGACTTGTGCAAACGCACGTCGACAATATCCGGATAAATACATTTTATATGTTGATGCCGAGCAGGCTCAAAACTTTTCGTATATGAAAAAACTTGGTCTTGATTGTGAAAATGATGAAGGTGTTGTATTCCTTCAAATGCAAGAGGCCGAAAATGTTTTCGAAATTATTGATAGCGCAATTGCAACTGGAGCTTTTAGTTTAGTTATTGTAGACAGTGTACCTGCGTTAATGACTAAGCGCGAATTGAATGGTGACTATGATAAAGAGACGATGGCCGAAAAGGCTCGATTCTTATCTAAATCTTTACCGAAACTTTTAGAGTCTCTGAAAAAAGCAAATACAACTATGATTTTTGTAAATCAGGTTAGGGACAAAATGGACCTTTGGGGCGGTGAGACAACGCCTGGAGGTAAGGCAATCCCTTTTTATTGTTCAAGTCGTGTTAAAATCAATTCAACTCCATCAATGAGAATTAAAAATTCATCTGGAGATGGATTTATCGGTCAAACCGTAGGGTTTACAATAATCAAAAATAAAGTTGGAAGCCCATTTGGTGTTGGTGAATCTAATCTTTATTTTGGTTTAGGATTCAATAGGGTTGAAGAGCTTATTGATTCTGCCATATCTAAAGATGTTTTTGAAAAAGGCGGAGCTTGGTATACACTACCTTATTGCACTGAAGATGGAGAAGTTCTTAAATTCCAAGGTAAGACTGGTCTTAAGGCTTATTATGAGGCCAATCCTTCTGAATTAGATAAACTTCAAGAACTAGTTAATAATACTGGTCGTGATGACGGAATTCAAGTAGTCGGCGCGCCCGGAACTACTGAGGACGGATATTAATGTTTTTTTATCAAGTATGGATGATGGGCAATCTTATGCTCTGTAAATTTGGAAATCTGCTAGGCTTTAAAAGTCATACAGAAAAAGTTAAAAAGTTTATGACCATTGCTGGTCAGACTGTGAATGAAAAGCCTACAATCCCATCTTCTGTTGATGCCCTTCTTCGTGTTCAGTTGACACTGGAAGAAACTATTGAGATGGCTGAAGCAATCCTAACAAAAGAGGCTGAAAACAATAATAATGCCAAAAAGTTGTTAGAATATCTTAATAAGGATCTCAACAATTTAAAAAATCTTTCTCTTGAATTGAAAGATAAGAGCCTAGATATTGATCTGCTTGGTGTTTATGACGCTATTGTAGATATTGACTATGTTAATACTGGTGCTGCCGTTACATTTGGTTTAGACCTTGAGGCTGGATTTAATGAAGTTCATGCCTCTAATATGTCTAAATTTGTTGACGGCAAAGCTTTAAAAAACGATCTTGGTAAGGTTATTAAAGGTCCTAAATATTGGGCCCCAGACTTGGCCAAATTTATTAAATAGGTATAAGATTGGCTTCTTTAAGGGGCCAATTCATAAGTAAGAAAAGGGACTGCTAATGAGTTTTGTATCTACTCCTGAGAATCCGAATGGGGATATTAAACCCGAAGATGTTGGTATGTATACCAATCTACATGCACACAGCATTTATAGTCCATTGGATGGATTTGGTAAACTCGAAGAGTATTGTGAGCGTGTAAAGGCTTTGGGAATGAAAGGCCTTTGTCTTTCTGAACATGGTAATATGATTGGCCACCATGAGCAGGCGAAGATATGTGCAAAGCACGGTATAAAACCTATATTTGCAAATGAAGGATATATGACACTTCATTCCGGCTCTATTAAAGAAAGAATAGAGGGCTATAAAGCGAATTACCATATCTTACTTATCGCCATTAACGAACAGGGCTATAAGAACCTAATGAAAGCGACCTCTATTGCTTGGACTCGCTATAAGTATTATAAGCCCCGTTTTGACTTGGCTCTTCTTGAAGAATGTAATGAGGGTTTGATTTGTACATCGGCTTGCTTAGGTGGACCTATTAATCAGCTGTATTTAGATGGAAAACCAGAAGAAGCTGAGCAGGTTGCCTTAAAATTAAAAGAAATTTTTGGCGATAGATTCTATCTCGAAAAGACTTATACTGGTCTTGAGGAACAAGACATAGCAAATAAAAATCTAGTCGAAATTTCTAAGAAACATGACATTCCTATGATTATTACTTGTGATAGTCATTATGTTTATCCATGGCAATCTGATAGTCATGCAAAATTGGTTATGGTTAATACTGGTGGTCAAATCAATAAGGCAATTAAGGCAGCCGGTTTGACCGATTCTAGCAAAGAGGATGCTGACGTTGATAGCAACTCGATGTTCTATCAGCCTAGTCAATATTATGTTAAGCCTCATCACGTATTGGTCGAAGAATACTATTCTCATCCTGAAGATGCGGAAGCATTTGCCAATACAAATAAAATTGCTGAAATGTGCAACGTTACCTTGCCTAAGAATGAGGATATTATTTTTCCGGCACCATATTCAGATCCAGACTCTGTTTTAAGAGGAAGAGCTATGCAGTGGTATTCTGAGTATTCTAAAAAACTATCTGACAAAGATAAAAAGATTTACTTGGATAGACTGGAAGAAGAGCTTGAGATGTATTCAAAAATGGGCTTTAGCTCTTATCCATTGGTATTGCAAGAGATTCTTGATGAGGCAAAAGCCAAAGGTATTATGATTGGCCCTGGTCGCGGTTGTCTATTAGAAGGAACAAAAGTCCTTGTCAATAGGGATGACTCCATTTATTATTGCCCAATTGAATTTGTAAGAGTTGGCGATATGGTATGGACGCATAATAATCGATGGAAATCTGTATATCATACTACAAAATATACTGTAGATTATAGGGATATGATTACCCTTGAAACGGAATATGGTATGATGCATCTTACAGAAGATCATAAAGTAAAAACCCAAAAGCATGGATTTATCCCTGCTATTGAGCTAGATAAACAGATTCATATATTAGATAGAGGAACTTTGACTGATGATATTTTATCAAAGGTTGAAGATTATAAAATGGATTCAATAGATAATTTTGAATTGTCTAGTTTCTACAATGAAGATGAACCAGTAAGGGTATATGACCTTATGGTTGATGAAGATTGTTCCTTTAGAACTAATATTTGTATGGTACATAATAGTGCCGCCGGGTCTTTACTCTCTTATGCTTTAGGTATTACTGCTATTGACCCTATCCCGTATGGACTCATGTTTAGTCGTTACCTTAATGCCGGACGTGCAAAATTGCCGGTGATTGAAATTAAAGGCTACCCATTAAAAGAGTGGCTTTAAACAGAAAGAAAAATAAAAAATGTCTTTACAATATCTTCAAAATGAACTATTGCCAAAATTAAACAATGCAACATTTGCCTGTTATTCAACTTATACAAATTTGTCCGTTTCGGGAAAATATGAATTTGTAAAAGAAGTTGTAAAATCAGGATTTGATCACAACTGGATGTCATTTATGGATACATTTAATATCTGTTGTGACGAAGACGATTTGCTATTAAGCTGTTTGCCAGAAGCCGTTAATCCTAGTGTTTATTTCGGATCCCGTAAAAAGGGCTCAATGAATTTAGATGAAACCACTAATATCTATGGATTATTGGCTCGAATTCTTGAAATGGAAGATGGCGAAAAGCGCTTAGATTCTCTGATCTTAGACAATCGTTTAGATGAAGGAATACTTTGGCACGTACATCAATCCGATTCTTTATTAGAATTGGCTGCAATTTTGAATTTTATGTTAGTATCAAATGCTGCATATATCCGAATTGAAGGTAGTAAAGAATAGAATCTTATTGTAAAATATACTTACGCCAGTAATAAAGCTGGCGTATTTTACAAGAAAGGATTTTTATGCCAGAAACAAGTTCTCCTACTGGTTTTTCAGTTCCTCAGTGGACCAATGGCTCAGGGCAAGAAGCCTTACCGTTTGGAAATGGTGTTTCTAGACGGGTGACTACCGATGACGATATCAGTGTCAGAGATATTAATGATATTCGTCGTGTCATAGAGGCGTTGATGATTCATACGCATTCACACCAGGATACTGTTGGAGGTGGCTGCTAATGCCTATTAGCTTTTTTGAACTCAATAACACTATGACCGTCGCTGAAGGTAATTATGAAAAGGCACTCGAAGTTCTTAATGCCTCAGAAAAAGGGTCATTAGAAAGAGCAGAGAAAATTTTTTATTTTGCCTCTAACATTGAGGATGATGAATATTCTCTTTACGCTTATAATGTTCTTAAGAATACTATTGATGAAGAGCTTGCATCAACCGAAGTAAACTCTGAGCAATATCCGCTATTGAAATTTTCACAGTTTTATTGTGAAAAATATGCATTACCAAGAGATGACAAAGATTTAGCAGGACTTGATATTAGAGGATTGCGCGAATTCGTTGATCACCTGTATCAATGCTACAGAGCACTTGACGGAATTCAAGAATCAGATTTCAAATATCTAAAGTATCAATTTGCGTTTGATTATGAAACCGATTGGCTATGGATGTACCTCAAAGATCTTTATGAAAAAATTAAATCATATAAGACAAAATTTGGCTATAATGATTACATTATGGGATTCTTTGATGAAGATGATTCAGCTCGTAAAGTTATCCCGTTGCAAGTTCAATCTTATTTTAGAGACAACCCAGTGAAGGAATAAAGATGTATATTCTTAGTATTGTGTTCAGTAATCATTGTGATTTAGATTGTTCTTATTGCTGCATACAGTCTAAGAATGAATCTCCTGTATTGGCCGATTTGGAACAAATAAAAGATTTCATTAGGAAGTATGCCAAGGTAGGCTCTATTGTCGAGTTTTATGGCGGTGAGCCTACTATCCATAAAAAAGAGTTGTTTGATATTATTAATTTTTGCAGCTCTCTTAATATGAATATCTCTACGAGATTATATACTAATGGACTATTTACTAACTGGACAGAGGAAGAGGTTCTTTCTCTGTCTTATATTTTAGATGAGGTTCTTATTTCTCTTGATGGTTCTACATTTGAAGAAAATAAGCAACGATTCGAAAGTCAAGATCAATTTGATGCTGTTTTAAACAATATCAGAACAATGCGCAAATCGGATGATCTTGATATTACTTTAAGTTCTGTTTTATATGGTCGAACTAAATTTGATAATATGTTTGATAATTACAAATTCTTTTCGGCGCTTGGTGTTGATACATTTAGTTATGAGCCTGTGACTGTGTACAGAACTGATAAAGCTGTTATTATCCCTAGAGATTTCTTTGGTGCTTTGTTTAAAGGCATTATGGAGATTTCTAGGGACATTTGCATTTCAGGAGAAGAGAAATCCCTATTCGTTGCAAAAGAATTGTTGTCCGCATCTTGGTATCATAAAAGTGATAAAGACTTATGCTCTAAGAATGTAAGGGCAATCTCTCCTCGCGGCAATATTTATATGTGTCGTGATCATGCAGCAAATGAAGAAGAGATGTTCTATTCTCCGAAGGTTATTCAATTCTTTAATAAAAATAACCTAAAATCTGACAATGAGTCTTTCCCTGTGGTTGAAGATAACGAAAAAGATTTGACGCATTGTCCAGTTAAAAATATACAATATAGACAAATGGGTGTTGAAAATGACCTATATTGGCTATCTAATTCGTGGCAAGATTTTGTAGTAAAACCTATGTACTCTACAATTTTTGCTGTAAATTCTCAGGATGAAAATTTACCTGAGATAATTGATTATTTTTATCCTAAAGTTGATGAGCTATTGAAGATAGCTATTGAGCAGGAAGAAGTTGAGAGAGACTGATGGTTTTAGTACGAAAAGCGACAGAAGCTGATTTTGAATGGCTTGTAGAATGTTCCAATAAAGATTGGGTTATTAATGATTATAGTGGAACATTTAAAGATTGGTTGAAAAGTTTTGGTATCCCTGACGAAGAATTGCACAAGTGCTATAACTTCGATTGGTTTAAACGATATATTTATCCTAAAGCTCCGCAAGATTTGTATATTGTAAATAATGGCCAGAAAGATGTTGGATTCTTCTGTCAAGATTTGGACCAAACGAATTCTATTATTGGCGGAACAGTATTCTTGCATCCTCGCTCATGCAAAATGTCTATCCTTAAAGCTATTAAAGCTATTTGCATTAGAGCTTGCTTGATCCAGGATGAATTTGATGCGTGTGAAGTAAATACATGGACTCCACTTATCGTATCTACTGCCCAATCCGTTGTTCCTTGCTTAAAAGAGAGTATGATTGCTGAAGAGTATCGAATTCTTTATGGTGAAACAAGAAACTTTCCAAGCAGGGAAGATATTATTAAAAAATACAACATTACAGATATAGATAAGGATAACTGTTTTGTTTTTGATGAGGTGAAAAGATATGGAGCTTGAATTTAAAAAAGGGCCCGGCGGGTCATTTGGTTATTATATTGATGGCTTAATTCAGTGGGCAACTGGTCGTGATTATTTTAAATATCCACGAATGTTCCATAAGGTTTATCAAAGAATGTTTCCTGATAATAAGGCTCCAGAGGAATGGAATAATATCCTTGTTATTGGCGGCGGCGATTTTCAATTAATTAGTGAATGTACATTTTTATCTTATGATAACCGTATTACTATTGTAGATCCGGGCATTACAGATTACTTTACTAAATTTAAACCTCATAGTACATCTGCTGCTAATCAGTACAAGAAGCAATATGCCGCGATGACTGGAAAAGCCTTTTTAAATATTGTAGAAAAAGATATTCAAACTTTTCTTTCTGAGCATAATGAGCAATCTGATACTTATGATTTGATTGTTTGTGATCTAATAGATGATCTTGCTCTTGATCCTACTAATATTTATTCTACTCAGGTTTATGAAAAATTGCTTCGCCCTGGTGGTATTATGATTGGCTACGGTGGCCTTTCAACTAAGAGCTTCTTTGAAGAGTTCCCATTACTAACAATGGATATTACCGAACTACACGTTATCGCCGAGAAATTCCAAAGCTGGAATGGTGATACCGGTGTATTCTATGGTTTAGCAAAAGCAGGTTTAACCGAATAAAGGAATTAGAAAATGAACGACTCACCAATATATATGCTTAGAAGTGTCTATGCAGACATTAAATATTCTGACCTGGGAAGATATGGGTTTTTCGGAAATGTAAACGAAAAGCCTGGCGACTTTGGAATGAAAATTGCCCAAGAGTTAGCTGAAGGTTATGAAGTTTGCGAAGAAGGGTTAAATTCACTATGTGGTATTTGGATTCCTGGCAAATCCGGCGAACTTAAAGGTCATCCATATGGATATGAGCCTCCCGGTACTTTAAGCTTTCTAATTCCTTTATTTCAGTCTTCTTTAAAATATAATGGCAAACATTATGAATCAAAAGCCACAGAGCTTTGTTTTGAAATTAATAAAGATACTGAATTTGAACATATTGGTGGTGCCGGCATTTATGCATTCATTGTGACTTGTCCGCCTGACAGATGTTATAACTCATGTTTTACAAATCAAACTATGAGCTATACAGAAGTTATAGAAGGTAGCTTTATTTATGCAGATAGCTGTGATTCTGGACACATCCGAATTCCTGATTTTAAATTGTTTAAAAATCATACACTTCTTGATTCTATTATTGAATCAATTGGCATGTATCCAAATAGTATGGATAAACTTTCTGGAGTTTGGAATACTAACTTCCTATACGCCGCGGGACTTGTTAATCCTAAGGCACACAGATCACCATTATCCCATTTGACAACTGTTGGTCTTGAATTGGAAATTGAGAAATATAATAAATCAAATGACTATATTGTGGCAGGTGTCGAAGTAGAAGAATTTGAAGATTGTAGCGTCTCTGAACATACCGATACTATCAATTTTGATACAAGACGAATTAGATTATTCGTACCTATTGGCCCAGTTGAAGACGGTAGTTATGTCAAATTTGGGGAAAAGGTTATTCCTTTGGTATCCTCGGAACCTGTAGCTTTCGACTGTACAAAACCGCATTCCGCTGAAATTAAAGGGAAAATGCGGGCGTTGATTATAGACTTGTTGCCGAAAGAATCAAACATTGAAGATAGAATTGCCTACATTGTTCAGCCTTTAGCCTACTACATGGGTAAAGAAAATGTATGAAGTCGGAAAAAATAAATATCTGATGGATCCTTCGAGGCCAACACGAAGAACACGCAATAGAATCAGAAGACTTGAAAGGGCTATAATTAGACTAGAAGGCATAAAATATTTTTTATATCCAGAAGATTTGGCTAATATAGAAAAGAGACTCAGACATTGTAAAGATGTCATTAACGACAAGAAGCTTAGGTATTCTGACTCTTTAGAACTTCGTGGTGCTAAAAAGGATATTAGCGAAATTCAACAAAAAATCTATTTTAATAAAAGCCTTATTAGGGAATTAAGTGAAAAACTTTCTTCTCTAAAGTCTTATCTGCAAAATGTCGTAGCCTCATTTGATGTAGATTTATATACCCAAAGCGCTGTATATCCTTATTCGAAATTAAAGATTATCAAATTGAGAGAGGAAAAGCAGCGCCTTTCGGCTGCGTTAATTGAACTAGGAAAAGAGCAATCAGATTTAAAGAGAAACTTAAAGCACACTCAGCGCTCTCTGATAAATACCAGTAGTAATAAGGAGAAAGAAAATGGCTGAACATAAAACGCTAAGAGAGTTAGTTCTTTCTCATTCTAATACGGATTGGTTCAAAGAGCATAAAGCAAATATTATGTTCGAATTGAACCACTGCGAATTGCATCATATAGATTCCTATTATTTGAATCTGTATAATGCTGGTGTAAAAAATATTGAAGAGAATGAAGCTAACTCCTCTATTGCCTATTTGCTCGGAATCGTAGCAACCCCGCCAGACGGTAAAGTGCATACTGTCGGCGGCGGTTTCCCGGATTAAATTAGTCCCTTTGTCAAGAAATTGACAATAGAAAACTCTGTGAAAACGGTGGAACTCTCTAGAAGACAATACCGTGCGAAAATTTGCGAAAGCGAAAGACGTGTAACGACTATTATGTAGGGCCAAGTGGTTCGAAGCGCAGAGCACCTAAATCCTTATGGACATGGTGATGAGATAGTCTGGTCTCTATGGCGACATAGAGCTGGTTTCGTACCGGGTATAGATTAACGACCTATACTGAACATAAACGATTGATTCCGATGTAGAGAAAGAACGTCGTCCTGAAGTGTTCGAAATGTTGAGAGAGAAGTATGGCGAAGGGTTTGCCCATTTAGGCACCCTGACATATACCGGCGGCAAGAAGGCCTTTAAAGACGCTGCACGTATTCATGGTATGGGTTTTGATAAGGCTAATAAGATATCTAGCTTAATGCCTGATATCGGGTGCCCTCCACTCGATGTATTACTTGAAGAGAGTGATGAAATCAAAGCCCTGTATAATTCTGACGCTGAGGTGAAAGAGGTTTGGAATGATGCAATTAAGCTTAGCGATTGTTTGAGCGCCCAGGGCATTCATGCATGCCTGTTAGCTGGCACAAAAGTTTACATCAAAAAAGATGAAAACTCTCAGTCAGAGCTAATTAACATTGAAGATGTTAAGCCTGGTTACCTCGCATTAACCCATAAGTTGAGATGGAAACCAATAGTTGAAGTCCAAGTTAATAAAGCTAAGAGAAAAGATATTCTACATATCTCGTATCAATGTTCTCAATATGATAACTTCGGCTATATTGAATGTACTTCGAACCATCCTATTGCACTTATAAATTCAGAAGAATTTAAATCCGAAGGAAGCTTTAACGGCAATATCGTTTGGGTGGATGCAGGTAATGTTAATATCGGGAATGGCATGATTGGAGTTAACGACAATGACGATGTATTGTATGCTCGCAGAGTTAATGACGTTTCCAAATGGACGGATGCTAACCTTGATGGCGATATTGATGTATATAACTTCACTGTACTAGATGATTCTTCTTACATTGCTAATGGTGTAGTCGTTCATAACTGTGGAGTTGCATTATCTGATCGCCCACTATGGGAAGATGTTCCATTGTGGGATAGTAAAGGCGCCCCCGTTATTCAATGGGAAGGTAATAAAATTGAAGATACGTCAAATGTTGTTAAGCTAGATGTTTTAGGACTTAAGACGCTTACAGTTCTTAACTTTGCTAGAGAGCTTATTAAGAAGCGTCATGGCATTGATATCGATTGGTATAATTTACCAATGGATAATGAGGCGGCGTATAAGGTTCTTTGGAATGAGAGAAACTATGGTATCTTTCAATTTGAAGAGGCTGGTATGTCTGGATTCGTTAATGCCTGTAAGCCTAAAACTATTCATGATATTGCAGTAATTGTTAGTACGTATCGCCCTAAAGCGGTCTGGGGCCCTAATTGGAAACAGTTAGGTTAAAATTGGGTGAATTCAGGGAAACCTAAGTCTTAATTTAAGATAAGGCAATCCTGAGCCAAGCTTATGGTACACCATAAGAAGGTGCAGAGACTACTGGAGAGCTAGAGTACTCTTAATAACCAGATACAGCGCCCGACACCTAAGTCATTTGATATGGTGATGAGATAGTCCGATCCTGATAGAAATATCAGATACCGTTGTATTGTATTTCTGGGACCGCTTAACATTCCCGGATTAGTACAACGAATCATAGGAAAGATTTCAGGAGAGCTTCCTCCAACGAAATTCAGATTTCCTAAGTATGACCATATATTTAGTAATGCACATAACGAATTGATTTTTCAGGAAGGTTCGAATGGCCTTTGTCAAAGGTAACAAATTACAACAGAAATATAGCGATGAGCTTATAAATAAAATAATTGAAGAATATCTTGGCGGCCTCACTGCCGTTGAGCTTGGCAAGAAATATAGTATTAAACCTGGAACAATAAATTACCATCTAAGAAAAAGAGGGTTAAGCAGAGGGTCAGGCAAACCTAGCTCGATAGCAAATAAGGATTACTTTGAAACCATAGATACAGAAGAAAAAGCATATTTCCTCGGCTTTCTTATGGCCGATGGGTGCATAAGCTCTTCTCATGTAAACTATCATATAAAATTAGTGCTTCAAGAAAAAGATGCAGATGCGATAAAAGCATTCTTATTAGCTATTGGAAGCAGTAATTCTATTACTAAAGTTATAAAGAATAACCATATTGGCTACTCTGTGTCTTTAAGTTGCAAAAAGATGTTTTACGATTTAGTTAATCATGGGTTTTTGGAGCATAAATCTGGAAATGAAATTATTCCGAATACTATTCCAGATGAGCTTGTTCGTCATTTTATTAGAGGTTATTTTGATGGCGACGGATGTGCATCCAAAGAAGGAAGAATAAGCATCGTAGGCGGAATAAAGATCCTTGAAGATATAGCCAAATACGCGATGATTGACGATTACAGTATTTATGAGTTTAAAAATACTTCTGTTGTACGTGATTTGAGATACTCTAAATTAAGAAGCTCCAAATTGTTTTATAATTATCTTTACAAAGATGCCAATATCTTTTTATATAGAAAGTGGATTAGGCTTTTCAATGTCCACGGCCCTATATAAAAGAGGGACGTTTAAAGTGGAAACACTTTTTATTATGACTGGCCAATATCGGTGAAGGGATTTTGCTTTTATCCTAATACCGAGATAACTCCGCGTTTAAATGATGCGGAGCATCGTAGAGCATAGAATCTGAAACTCCAATGGAGAATATAATGATTCCACGAGTGGCCGGCACCTAAGTTGATTTTCAATATGGTGAAAATGTATGCCGAACTATATCGAGAGCAAAAGTAGATATAGAGCCAAAGGATAAAAAGCCTTTGGGATAACAAATTGTCCTCCGATTGTCAAAAGAGATGTGTGGCTTCTCTGACATTAAAGCTGATGTCTTGAGAAAGGCTGTAGGTAGATTTTTATCTTTTATTTTTTTATTAACACAATGCAAGATTTTATTACCCTTTATAATAACCATAATAGTATAGCGCAGATATCATCTATTACCGGCGAAAGCCCTTACAAAATTACAAGATTTTTAAAATCAAATGGGATAAAGGTCAGCCGAAGTAGGTGTAGATTTAATATAAATTCCGATTTCTTCAATAATATAGATACTGAAGAGAAAGCCTACTTCTTAGGATTAATAGGTGCAGACGGTAGTATATCATATCTTAGTAATGGTAAGAGAACTTTCTCGATAGAGCTTCTTTCATCCGATATAGATATTTTAAATCGCTTATCTTTTCTTATTTCTGGTGATTATAATTTGGTTAAAACGTATCACCGCGAAGGAAGAAATCCTACTTCAAAAATTTCATTTTCTGATGAAGTTTTTATAAATATTTTGGAATCTAAAGGTATAAAAAGAAATAAAAGTTTGGATTATGAATTTCCAGAAATCAATCCCAATCTTTTGCCTCATTTTATAAGAGGCTATTTTGACGGTGATGGTTCTGTTTACCTATCTGGTAATACGACCAAAATAAGCTTTACCGGTTCAAAAAATTTTATACCAGTTTTGAATTCTATATTGTTTAATAATGGTGCAACTCTAAGAGAGTATAAAATTATCGATAGAGGAAATTTCTGTTCCATTCATTTTGGTGGGATACTTCCCTCTAAAATGCTATACGACTATATGTATTCTAATGCTAATGTGTATTTAAAAAGAAAAAAGATAAAATTTGAATCTGCCCCTTGTTTTAGTAATAAGACAATGTGTATCGAGCAAAATCGGTGAAGGCTGAGATGCTAATACCGAGGTAAGTTTGCAGGAACTGTAAACCACCGTAGAGCGTAGAGATTGAAAAGATATAATATCTCCAAGAGTGTTCGACATCCTAATGGGATGAAAATGTACGCCGAACTTATGCAAATATGAAGCATAAGAACTATCGGATAAAAAACCGATAGGTTAACATAATTGAAAAAAGATGCAGCCAAACTAGCATCGCTCAGAGAAGACTTTATCAATGGTGCAGTGGCCAATGGTGAAGATAAACAAGAAGTAGCGCAGTTCTGGGAAGAGCTTCTAGAATTTGCGAGGTATGCATTCAATGCGAGTCATGCCTACTCCTATGGTCATTTGACTTATTATACTGCATGGCTTAAAGCCAATTATCCGGAAGAGTTTTATTGTTCTATTATTACTTGTGAAACTGATCCTCCAATGAAGAAAACTTATATGGAGGATGCTGTATCTAAGGGTATCAATATCTTGCCGCCGGACCTGAATGAATCTGTTGGTACATTTGGCCTTAACCGTAATAATGATATCATTTATGGTTTATCTGGTATTCGTGGTATTGGTGATGGTGCTGTTAGTAAATTAATTGAACTTAGACCTTATAGTAGTTTTGGAGATTTTCTTCTTAGAACTTACCTTTTGACTACTAATATCAATAAGAAGGTTTGTGATAGTTTAATTCTTTCCGGCGCCGTTGATTCTTTTGGATATAAACGAAGCGTTCTTATTCGCTCATATTCTAAATTTATTCTTGACTTTGACCCTAAGGGCGCTCTTAAAAAAGAATGTAGGGCCGCGAAGGCTCTAACGCCTGAGGCAGAAGAGAGAATAAAAGAATTCTGTAAAATTGAACATACGTATTTCGTCGATCCATTATTCAAGGAATTTACTCTTCTTGAAATTTTGGAAGCAGAAAAAGAACTGATTGGAGTGTATATTTCTGGCAATCCTATGGATGTTATTACAAGAGATATTAAAGATCCTCATCATGATTCTGCCTTTATTGAAAATGAAGTTGCTAAAACTGGTGTTTATTATGGGGCAACTGTTTGTCAGGTATCAAAAGTTAGAGTTATTACAACTAAAACCGGTAAGCCTATGGCGTTTATTGAGGCTAAAGATATATACGGTAGAGATTATGCTTTAACTGCATTCTCGAATGTTTATGAACCAAATAAAGAGCTATTTGCCGCCGGCAAGTATTTGCAATGTTTTATAAGTGCAAAACCTAGCTATAGGGGAACTGGTATTGATTGCGTAATTAATTCTGTTTTGGATTTAACCGTAGATACTTCTAATTCAAATGAAGAGGCTTCATCCACTTTTGATGAAATTACTATCAATTTAACTGGGATTCCATCTCCTATTAGATTTAGAACTATCCTAAATAAAATTAGAGATAATAAGTCTGAAGGTGACAATAATACGAAAGTATTTATCACTATGGCTAATTTCGAACCAGAGGTTAGTCCAGGTGTTAAGATCAATAAAACAACTATACGGTTTGGTCCATTTTATATTAAAACCGCAGATATTGATGTGGTTCGTGATTTTAATGGACTTAGAGATGTTACAATCTCTACAAGATAATATGTCGGGTCGGAAACGGCCCGGCTATTTTTATTAAGAATAATAACGGAAAATAAAATGTCTGAACACCCACTTTCTTCTATTACAAAATTCCATATTGCAAATTGTTTACGAAGTGTAACTAATAAAAAGATTGGACGGTTCCGAACAGATAGTCTTTCTGTAGGGATTGAACTTTCACTTCGCAATAATGATGATGATATTCGTCACGGTTTTATAGCACTTAAAGCAAAAGAAATTGAGACAGATATTCTATACGGTTGCACTTATTGTTTTAAAGATCGTCATATCGAAGAGAATATTTTAGAAGAAAATGAGTTTAGATTAACACCGACCGCAATTGAACTTGTCGCCAACAAATGGATTTCTGATATCCAAAGGGCGATTTTGGAGAACAAACAATAATGATAAAACAGTTTTTCATTGACGGCCTTGAAAATATTAATATGAAGGCAACTTTTTTCCCTGAGGATAAAGTTGATTTTGATGGAGTCCCTTTTGATGGAGAAGCTGTCTCTGCAAGAGGTGTAAACCTTCATGTCTCTATTAAGAAATCTATTCTTCTAGCATGCATCAAAGCAATGGCAAATAATAAGAGTTCTATTTATGAATTAACGCCATATGCTGATGTTTCTCTTAGCGAAATAGGAGAACCAATTGGTGTAACAATTCGCAGAGATGAAGACATGATGATTAGACTTTATTATAAATGCAGAATTGAAGTTGACGGTATCATATACGAACATTCATTTGATATGCGTCCATATATGCCTATGGACCTTATTCATTTTTTAACTGAGTTTAACTGATGAAATTTTTTAAAAAAATAGAAGATAATATTTTGGCTCCGCCGGCATTAAAAGGAAGCCGACTTAAAACGCTTTACCCTTCTTCTGCATCATGCCGCGATATTGATGATCCAACAAAGGTTCATGGCGGATGTTTAAGGGCTACCTGGTATCGTCTTGCAGGTTATTCTGAATCTGATCCTTCTGGTGCTTATAGTCAATATATTTTTGCTGCAGGTAAGATGTGGGAAGAATGGATTATTGAACAATGTAAACTTGGCGGATTCTTTTTGATGAATAATCTAAAGTTTTCAATTCCAGAGTATTACCTATCCGGCGAAATCGATATCGCCATTAAAGATCCCGATACAGGCGAAGTTATTATCGTAGAGTCTAAAACATATAGTTCTGCAAATTATCAAGCCAAAGCGGAATACGGTGGTATTGGTGGTCGTGTTCCTATGCCTAAGCATCAGAACGTAATGCAGGCAGCATTATACTTACATTACTTTAGTGCCCCGGATAAGGGTGGTATTAAGCGTGTTTTGCTAACCTATTTTGATAGAGCCTGTGGTGGCCCTGAGAACAATAGGGAATTTTGGATAACGCTGCGCCCTGAAGGTGATAGAACTTATATTCATATCGATACAGAAGATGTGAAAGGTGTTGCTCACTCTTACGATATGCCGGGAATTACATTAGAAGGCGTATTTCAGCGATATGAAGAACAGATTAATTCTGCCCGTGATTACAAAGACGAACCTCCGCCGCCTGACTATGAGCATGTCTATTCAAAAGAAAAAGTAATTCGCCTTTGGAATGATGGCGAAATTGCTAAAACTAAATATGAAAAATGGGTTAAAAAACCCGAAGCCAATCCTATCGGAGATTGGCAATGTGCATATTGCAACTATAGAACCCTGTGTAAACAACAAAAAGAAGAACAAGGATACACATAATGTCTGAACAAAAACAAGAACAACAAGTACCTCAAATTGAAGTTAAAGATTTTGGCGAAGCATCTAAACGATTCACCGAAGTATACTTTGCATTAGGCAGTTTCCAAAGTGCACTTGGACGTGCAAGTCAAGCGTTTGTAGAACAAGATGGAAAATGGATGTCTAACTTCCTGATCTGTGAAGCAATTCTCTCTATTCTTGAAGGCAAGAAATTAATTACACGTGAGGAATTTGAAGAAGAAATGACTCGTCTTGGCCAAGAGCTTAAAGCGCATCGTGACCGCTTGGAACAAGAAGCCGAACAGTCAGCCGCAGAGGCTGCAGAAAAACTTGCTGATTCAGCCGAAGCTGCAGTAAAAGCAGCAGAAGAAAAAGCAAAAGAGAAATAATTATAAAGGCGAGATATGTCTTACAGAAAAATAAGTGACTTTGAAAGTCAGCTTGATAGCATTCGGATGTTCTTACCTGCATATCTGCATGAGCATGGCCTCAATGTTGAAAATGGTAAGAAAATTTGTTGTCTAAATCCTGATCATGATGACCATCATCCATCTATGTCTATGTTTATGGCAGAACAAGGTTATCCTCTTGTCAAATGTATGAGCTGTGGTTCAACTATGGACATTTTTAATGCAGCACATGTATTAGAAGATAAGCCAATGTCTGGGCCAGGGTTTGTTGATAATACTGTTGCATATCTCGCTGACAAATATGGAATTGAGCTTGTATATAGAAAATTATCCGAAGATGAAATATACGAGCTTAATATGTATCAGGCCTATGAGGCTGCTTCAAACTATATTACATCTCAAACTAATTTTAATGATAAACAATTGGGAGAAATGGAGAAGCGTGGATTCAGTCAAGAATTCATGAAAAAATATAGAATTGGAGTATGTAATGATAATGCGGATCTAAGAAAATATTTAAACAATCTCGGATTTAAAAATACATTTATTGATGAAATAGATTTATGCAATCCGATGCTGTTTAATCCTTCCAATTTTATTTATACCATTTGTGATGAGTTTGGAAGACCTGTCGGATTTCAAGCTCGCAATTTGAATTATGATGGAGTTCTTAATGATGAGGGCAAACTTATAAATGGCCCAAAATTTATTGGAACTAAGAATGGTGTTAAGAAAAATATCTACAAGAAAAACGAGCGACTGTATTTGCTGGATAAGGCAAAAAAGTCAACGGACTCTATTTTCATTGTAGAAGGAAATTCCGATGCATTAAGTCTACATAATCATGGAATGACCAATGCAGTTGGAATTTGTGGTTTAGATTTTTCTGAAGCACATTTAAACACTTTGCGACGCAATGGATTGTACAATGTTACTATCTGTTTAGATAATGATGCGGCTGGCAGACAAAAGGCCGTGGATATGCTAGATAAGGTTGTCGCAAAAACCCATGACATCAAATTTTCATTTGTATTTTTACCTGATGAATATGTAGATGGGGTTAGGGTTAAAATAGATCCAGATGAATTTGTTCGTAAATATGGGATTGAAAAATTTAAAGAGATTCCAAAAATTTCGTCATTCTCTTGGAGATTGTCTTTATTTGAAGATGAAGATATAGACCCTGCAGATATTTGCGAAAAAATGGTTCCAATTATAACCAGTGAGCCTAGCTCTATTAGAAGAGAAAAGATGATTTCGGAATTGTCTATATTTACTGGTTATAGTGATAGAGTTATCCGCGATGAAGTTAATAAATCTGAGAGAGAAAAAACTCGTAGAAGCGAAGATTCTAAAAGAGCAATTGTCGAGAAGCTTATTAAAGATTTGAGTAATGACTCAGGAAGTGGATCTGAACTTTTACTCAATGAAGCACTGTCTAATATAGGACAGATTAACCAAATGAATAACACTGACATTATGGATACTTCTGCCCGTGTTAATAATATTTTGGGAATTAAGGAATATCAGGAAGATCCGTCTAGCGGTAAATATACAGATTGGGGTGGTGATATGCCAATCCTATCTGCAACTACTGATGGCGATATTCAAGAAAAGGTTATCTTTATCGGCGGTTCCTCTAATTCCGGTAAGACTTCATGGCAGGTTAATTTGTCTTGGCGTATTGTAGAGAATAATCCACATGCAATGGTAATTTTCCTTTCTATTGATGATAGTGCAAAAGAACTGTTGCCGAGATTTATTTCTTATGATGCGGCAAAAAGAGCAAAGGACAATGGCAATATAGATATTTTTGATGCTATCAATATTAACAAGTTCGCTAAACCCGAACTTTATAAAGATAGCAGAGAATATCCTATGATTTTAGAAGAGCGTGAAATATTTTTCCGCAAATTCTTAAGTTATGCCAGAGAAGACAGATTTATTATTTATGATAGCGTCGATGGTCGCTCACTATCTTTTATTAGAACATTGATGTCGAACTATCGGGATAAGTATCCTGGTAGACATATTTATTTCTTTATAGATAACTTCCATTTGATTCAGGTTCCGACGGAGAAATCTGGTCGAGAAAAATTCCAACACATTTCTCACGAATTGAAGGCATATTCTGTAGAGTTTGGCTTAACTGTTGTTTCTACGGTGGAATACACAAAAATGCCACCAGAAGTTCGTCCTCATAATAACAATATCGCAGAGTCTAATAGCCTTGTGTATGACAGTAATCTTATTATGCACGGCTGGAATGAACTTCATGGCTTGCGTGAAAAGGCTGTAGCCTATCATATTGATTATAGTGAAGATGAAGCCCATCGCAAGAAACCTCTTGTAATTTGGAGCATTGGTAAAAATAAAGTTGCATCCTTTAAGGGTGATATTCCAACTAGATTTTGGCCTGAAAAAGCATATTTTGAAGAGATGACTCCTCGTGAATTTGAGGCATTAATTTTGCAAAATACTGCCATTGCTCAAAATGGTGCCAATCAAAATGTTTAATAATGAAATAGAAGAGCTAATTCTAAAGGAGGAGGTAGAAATACCTCCTCATGACAAAAGAACTAGGTCAGATGCTCCGTATATGGAGCTTAATGCAAATATGTTTAAACTGTATACTCAGTGCAAATATAAAATTAATGCTCCTGATACTGTTTATCTTAATCTAAATCAAATAGTTTGTTTTGATGGATTATCATCTGAAGATGAAAATCTTAGTGCAAGAGAAAGAGCATCATTGGTTTTGTATGAAGCCATTAAAATCTATATGTCTGATTTGAACGGACCTAGTAATGCACCTATTCTTTATTTTGAACGTAAAATCAAAAAGATACTTCCCAATGAAGATGAAGGTGTAGAGTCATATAAAGCATCTTTGCGCAGATTTCTTACTGAAATTTTAGACAAAATATCGGATAGGGTTTATCATTCCAACGGCGCTATAAACGACGAACTTATATTTTGGTCTTATGGTAGAAAACCAAGAAAAACATTTCATACTGTAATCGATCTCGTATTACTGATGGATGATGGTATTGAAATATTTCTATTAACGCCTTTCCATCAGGATAATAGGAACAATCCTATGTATGCTTATAATAACCCAAGAACAATGGCTGTTGTTAAACATATAGAGGATATTGGTATTACTATTAAAACAATACACGATATCAGAGTTCCATTTGGATGGACTCCTAATTCAAATGTTAGTGTAACCAAAAGGCCCAATTTTTCAGATGGTCATTTAAAAGAAATTGCTATTAAATTCATAAATTCTGATTCTACTTCTGGCGGAAACCCAGGGAAATGTTCTGCTTGTTTAAACCACAGTTATTGTGGAATACAAAAAATGATACCTGATAATTTCTAAGGACTAAGATATGAAAGTTCGTTCAAATAAAAGTAAAAACAGAAAAGTCAAACTCGCTCTAGATGAAAATGAATTTTCATTTTCGCATTTAAAACTTATTGGCGTTGGGTTCACTGCCGGTATATTCCCAATAGTATTATTAAAAACTGCTGGTGAAGCTTCATTTATCCCCTGGCCATTACTATTGATGTCGCCTGTTATTTTCATATTGGGTATACTAGCATTAGTTACATTTCTTCTTCTCATTGAGCAAACATATATATTAATTAGATGCAAGATTAAAAAAGATTGTTTAGAAAAGGATTCAGATGAAGATAGTGCATATGGCCCCTGAAAGAATGGGATTCAATGTAGAGGGTAGCTTCGACCATCAGGTTGTTGTAGCTGTACTTGAGGATGATGGCGTCCAAGTCGCCTTGATTGTAGATAAGGTATATAACGCCTGCTATATCAATGAGCTAATCGACAAAGACGCTATATGGAAATTTGCTACCCACAATTTTAAAAGAGTTGATGATGATAAGGCGTTTGAAGCTTATCGTAAATTCTTTTATGATAATGGATTGGGAAGCATTATTGACGGCATAGCTCATGGCCAATTAAACAATATCCAGGGCATTGGTTATGGGGTTCGATAATAGGGGCTCAAATGAGCAGCGTATTATCTATGAATATCTATGTCAGCTTTATCCTACATGCAATGTTATATATGAAGCTTGTCTTCCAGATGGGACGAGATATGACTGTTTTGTGAAAGAAATGGGAATAGTTATAGAATTGGATGGCCGGCAGCATGTTGAATTTATTGAACACTTTCACAAAGATGCCAATGGTTTTAGATGGCAGCAGTTCAAGGACAAGAAAAAGGATTTGCTGGCCGAAGAATCTGGCATCAAACTTGTTAGAATACTCCAATCAGAATGCCCTAAGAGTAAGGAAGAATTAAAGGCTATTATAGATTCAGTTCCTTATCCTGACATCGAATATGATTTTAACTCTATAATGAAGAATCCTGAAAATCCAGTTTTAGAGAAAGCTAGGGAGATTAGGGCAAAGCGTTATAGAGAACAAAAACAAAGAAGTGTGGTTGATCGCAATGCCACATAAAAATAAAAATATAATTGCGACGTTGGATTAAGCTCCAGGTATTTGATTTAGTTAAATTAAGTACAATGCATGATGATTTTCCTTTCACCCGGGCCGACCAGGGAAGAGTCGGCAATACAATTTTAGGATTGTTATAAAAACCCAATAGCTCTGTCCGAATTCCGTGCGGTAATTCGGAGCTGCAGAGCTGCGTCGAAGGCCGGGATCACCCGTCCTCGCGGAAGCATGCCTTCCGACCTTGAAATGGATTGAGGTCCATTAATATAAACTTGCATTATTTTACCAAAATAATGCGCCCGTCGTCCCGAAGGGTCCGACGGAGTCCGGAAGGACTAGGATCTGGTCCTGTCCGGATTTACGGAAGCATACCTTCCGGTCTTTGTCATCCTAGGATGAGTATACTTTGACTATAAAATTAAATATACGCTGATGGTATATTTAATTTTAACATGTTAGAAGGTATTCTAACATGTTAAAGCCGTGTGGCTCGTTGACTAGACTCTGTCGAAGTCAAGATGATTCTATGGTCTTCTATCTTTAAGGGCTTAGGCCTATTAATATTTAGATAATTATTCTAGAGAATAATTTCAGGACTGCGTCCTGATCCAGATCCTTTGGGCCCCAGGTGAGGCCGGGCCCAAAGCGGAAGAATTCCTTCCGATCTTTGACAATATTGTTTTTACTATACGAATCGAGGTTCGTGATACATCAATTCTTAAATTTGTTCCAAATTTAAGAATGAGGTGAATTCATGCATCCCGCGGCCGGCGCCTGCAGGATGCAACGGTTTTTGCAAACCGTCCTTTAATTGCGAAATGCAATTTCAGATGTTCCTATTACAATAATTACAAAAGGAATAATTAATATGACAGGTACAGTATTTGGAAACGAATTGTTTCCTAAAACGTTATTTTTGGACCGCAGCCAAGGAGCTACGGTCCAACGCTTTGACAACCCTAGATATAAGGTTATCTTAGATCTATTTACAATGCAGCTCGAAAAGATTTGGAGGCCAGAGGAAATTGATATGACTAATGATAGGACCAATTTCCCCCTACTCACAAAGGCTGAAGAGCATATTGTTATTTCTAATATTAAGCGTCAAATCTTATTGGATTCCATTATGGGCCGTGCTCCTACTGCGGTATTTAATCCCGCTGTTGCCGATCCAAGTCTTGAATGTGTTATTCAAACATGGTCCCTATTTGAGTGTTTGGCTGAAGGGACTGAAGTTCTTACTGATAAGGGATGGCTCGATATCAAAGATGTAACCGTGGAAACTATGGTTGCGCAGTATCGCTCTACCAATAGAGGCTTGTATTGGACTCGCCCTGAAAAGATTCATATTTATGATAAGAACGAAGAGCTTATTCGTTTTAAATCTGTTGATGGCAATTTTGAACAGTTCGTGACCAAAGCTCATCGAATGCCATTCATTACTTCGAATTCTTTTGCTTTTGAAGAAGCGGATAATTTTGAACCACATGAACTGATTAGTTTACCATTGACTGGAACTGCTTTTGAAGATGAAGAATTTAGTGGCGAATTTGATGCAATAACTGCGGCTAAAATATATTCAACCATTCTTGGATATCATCTTAAAACAGATGAAAATATTCCTGATGAGCTTCATTTTTATGGAAGAAACAAATACGCCGCACATCTGTTATCAAATCTGGCGCAACCAAATTTTGTACTAGATGACCGCATTGAATTTCAATTAGACGGAGCAATTAAAGATGCCTATTGTGATCGCCTTACTGATGTATTGCCTCTTTCTTCGATGACTTACCTTAAAGGTTATCAGCTTCTTGGCTTAATTAAAAATATGGTTGAGAAGTCTGGTGAAAATAACCTTTGGGTTGAGCGTAAAGAAATTATTGATGATATTCAAGCATTACTTTTGATGTCTGGAATTCATTCTACATTTAAAGAAGAAGAAGGTGGATATATTCTATTTGTTAGTGATGAAGATACTGTTCGTGGTGACCTTGTTGAGAAAACCTATGAGCAATATGAAGGCAAAGTCTATTGTTTAACTGTTCCTACCGGCGCATTTGTTATTCGCTATAAAGGTATTCCTTCTGTTACCGGTAATTGCTTACATTCTTTCTCCTATACTCATATCATCCAACAATCTTTTGTTAATCCGAAAGAGACGTTGGACACTGTTATGGATATTCAGGAAATTGTTCAATGTAAAGATAGTATTTGTAAATACTATGATGATGCTATCCAAAAGGTTCAAGATTATTACGAGGGCAGATGCCAGCGTATTGATGCTGTAAGAGCTATATGGCTTGCATTGCATACTGCTAACGCTTTAGAGTCTATCAGGTTCCAGGTTTCTTTTGCATGTAGCTTTATTTTTGGACAAATGGGTAAATTACCTGGACTTGCACGTATTATCAAGCTCATTAACCGTTAAAAATATGGCGGCTTCTAGGGGCGACCCTAGTCGAAAATCTGGTTAACTCAGGGGACATCTCTAGTAGACAATCCTGATCTATTTTTACAACTATGAAATATAAAGATATAGGAAAATATATTGTTTACACCGATGGGCGTGTTTATTCAAAAATTAGTAACAAGTTTATGAAACATTGTATGACAAAGGCCGGGTATTATATGCTGGGCTCTAAACTTGGTTTAGTTCATAGACTAGTTGTTAAAACATTTATTGGCGATATACCTCCTGGCATGGAGGTTAACCATATAGATGGTAATAAGACTAATAATGATTTGTCTAATTTAGAAATAGTTACTAAATCTGAAAATCTTAAGCATGCATTTCGAATCGGTATTAAAACAAATTTAGGCTCAAGAAACGCTATGTCAAAATTGACTGAGCCTGATGTTGAAAAGATTTGCGAATTACTTCTTTCTGGATATGATAACGAAAGTATAGCGTCGCTATATTCCTTACATCCTAGATATGTTTCTCTTATAAGAGGGCATAAACGATGGAGCCATATTACAGAAAAATACGGCAAATTTCCTAAATCGAATAAAAGTAGAGCAACGACTAGCCGAAAGGCGTAGGGTGCAAGCTATTGGCACTCGAAAAGCCAGATATCTCCAATACGGAGATAATGATATAGTCTGAGCTGCATAGCGATATGCAGAAGCTTAATAAGCTGGTAGGGAAGTAGCGAACCCTATTGAACATTACTGGATGAGAACATTCATGTGGCGATTACAAATAATCTTCTAAGCATTTTACCTGTTGACGATATTGACTTTTTGATGGTCTCTGAAGAAGACGAGGTTAAACGTGCAGTGGAGGGAATATGGCGTGACGCTATAACAGAAGAGCTTGAATGGTGTAAATATCTTTTCAAAGAAGGCGAAATCTTTGCATTTAACCAGTCTATTCTTGAAGAGTATTTGTGTTATTTGGCCACCTCAAGACTAAAGAAATATGGGTTACCGCCATTAGAAGAACTATGTGGTATTCCATCTGTTACTAAGAATCCTATTCCTTGGGTTACAGCTTGGAATGGTGAAGAAAAAGAGCAAGTGGCTCCGCAAGAAGCAGAGAAGACAGATTATGAACGTGGGATTATTGATAAGTCTCAAACCAATTATGGAGAGATTCTATCCGCGTTTAACAAATATAGCACGGAGAAAAGTCAATGAAAATTTTGATTTATTCCAAATCTAGCTGTCCACAATGTGTACAGGCTACATCCATCTTAGAAAATCTCGGCACTAAATATATTGATAAGCATAAGCGATTCTATTTTGAAAAAACTTATGTTGATGCCGGTAAAGCTGAAATGGATGAAATGAAGAAGCGGTTTGAAGATATGGGTAAGCCAGAGCCGCGCTCTGTCCCTCAAATCTTTATTGACCGTGATGATACAGGCTCTTATGAGCATGTAGAGTTCAAAGATCTTCGAGCCAAAGTTATTGAATTGGTTAAATATTTAAATCAAGAAGGCGAATAATATGGGATTCAATGTTACCAAAAGAAATGGTGATGTTGTTCCTTACAACCCTGAACGTATTAATTCTTTCCTGGGATTTGTATGTGCAGGGTTGGATAACGTTTCTGTTTCTGAAATTGCTGTAAATAGCAACATCATGTTTTATGATGGGATAACTACTGAAGAAATTAATGGGGCATTGTTAACCAGTGCTAATAATTTAATTGATGAAGAGCATCCTGATTATGCTATTGTGGCTGGCCGTATTCTTCTTTGTAATATGCGTAAATATGTCTATGGCGATTTTGAGCCTAAGAATCTGCTTTCCGTTATTAAGAAGAATACAAGACTTGGAGTGTATGATAAGATTATTCTTGAAAAATACTCTGAGGATGAAATAGAGTGGCTGAATAAGCAAATCGATCACAATAGAGATATGATGTATTCTATCTCTGGTGCTGTCGAATGGGAGGCTAAATATTTAGCGAAGAATGCCAAAACCAAAGAATATTACGAAACTCCACAGATTTCGTATATGGTTGCAGCAATGATGTATTTTATCAATGATGATGGCGATGCTTATACTGATCGCCTAAGTTTTGTTAAAGAACATTATGACAATATGTCTCTTGGACGGGTAAATGTACCGACTCCCCATATTGCAAATCTGAGAAAGCCTACTCGTAGTTTTAGTTCATGTGTTCTGATTGAATCTGATGACTCTATCGACTCTATTGGCGAGGTAGCAACTGCTGCCCGTAAATATGCAACACTTGGAGCTGGCCTTGGTATTGGTTCATCTAAATTAAGAGAACGTAATGCGGCAATTAGAAATGGTGCCGCTGTAAATAGTGGAGCTCTCTATCACGCTAAATCTATTGAGTATAGCGCATTGTCATGCAGTCAAGGCTCAATTCGGAAGGGCTCGCTAACATTTAACTGGTGGGGTCTGCACCCAGATGTTGAAGAAATACTTCTTTATAAAAACAATATGAAGAAGGATTCTGAATCAATGAAACATTCTGATCACTCTATATTTTTAAACGGATTCATGCTTAAGGCCGCCGCAGAAAATAGAGATATTGGCTTGTTCTCTCCACACATTTCTAAAGAGGTTTATGATGCTTTTTATTCTAGCTGTTCTGATTCTCATTTTTATGATGCTTACACCAGAGCCATGAATAAAGGCGAGGCTGTTGGCACTATTAATGCACGACACCTAATGGACCTATTGGTGGAAGAAAGATTTGGTACTGGTCGAGTATATGTGGGGTTTGCGGATAATATTAATCGCCATTCTATGTATAATACCGACAAATATCCCATTAAGCAGAGTAACCTCTGCCAGGAAATTGTTCTTCCAACTCAAGGACTTACACGAACTTATGATCCTGTAAGTAAGACATACAAGCAAGAGGGATTGATTGCTTTATGTAATTTGAGTGGTATTAACTTTGGGGCTTTTGATAATCCCGAAGATTTGAAACGTGTAGCTTATGTAACTATGCGTGCTGTTGATAATTTGCTAGATTTCCAAGAGCATCCTTTCCCGGCTGCTGAGGAACATAACAGATTATTTAGACCTATCGGCATTGGTATTACAGGTCTTGCATATTGGTTAGCTAAGAATGATAAAAAATATTCCAATTGCTATGAACTGTTAGATGAATGGATGCAACATTTCTCCTATGGAGTTATTAGTGCTTCAGTTAATCTTGCTGAAGAACGTGGCGCCTGTGATGCATTCAAAGATACGCTATGGGCGGAAGGTAAACTTCCAAAAGATATGACTACTCCTATGTATAACTCTTTATTTAATTATGAGGAGAAATTAGATTGGACAAGTCTCCGTGCTAGAATTGCTAAACATGGTGTTAGAAATGCATCTATGATTGCTATGTTCCCTGCTGAAACAAGTGCTAAGATTTCCGGTTCTGGTACTACTAATGGTATTGAACCAATACGAGAATTGATTATTTCTAAGGGCGGCAAGAATAGACAAGCTAAATTTGTAGTGCCTGAATTGGCGCGACTCAAAGATAAATATGACCGCATTTGGGATCATACTTCAAATGAGGCATTAATTAAAACTTATGCTGTTATTCAGAGATATACCGATCAGGCTATCTCTGTTAATACATATTACAATAAACAGAATTATCCTAACAACAAGGTCCCCGCATCAGTTGTATCTTGGGATATTTACCTGCATTACCTATTAGGAGGTAAAACCATGTATTATAATAATAACTATGATGGTCAATCTTCTGATATTATGGAAGGTAATATTACTGAGATTCCGGATGATTCTAACACAGACGATGAAGACGATTGTGTAGCGTGTAAACTATAATGATTTTAAACGTATCCCCTGGCGATATCGCCAAAATTATGTCGGCTCATAAAGCCGCAGAACGAAGTAAAGCTGTTAACGGACTTGGATATTTAAGAGCAGTCCAAGATGACGAGCCTGTAGAAGTTGTTCCAACAAAAGTGTTTGATTGCGAGGATATGGATGGCGATCAAAAAGACTTTGAAGAGTTCTTGAAGCTCATTGGCGCTATTACTATGGCAAGCATTATCGATAAAGAGGATGATGTCTCCGTTTTAGAAAGACATCAGCGAAAATTGGATGCTCATAAACATAAGCGCGATGCAGCAATGCTTATTAAAATTTTAGGATCTATTGTTCGATAAATAGTTTGTACAGCTACATATTGCTAAGGGTTAACATGCTAGTAAGATGCAAATTTAAAATGGAAGAAGGAGAAATTCCTCCTTTGGATCATTGTGCTGCTATGTTCAATGAAGAGCAGCAAGATGCAATACGTTCTGCTTTTTCTACTATTAATGTAGATATAGAGGTAGATGACACATGGGGCTTCTGCAAGATTGTAGCTGTAGAAGGACACCCAGTTCGATAAGAATAAATAAGTTGAACAAGGTATAATAAAAAATGAAGAAACCGTTCTTATTGGGCTTCGCTGGAAAGGCCCACAGTGGTAAAGACTTTTCAGCCGACCATATTATTCAAGAATATCCTAACCTAAAAATTGCAAAGGTTGCTTTTGCTGATGCTGTTAGAGATATGGTTAGACCAATTTTTGATGTTGATGATATTTATAGACGTGGTAGTAAAGAAGACCCAATAGACGGTTTTGGAGTTTCTTTAAGAGAAATTCTCCAGAGCCTCGGTACTGATTGGGGTAGACACATGATCTCTGAAGATATATGGGTTAAGATTTTAGACAAAAGAATTTCAGAACGATATTCTGATTTCGATGTTATCATTGTCTCTGATATTAGATTTAATAATGAGCGCGATTATATTATTAATAATGGCGGACTAGTCATAAATATTATTAGTTCTAGTGATAAACATAAAAAATCTAAATTCTTAGAGCATATGTCAGAATGGGGAATTGAAGATAACGTTAATGGAGTTATTGATTTGGAAAATGATTTCTCCTCTCGATATCTGGTTTCTCTTAAAGAAGTTTTTGAATCTGCGGTATCTTTATGAATACTGTTTATATAGATGCTGAAGATGGTGCCGTATTCGATACAATAGAAGAGGCACTTTTGAGTTGTTGCCATATTTGTGGTACTCCTCTTGAATGGGATTTGAAACTGGCCTGGAATGATTCTGCAGACATGAATTTCATAACTGGTTATGATAGATGTTGCGGATATGAATTTCGTATTGAGCCTGTTTTATCAGCCCAAACTAATTTAAAAGGTTATAGGATTCGCCTTTCAAAATTAGCGTAGAAAGATACAAGCAAAGTAATCCTTGGTAATATTTATGTTGTCACTCTCTAAGTTCATTGGAATCTTAGCATTCCAAAGTATGCTTATCTTGGCTAAAAGAATTGTCAACTTTGCATTGGATACTCTTACTCGTAAAGAAAAAACTTTTCAACGCAATTATGGCAAAAATCCTATGGCATCGTTATATAGCTTTATGAAGTTATGAACGACGTAGCTATCAATAATAGATACGATGGACAAATCCCATATGTTACCGATTGGTCCGCATATTACAAGGCGCAGCGTCAATTCAAAGAGAAAAGACAAAAGCGCAATAAGGCTAGAGCATCTAGGATTGAAAAATGTTTAGATAAGTCCATTGGAGATGAATTAATTTTCAAATCTTCTTTAGTTAATGAGTTGTCCGATTTTAGCCAAGAAGAGCTAATGATGGGACTCAAGAATACTAGGAAGATGAATCGAATAATGTCAAGATTAACAAGATCATATCTTGTCTTTGATAAGGTCTTTAAAAAGGAATGGAAAGGCTCTTACAAATTAATAAGAGATGATATTCTTTTTAGATTTGAATTAAGGGTACATTTCAAATTAAATTCAAAATACTGGTCGATACTTGAAGAGAATTGGCCGACACTTTGGAATAATGCCCTAAATAAATTCATGACCTGGTCTTTGCCAAAATATAATCATGACGCAAAATTTAAATTCAGTACATTCTTTATTAATCAATTTCCAGATTGTTTAGAATATGAATTTAGAGATTTTCTTAGAAGAGGTCCTGTATACGACTCTCTAATATGGAGGCGGGAAACCATAGGCTTCGATGATGTGCCAGATGTGGTATCATATGGAATAGATGACTGCATGTATGACCAGGCTTTGCCGCTCGCTGCAGAATTTATTAGTAAATTTCACATTTGGGATTAGTCCCTACATTATTAGGAAAAAGTCTATGAATATTTTTGATATTATTGGAGGATTGTTACATCATGGTAACGATAAAAGCTCCGAAGTTAAAATTCCATACAAGTTGGAAGAAGATTCTTTTGAAGAAGTAAATGAGGCCTCTGTAGATGCTCAAAAAAGCATCGTAGAAGAGGTTTCTCCATCCGTTAATACTGAGGCTCCACCTGCTGTAAAAAACGCTCCTGTGAGCGGCTATAAGCCTTTACCGGGTGGTTTTAAATTTCAACCACTAAAGCATGGTCTGAATGTTTTAAGAACTGCTAAATTGGCATCTGTTCGTTCAGCTGGCTTTGGCATGGTTCGCAATGGCGGAACTAGAGCTCATCAAGGTGTAGACCTTGCTGTGCCAAATAACTACCGTTGCTATGCTGTTGATGACGGCGTTGTTTCATTTGTAAAATCTTCTGATGACAATGGTTATGGAAGAATGCTTATTATTAAACTTGATAGTGGTTTATTTGCTGTTTACGCTCATCTTAAAGACATTCTTGTTAAAGAAGGTCAGCGCGTAAAAGCCGGAACTGCTGTTGCATTAACCGGTTCTTCTGGTAATGCTAGGACAATGCGTGATATGGCTGGAGGTTCTCATCTTCATTTTGAAGTTAGAACTACTCAGCATCCAGGGAAAGGTCTCGCTGGGCGTGTTGATCCTTTAAAATATTTTACTACTGATACATATAATAAATCTTTGTATCAATAAAAATAACCCCGACACCTTAATTGGTGCCGGGGTTTTGTTTTGACTAATTGCTGAGAAGATCCTCAACTTTTTTAACTACTGTAGGTGACAGGTCAAAACTTCCAGAGTTATCTTTTGATTTCTCCGAAGTCTTTTTCTTTTGACGTAACTTAATATCTTCTACGATTAAAGATAGAGATTCTTTTACCGGATACACAGCTGCATCAAGTTCAGAATATCCGACTTTATCATATAAGAGTTTTTCTAAGTTATCTTGTCTTTCTATGATATTCGTTAATACAACTATGATATCTTTTAGTGAAGATGATTTTATTTGTTCACCAAATACTGCTCGTTCTACTTTTTGTAATGCCTCTTTATCTGGAACTTCGTATTCCAAATCTAATTTAAAGCCTACTGGTAGTTCTGGTGTAATCAATACAAGGACAGTGCCCGAATTTGTGTCCAGGCTACCGTCGATTTCTTGTAGTTGATAGTTATCATTAGTAGATTTAACTGACCCGCGTTTTGCTTTTGCGGGAACTTCATAGACAGATTCGCCAGTACCTGTAATGGTAATGGTCTCTATCATAGACTATTGTCCTTTAGACTCTAATTCTTCTACTTGTGATTTCTTTACATCAATGAGGAATTCTGCGTCTTGGAGGTCGTCCATTAGTGCCATTGCGCCGCCCTGGTTTTCATTTGCCAGCATCTCGTGGATATTATCTTGAAGATTTCTGCAATGACGTTTCAGGTCCTCTATTTGCTGAAGTAATAGATCTTTTTCCATTTTAGTCCTTACCCTTCAATTCCGTATTTAGTCATAAGTGCTTTAGCTCTTTCTTCAACTTTGGAGATATTGCCTTCTACAAATTCAATTCCTGAACCAATTGCTACTAGACGTATAGTGTTGGCATGTTGGTTAGCACCGAATCTAAATTTGTTGAATTCTACGTCAGATTTAACTGGTAATGTGATGACATACCATTTATCGTATTCATAGACTTTGCTAGGGTCAATACCTTTACCATTAATCTTAACGTCTGGATAATGACGGACTTTAAATCCGTTTTCTTCATTAGTAGTAATTAATGCAGGAGCGATGATATTTGTATCTTTCAGTCCTATGATTGAGAATGCTGAACCATTAGAACCACCTTTAGATTGTCTAAATGGAACGATTACGGCTTTAGGTTTACCAGACTCAGATGCAAATCCTTCTGTTTCTAAGTATCTAAATCCTTTACCGTCAGAAGCCATTGTGATCATAGATTTATGACCATCAAACTCTTTTACTGCGCCGGCCCAGTCAACTGGATCTCCTGCTTTAATTGAAGAGTTCAGGCTTTTCAGTTTTAGACTTCCAGCTTCTGCTGTTTCTGCTGTACTCTCTAAAGAACTAAAGTCGAAAGTCGTTACAACAGGTTCACCTTGCTCTTCTGTGGCTGGAGTTGGAGCTGCAGGTACAGCTGGCTCTGGTCTTACTGGAGCAGGGCTCTCAGAACCTGATGGAGGATTTCCTTCACCTGGTGTTGGAGCTACTGGTTGTCCTGGTGTTTCCTCTGGTTTTGCAACAGGAGGTACTGGTGTACCGGTATTCTCAGTGCTAGGTGCGGCTGGAGATGCATTTTGGTTAGATGCAAGTTTTTTCTCTAGCTCTGTGATTTTAGCTGTCAATTTGGAAATTTCTTCCATATTAAGAACTGATTGATAGTATGTTGGTACATAGCCCTTATGTACACTACCGTTGCTATTTTTACCAGTCCAAGGAGTTAGACTTTGTTTTAGCTGGTCATATTCATAGTTGCCAATTACTTCACATGTTTCCAAATTACCACCATAGAATCCAAGACTTTGGATACCATCTCGATATTTCATAGTGTTTGACACATATGGATCACCAAATGGAAGTCTTCCTTTTTCTACGCTTGTATATGGAGTTACGTCAGTGTAGTTAAATGCAAGGCTAGATCCTTTTAGTCTACCGACTAGGATTTGACGAGCAAAGTTTCCTTCTGGAGAGTTTTGTACCCAGTTTTTGGAGATAACGCATCCAAGCATTTCGCCGTAATGTGGCTCAGAACCTACTAGCATGCCGTATGTTGCAGTGTTAACAAATGCAGTTGCTTCGGCTCCTGAACCGCCACCACCTTCAAATCGGATAGTAGGTGGTTCTGAGAATCGGCTTCCCATACGGTCTAGTTTTAGATTTACAACTTTACCATCTTTTATTTGTGCTGTTACTTTAGCACCGAATGCTTCTGGACCACCACCCTCTACAATTACTTTAGGAGGTGTAGTGTATCCTGAACCAGGGTTTGTAATGGTCAATGCAGAGATATATCTTTGTCCCCAGAATTCACCGAATGGAAGTGCAAATGTGAATTGGTTGTTTTCGATCAAGTAGTGGTTATGACCGAAGTTACATTGCATACCGCGCGGAGCATATACGACATTGTCTGCCCATACTTGGTGACAACGCAACCACCATTTTTTACCGTCGCGTCTAAATTTAACACCTCTTGCACCATTGATAGGATGCAATCCGTATTGACCGGAAAGAATTGTATTTCCTCTTACTTCGATATTGCTATCTTGGTAATAGAAAGAATGTGGATCTGGAATATCTTTGCTACCTGGAGTGTCGCTAATAAGTTTACCTGCAAATAGCTCTTCGATTACTGTTGATACACCGTAATATTGAGCTTCACCTTTATTATTAATAATGCGAACATTGTTACCGGTATGGATATCCATTACCTTACGCATACCTCTACCAAAAACGTTATCGTGGATAAAGATGTTATCCATAGGCAGATAGCGTGATGTACATTGTTGGTAACCAGGGTCTAATGAAGTACCGCCACCGATGCCACGTGTATGTTCTAGGTGTGCATCTGGGTGACCTACAACTGAATCTGGTGCATAAATACCAGTAAGTTCAAATCCTGAAGCACGAATACATTCGATACCACAGGTGTAGTTATGGGTAAAGTATCCGCCGGTAATTTTGGTATTAGTAGCAACAATACCTGCTCTGAATGCAGCTTCAGAATCTCGGGCATCAACCGCTTCGCCTGATGGTGTACCGTATAGGCCACAGTTAATAGCACCACCTGTTAATCCTCGAACATCGAAGTCTCTAATGACAGTATTGCGGGTTCCAAATAAACGCCATCCATATGCACGGCTACCATGTTGACCACCGCGCCATGTTCCCCATTTTCTTGATGTTGTTCCATCATCTTGTGGGAATGCAGATTCGCCTTGAGCATTGAAGTATCCACCAGCACTGCGGAAACGTAATGAAGCTCCGTCTCTTAGCAGTTGAATGATTTTTTCTTCATTGAAACCTTCTGGTTGTTCAATGTCTTGTGCTTCATAACCGTTATTCATGTATCCTGCTAGATCATGACGTTGGGTAGTTGTATTGAAGCCTGCTTCAGCTGTACCTTTATCACCCATACCTGTACCGATGTGAGGATTTTCTTTGGTCCATCCATCAATAGGTGGGAATAGCATTTTATCTAAGTCTGCGCCTTTTTTGTAGCTAAACTCTTGATATGCACGAGATATGATCGTACCGCCGTGAATAATCTCATTGTCAACTGAATCGCCGCAAAGATGGAATGCATCTTGACCTGCTTCTTCAATTACAAACTTGGCAAGTTTAAAGTCGAATTTATTGCCAATTGATTTGTAGAATGAAACACATGGTTGTTGACCATGAACGACTAATGTCATTGGATCATTACGGTTACGTCTGATTGAGCGGTTGTCTGCACCGTAGTATTCAGGTTTGTAACCTTTGTTTTTGGTAAAAGGGAATACGCCGCCGCGAGAAGAGATGTAGCAGTTCGAAGGAAGTTTATCGTACCACTCTTGAATCAAACGAACGATTTGTTTCGCATCTTCTTTACCCTCGGCTTTCTTATCCAAAGGCTCGTAGTATCGTGATGTTACTTTTTTGCGTAGCTCTTCTGTTAGTGCGTCTTCAATGTAGAAGATATTAGCTTCTAATGCTAAACGCAAAGGAGATTTTAATTTTTCTCCACCTGAAGATTGTTCAATTTGTTTGTTAAGAATCTTTTCACTGGCATTTTCCGAACCTAAAGCTTTGCTCACTTCAGTTTCGACTGTACTTGGTGTTACTACTTTTACGCCAGTATTCTTATCGTTAACTTTAATGTCGCCTTCATCACCGACAGTAATATCAACCTTAGGTTGAACAATAGACTCTTTAGCTTCGTTTGCTTTTGCTAAAGCTTCTTGCGCAGTTGATTTTGCAGTGGCAACATCTTGAGCCATTTCACCAGTTTTTCTAGTCACCTCTTGGGCAACTTGCTCGCCTACGACTCTTTCGGCAGTTTGAGTTGCTGCCTGTGTAGCGGCTTGAGTAGCAGCTTCCGTTGCGGCTTGTGTTGCAGCAACTTTTACTTCCTCTTTGGTTGCCTGAGCTTCTTGCTTAATTTGATTAATAGCCTGCTCTGTTTGTGCAACCTTGCCACTGACAGTATTGGCAGTCTGAATAGCTTCTGCTGCTTTCTTTTCTGACTCGGTTTGAGACTCTTTTACTTTTTCTAAGGTCTCTTTGATTGTATTTTGAGTAGCTTTATTGGCAGCAATTTTCTGGGCCATTAAAAGGGTTACTGCATCTAAATTTGGAGTTGTCATATTGGCCTCTTAAGCTAGGATTTTTTCTATCTCGTTTTTGGTACTATTACTAATATCTACGATTTTTGTAACAGTAACTTTTTCTATGATTTTTTCTTTTCCATCTGGAGTAACTTCGGTTTTAACCTCAGTTGATGTAGAAGAATCAATGGTAGGTCCGTCCAATTTAATATTCCCGTTTCCTGAACCGATATATGAATTGCTACCGTCTGAAGTTTCTCCTGATAGCACTTCGATTCTGTTTTCATTCTTAAGGCGATTAAGTGTATTATTTACAGAACGAATTGTGCTTGGATTATCAGGAATGCTTATTTCAGTTGGTTCGTCTTTGATTGTTTTTCCCTCGAAAGTAATATAATCATTCTTTCGAAGTTTTCTAACTACCCATTTCATATTATGACATTACCTTTGTTTATAATCTATCCTCTGGACCAACGGTTTGTGGACCACGATTTTCGCGACTATCTTCTTCTCTAGTTGCTGGTGCTGGTTCCGCTGGAACTGGTTTTGCCGGAGAGGCTTCTTTAAGCTTTTGTCTTTCATCTCTTTTGGCATAGACGGTTGTAACTTTTTCTGGAACATCTCCAGATACGATTTCAATACGTCCTTCGCGTTTTAGTCGAGATAAAGTGTTTTTTACTGCACGAATAGCTGAACCATTGTCATCGCTAACTTTAATTTCTGTTTCGGTTGTACCGATATTTACACCTTCAAATGTAATATACTCATTTAGGTACTTTTTCTTAACCAGCCATTTCATTTATTTACCTCTTTATTGTAACTTTCGATTAGGTTTACTAGGTATTGTTTCTCAAGTCTGCAATTATGAACTTTACCAATAAGCGATAATGAATGCTCAATTAATGCTCTTGATGTAGTTCCTTGTAGTTCTTGTATTTCCTCTTCACATTTTCCGAGTCTTACTTCTTCTGCTATCTGTATTTGTTGTGCTTTTTTAGGTTTTTGTGCAAAGGTAGAACAAGCACTCATGGATAATACTGTCAAGACTATTAATAATCTTTTCATTTTTTCAGCCTTTTGTTATATTCAGTTTTAAAGTCTTCAGAAACACATTCTTTGTCAACTATAAGAGAGCGTATCTCAGAGTTGTTACTATCTAGCATTTCTTGCAGCCCTTTTCTACCTTCTCTAAACTGGGTAAGCAATGTACCCTCTACTCCTCTAATTCTATTTGCTAAATCAGTTGAAGTTTTAAGATACATTGCCTCAGCATCAGTTCGTCCACGTTGATACTGGTTTTGTCCATATTCATAGACTAACGCGGCTGTAAGCCCTAAAATAAAAATAGCTGGAAGTACTTTTACCCATAAAGGTATAACATCCTTTACGTACTCAACAATACCTTCTTTACTTAATTTCATTTTTTCATTTTCCTTTTAAAATTATGGTAAGGCAGTAGGCCAAGGTTCGCTAGTTAGATACATAATAGGGCTTACACGAATGTCACCAATATCTCGGTCAGTAGGAACAGGGTCAGTAAATTGGAAACGTAACATATTCGCATCGGTAGGTCCTCCAACGTACCAAGTACCATATGGTGTACCCTTGTCATTGTAGATGTTGCCAATTAAGCTAAATTCTGATCTAAATCCTTCCGGTATTCCTCGCAAACCTAAAATAAAAACGTTTCGTTCTCTGTCAGATGGCTGGATAGAATACCCTGGTCCACCACGTCGAACAATACCAAACCAGCCCCAGCTTAGACCACCGAATTGATACATAACGGTATCGTTTTTGCGTCTAACTTTTAGGTATGACGCGCCCAGTTTTGAATGGATATTGAGTGTTCGCCATCCAGTATCTCCAGTTAGAACTTCCCATCCCTGATTATTAGTTCCGGTTCGTTTTATCCATTTTAAAGCGCCATTTGTAGCATTGGTATCTACATATGTTGTACCTACTGGAGCGGCAACATTTCCGTTAGGCATACCGGTACCGTGGATTTCATATTGGCTTCCCTGTCCGGATGAACTTGGTAGCGTTACACTCCCACCACCGTCTGATAAGGTAAGAGTATTTTCGGATAGTGTTAACTTTTGAGGGACGCCTACACCTGCCGGACCTTGAATGCCTTGTGGGCCACGTTCACCTGCCGGACCTTGAATACCTTTAACGCCCGATAGGTCTAAAAGGAAGTCCCATCCTTCTGCAGTTCGAACATACAATCTACCATTATCTTCGTCTGTATCAGGATTGTCAGAGGCTACGACTGCCATTCCGCCTTCTGGTATACCTGTATATGCCTTAAGCTGTTCTTTTGTTTTAAAGGTTCTATAAATAGAAAATGGGCTTCCCCGTTCGCCACGTTCTCCCTGTATACCCTGTACACCTTGGAATCCTTGCATGCCTTGCTGACCTGGTTCGCCACGTTGTCCTTCTGGTCCTCGTTCACCTGCATCACCTCTGTCACCCTTGGGCCCAGGAAGACCATCAGTTCCGCGTTCCCCTTGTGGGCCTGGCGGGCCTTGTAGTCCCCTATCGCCTTTTAGTGATAGCAGCCACTCTTCTTTTGTGCCGGTGTAACCATTTTCTTTTGCAATCTCATAGGCCGATTTTCCGTCCGCACCTTTTTGACCAGAACCAGCTGAAGTTTCTAGAGATGCAACCTTCTCTTCTAGCTCTTTATCTTTGGACTTTAAAGCGTTTAGGCTCTGCGAAATCTTTTTGAATTGCAATGCCATTAATTGTAAAACGTTCATTTTATATATTACCTTTATATACGTTTAGATAGTTCGGACTTAGATTTCTGAAAAGTTAACTATTTCTTCCATAAGTCCGTTAACCTTTCTGTATATAATAGAGTTTTCCTGATTACCCTCTCTGTCCAAAACTCCAACGAATGTTCCTTCTTCTATAGCAGAGTCTGCGTTCATATCATCGGTAGTATTGTAGAATTTAGCAATCTTTAGAGAGAGGTCTGGAGTAGCTCCATTTTGACCAGTGCCGGCATCACCTTTAGGTCCTGGAGGTCCGGCTGGACCTGTGTCCCCTTTGGGTCCTTTTAGTGACTCTAACTGTTCGGAAGTAAAGTCAGAGAATTTAAATGGCTCGCCTTTATCCCCTTTAGGGCCGGCCGGACCATCTTGGCCGCGTTCACCGTTACGTCCTTTTAGGCTTTCAAGCCACTGCACTTCATCTCCAACAAAGCCATGCTCAACAGCAATCTCATAAGCAGATTTGCCGTCTTTTCCGCGTTCTCCGGCCTCTCCTTTTGCACCAGGTAAACCGTCTGCACCACGCTCGCCTTTAGGGCCAGGTAGTCCATTTGCCCCTGCTGGTCCGGTGTCACCTTTAGGTCCTGTCTGTCCTTGCGGGCCAGGTTGTCCCTGTGGGCCTGGTTGACCAGTTGCACCTGATGGTCCCATCGGTCCTACTGGACCTACTGGACCCATTGGGCCTTGTGGCCCCTGAGGGCCCTGAGGACCCGGACTACCACTTCCTCCGCCTCCACCTCCGCCAGATGGAGTAACAATTGCTCGTATAGATGCGGCAGGTACTGAGGATTCAATCCTTTTGCCTTCAATCCCTCTGACTATTGAAATTAAAGCTGCAGTATCACCATTGTCAACATTGAATGTTGAAAATTCCTTTTTGACAGAAATTCCGTTGACGAAGAAGAATGCGGCTTGTTTCAGTTTTAAATCTAACTGCATTATGCTACCTTAATTAAAATCCTGGATACATTAGGTTTAGTGTATCCATCCAAGGTTTTCATCTTTATCTTAATTCTGGCGGTATTAATAATAGCATTCTTTTGTCTGGCAGCTACATATAGAGCTTTTACATTCTCTGATGTTTTTAGCTGGTATCCATTCTCTGATTTTCTAGTATTAATATCTTTGCCGTACTCTAGTTCTCTACCAAGGATATATTTAAGCGATAGAACAATAGAAGTGAATGGGTTTTTCTCCCAGTCTTCATCTACGATTGTATGTTCTTCGCCGGCCGTATCCACAACCCTAAACTCCCCGGATTTAAAAGATACTAGAGTGTATTTAGTTACGTCATAAATTTCGACATAATTGTCAGCAGGGAATGATAAACTGTTAAACCCTGTATAAATAGTAGATTCGCCAGAGAATGGTACACCATTTACGAAGTATGTATCCTTAAAGTTTACAACCTTTTCTGAAATAGCTATACCGGATGCAGATACTACATTACCTTTAACGGATATAGGATTTGTGGCATCGTAATACTTAAAGATATTTGTCTCTAGTAATGCTGGATCTATTTCAGTCGTGAAAGTGTTCCCATCAGAATCTCTAGTATGGGAGTGTAACGTAACAATGTTATTATCAGAATAGTCATTTATTGGCAAAATGCTCCTAATTGACCTACCAGTTTTTGATAACTTCCTGAGAGGTTTAATGTCTTTATATGCGCCACCATTAATTGAGATCTGATAGTGCATATCAACATTTTTAGACTGGTAATTATCACAAGTATCTATTGCTACAAACTCACCAGTGGCTCTAATAGGAATATCGCCTGTAACGTATTCTGTTGGGGTGGAGTATCTTTTTACTGCTATATGGAAAGAACTTATCTCTACATTGTAAATGTATCTTCCGGATATGTAGTCTGAGCTTTTATCAAGATCAATAACTATACGAACATAACGGTCGTTAGTTTCACCAATTGATTCATTTAGACTATTTGTTAGGACTCTATCTGTTATCCTATTATAGCCTATCGAATCATTGCTTGTGTAAATTGTATATACATACGCCCGTTTTGTTTTTAATTGAATATTATTAAATACGCCGTATTCTTTTCTATCAATATCTAGTATAAAGCTTTTGCTTCCGCCATTTAATGAAGAGTAAGATATAGTTGACTTAACGTTTGAATTTAGGATGTTGCGATTTTGTGCCTCTCCGCTATCAACGGTCCACACCAAATCAATCTTCTTATTATTATCAAATATATAGCAGGATATTCCTGAATTGGTATTATTGGAAATAATGGAAGATTCAGATTTTTCAAACGTATCAGATTCTTTTACCCCAACAATTTTTCCACCATCAACATAAGCAGTTGTCTCATCCTCTATGTATGAAATAGAAGATGGAGAATAATAAACAGCTTTTGTATATTTAGTGATTGACCTATCTGCGACATTTGCGGCCTTGGCATCAGACGATGCCTTAGCCAGCCTTGTTTTAATGTCTCTTATATAGTCAGATGATTTAATTTCAAACTTCTCTATTCTCGGCAGCAATTCATCCATTTTATCCTGATTGCAAAATAGGATGTCATACCATTCTTTTAGAATTTTATTTAATCCAGCTTCAGTATACTCATCACCAATATCTGGTATTTGAGTTCCAGCAGATGAAGCTTGGAATGAATTTAAATTGTAAATAGCTTCTTCTACTTTATTCATTTTATACCGTTACTGTGTTTAATGTTAAATTCTTTAATGTTGGAGAGCGTAAAATTTCTGCACTTTTATCTGTTTTACTTTCCGATAGTACAACATACTCAGTGTCCATTGTTGCATCTTTTAGTTCTACTTGACGCTCATTTACCGTGTATGATTTCTTATCCAGAACTTTAATTGGAAAGCCCGATATAAAGATATTTGAATAGATATATTCCACCTCTGACTCGCCACTAATTGTAGATTGAGAATACAGCATACCGTTTGTATAGTCAATAGAGTATAACCCACTTGAGCCGTTTGAGTCTGCGATATTTACAGATATAAATGTATCAATAATATCGTCTGTTTTGATGCCATCTGGTAGCTGAACGAATGTCTCGTTGCCTATATCTTCAAGCATATAGTCGCCGCGATAGATTAATTCATCTCTACTGAAAACTTTTGAACTTAATTGCTCAACACCGCCAGTGACTTCAATATCTTCGAAGTGATTTACAAGTCTGCCAAGACTAAATCTATTTACAGATTTTGGAATAAGTATATTTGCCTTACTTGAAGATTTAAACTCATCAATACCATTTATATATGGAACCTCTTTTACAAATGATAAAAGAGATGATGATTTATTTGTAAATTTCAGCCCGCCTTTTAAGAGGCCAGAATGCTCAAGTTTCGCAGATGTCTGTCCGTCAAACTTGGACAGTTTTTCTTTTGATCTTGAAAACTTGGCTTCCTCTGTATATAAATCAATACCGTTAATATTGGATCTCATAACCAAAGGTATTTCTTCGTAGTTTATATACATACCATCTATAATGGCTGAATGAGAGGACGAATAAAACTTACCATCTATAATAGTAAATTCGCCTTCATTTAATAGAACATCTGGGTATCTACTATTAAATACTAAGTTAATATTAGATTTATCTGAACTTGTCGGTATGGTTGCAGTAAAATAATCTAACAGGTTTATAGTTTTACCTGCTTCAAACTCCATAACCTTTTTGCCAAATGGGTCAGTTAATGATACTGTTCTGTCAGAAGGCATAAATACCCACTCATAGCAAGATGTAAATGCACCTAATGTCAGATTAAGCCTTCTTGTATTTTCACCATCTGTAAGAGTATATATACCGGCAGGTTCTTTAAATGGTATAACCATATTGTTGCTGTCCGATATTCTAACCTCCCTTTTAACTGGAAGTGAAGCTTTATATGCTTTTGCTGATTTAGGGTCAATAGCATATGGAGGAACGATCCTATAAATCTCCCCACCTTCGATTGCGCATTTAATTTTGTTAGCTCTTATTGTTGCCCTTGTAATGTTTTTCATAGGTGCAACTGTTTTAATAAGACTATCTGGTCCAGATTTTATTGAACTAATAGAGTCTAGAAGATTCTCATTGTCGTTATATAGAAAGTAAGATCCTCTTTCTCCGAATTGATATCCAAGTCTTTCTGATACTATATATTTATCAGACAAATCAAATGGAACCTGTATTACAGGAGACTGTTGACTAACCTGTTGTATATGTCTATCAATACTAGATGCCATAAGCGGTAAGCTATGTTTACTGCCGGTCATTCTTATTCTAAAGAATAATGTAGTTACAGGAGTCTTCGTATTAATAGAATTTTCTGACTTGGTATTAAAATCTAGGTGCTTAGGATGATCACTTACTGAGAATGGTGTAGAAACTTGATACCATGTAGAAGAGTCGTTACTGATTTCAAATGCGATATTTTCAAAAGAATATTTGTCAGTAGGAATTGATGCAGCAATTGATGCCTTTAAGATTTCTTCTTTCTGTGTAATAGGTCCAAATACAACCTCTCCGCTTTCTATCGATGTAGCGATACCTATAGACAAGTTTTTAACACCTATAGCGTATCTTGTTTGTCCACTCTTTGAGGTGTATGGATTATTCTGTAAAAAAGATACTTTAACAGATGTAGCATTAACTCCTGGGAAATTTATTTGAGATACGCCATTTACCTCTTGCACTGAGAAGTCTGACCTATAAAAACGTTTGCCATCAGGTGAAACCTCAAGATACATCACTGTCGGTTTATCAATACCATATTCAGAATGTATTAACGATATTCTATTTACCTGATTTACATCACGCAGATTAATTGTAAGAACCGCCGTGATAGCAGAGTCAAATTTCTCTATTTCATACTGGGTGTCTGATATAATTGTATTTTTGTCATTATATCTTGGAATATCAAAATCGGCAGAATTCCCTTCTTGCCCATTTGTACTGATTTTTACATCAATAATAGGGACTGGCGAGAATGTTTTTGTCTGCAGAGAGATTGTGCTACCACTTATAACAATTCCGCTATTTTTTAGGATTGGCATATTGTTAATGCCGAACTGCTTATTCGTATTGCCGCTTATAGTAGAAACTGTTAAATACAAGTCAGACACTTCTGACATCTGTTCCCTTATATCAGATACGCCCTCTGCAAATTTACCTATTGCCATAGCAACTCTATTATTCGAATCATTAACAGATGTAGCAATTTTGTCTGCCCTTGTTTTAATATCAGACAATAGCTGTTCTCTCCATCCTGGAAGACGCTTTGAATAAATAGAGTATGAGTTAAAATAGTCTTTTATCATTTCGATATTATTCCGACATACTTAATGTTAGGTTCTGACTTGTCAGGATCGATCACAATAGCATCTAAGTAACAAGCTATCCTATAAACACCATTATTTAATATTCTAATTGAGTTATTTTCATCAATGGATATATTTTCATTTTTGTATAGTCCATTGCTATAATCTGGCGATGCAATATAAAAGCAAGATTCATCTCTATCTTCAATAAGGCCATCTTTTATTACAACCTCATCCTTACTCACCATGCCGTCCCTATATTTATAGGCATTCGATATCTTATATTTGAACTTCTCATTGCCTAAGACTACCTCTCTTGTCTTACCTAAACCAAGGGTAATTTTCTCGTCCATTAACTCTATGCCAGATCGAGAATATCCAGTCACGTTGATATTACCGGATATAATTGCAGTTTCTAAATCCTCACCCTTGATTACAACATTCAATGACCCAGAGTTAAGAATCTCTGCCCTTTTGGTTCTTAGAGATGCGACATCATTTGACGAGATTCGGTTGGCATCAATATCGATAAACTTAGATAAAGAGTCTCCGTCCTCGATATGTTCATGAATAATAGAGATTTCAATTGCCATTGAATTTTTGTGTTTATTCTTGATTACAAGAGGCTCATCTACTGCTATAGGAAATGACACCACTGGACTTGTATTTCCCATAGAATCAATTGCTGTAATTGAGGATATAACTACATCTCTTACGTTAGGGCGAATTATAATTCTATTAAAGAATGATACGCCCGGCCGCAAAGTCTCTCTTAATTCTTTCATGAAAAATGCCTTTCATTATATGGTGGCATAATATATGCCTCATCAGTAGTAGAGTAGATCATACTTCCTCTTGCTGAGGTGTCAATTTCCATAATTGCATAATGGCCAGCGTCTTCTGACGAAAGGTTACTGCCCTGTATAAAGTCTGACCCGCTTTTAATAATACCGAGTTTTTCTATATAACCATTATGCCATTTCTCCAAATCAGACTCAATTCTATCCATTGATTCTACTATAAAGTCAGATGAAGATGTAGCAGTTTCTCCAAATCTTGAAATTTCTTTTGTTACATAAGAAATGCCTATAGTATCTAGGTCTTTTATTCCTTTGACCTGAAGTTCATCGTTAACATAGTTAAACTGATGATTCTGAATAAACTCTTTCATACTCAACCTTTTGGAATATTAGATAAATGTATATATTCGGCTGTAATTCTTCCTATAGGATAATCTGATTTTTTAGCTTTAATATATGTTTTACCATCAAGCTTTTTCGATGCAAGCTCTACTAAAATCTCTCTATGTGTATTATATGTATTAACTAAACATAGTTTAGAATTCTCGCCAAGGAATACAGGAGAATTCCGTCTATGGAAACGGCCATCATCATCATCGACAAAATCAACATCTGTTTCTTCTTCTATATTTTCTATCTCTGCAAGTATATCGGTTTCTGTTTCACCAATAATAATTGGATATCCAGCTGATAAATTTGCGTCTATTACTGTTACGTTAGAGTTTACGGACTGTGGAGTATATTCAGATAAAACTATTCTTGAGAAAGATAGCTTTGGAATCCTTAAATCCCTTAGGCCTATACTACCTTTCGCCGGCATAGCTCTTCTTCCGGAAATGGCATAGTCTAAATTCATTTTCTTAATTCGTATTTCTGCTATTTCCAATACCGTATCTTTTTCTGATTCTGGTGAAGTGTGGAATAATGATCGCGGTGTCTCTGATTTTGCATTATTACTGCCTATTTTATATTCAACCCCGTTTACGGAATTAGGTGTAATAACAATAGCCGACGGCGCAGAATAGTCTATGCCAGTCATTGTTGAATAAATGCAGACCCCAAATTTATCAAATGCAGAGAATAAAAGTTCTGTATTCAAAAAATCCTCTGCATCACCCTTTGTAATAGAATATGGTGTTGCATAGACCTTAACTACAGACGCATTTCTAATAATGTTTAATGGTATAGATGCATAGTTGTTTACAGGCTCAATATATTCATATTCAACCTCAATTGATTTCAATGATTGGTTAACAAGTACGAATCCTTGATTATATACTACGTCCTTATCTGCATGAGATTTAACAGAATTGATATACCTATGCGGTAATTTTGCTACACCCGAATTTACAGGAACTGTTATTTTATTTGTTTTAATTACTGATGCTATGAACTCTGGAGACTGAAATCTATACTTCGTCTTTAGCTCATTAATTACGGCAATCCTATCACTAGAATATTCGTTTGCAAAGATGCCTACTATCGGGCTATTTGGATTTGTATATTCAGAAATTGTTGCAATTTCACCAGATATACTAGAGAATGAAATATTCTGTTTTTTACATCTAATAATATATTCTCCAGATGCATCTTGGGATACAGAATATGTTCTATTGTCGATTGTCTTAATGGCATTTAGGAAATGATTGGACTCTTTTACAAATACGGGAATTCCGATTTCGCGCAACTCAATACTACCATATTTAACATTAAGATATGGTGAATCGCTATATATCCACTTATCGTCTTTTGTCCAATGTTCTGCTGTGACAATTGGATCCCCTCTAAGCTGATATTTATACCAAAGCGGAAATCCATTGTGAGATATATCCGTAATTAATATATCAGGGCTGCTAGACCTAATGGTAACTCCGGATATAGATTTTGATTCAAGTCTGACAAATCTGAGTTTGTCTCCTTGGCTTTTGTGTTCAATTTCAATTAGGGATCCATTCAAAGGAGATGTATCAATAGCCACGACAGCATTTCTGCTGTCTGTGGCTTGTTGAAATTCTGCTGAATGCTTTTTCCCTACAATTGAAATATTGTAGGTTATTGTTGTCATGGAGCGTATTTTGCCCTTCTTGCAATAATATTTAAAACAGACTTATTATTCAGCTCGTTTTTCGATTTATCATTTTCAACTACTTCTATACCGCTTACAAACAATGTACCAAGACAGAACAAGTTACCGTTTGCAACCATAGAGTCTTCGATGTATGCATTATTGATTGTCGTAAATTTCTTACGACTTAGGTTGTTTGCCTCTCTAGACATTGCAGCATTAGAAGAGGTTATTGGGACTGTTTTTGTAGAGTCGCCTCTTATGCTATTAACAGACATCGAGTCTGCTTTAATCAATGAAGCTTCACCATTCATAAGAATAGTGTTGTTTTCAATGATAACGCCAGATCTTTCACTACCTGTCATTATAGCACCAGATACGTTCATCTTGCCAGATACGCTAACTGTGGAGTTAAATCTGGTTTCGCCCGCAAAGCTGTTAACCTCTGCAGCCCCTATCTGTGTAACACCTCTGGAAACGTTTACTTGTCCAAGTGTTGCAGTTGATGATGGGATCGATGTAATATCGCCCTGAAGACTTAGCCCTCCAGAAACGATTAAGTCTTTTTCGACAATTGCCTTGTCTCTAATATAGACACTATTCAGATCCGCCTGCTTGTCAATAATAATACCGCCCTTAAACTCTGATTGAGCTTCTGCGCGTATTGTTTTAACATTGGCAATACCTTCTACATCAAGATTACCCTTAGCCTTAATTGAACCTTCAACGTTCACTTTTGAGTTAAGAGTAGTCTCTCCGGATATTGTAACCTTATCGGTCATCAATACTTCACCAGAGAATGTAGTTTTTTCGTTTCCGAATATTACATCACCGGCAATAGTAATACTGTCGCCCTGCTGTCCAATATTAGAATTTCCTAAGAGGGTTGCCCCTTTGTCGGCTCTTAATTGTCCATCAGAAACAATATCACCCTTGGCATATATATTACCAGCTGAACTAATATTCTCTTTAATATCTAAGGCTGAGAACTCTGCGCTAGACTTGGAATTAATTGGGCCATCTATATCTAGACCTGCTTTTGCTTTAATTGCAGACTGGAAGCTGGATTGACCTATTACATCCAATTCAGATTTAATAGAAACCGGCGCTGACATTTCTACATCGCCAAGGAAGATGTTTCTATTATTGTTAAACGTTGCATTAGACAAGACATTTAACTTATCATTTTCATCTGAACCTATATAGGTATCACCATTTAGCTGTACCTTGCCTCCAACATACATATCACCTTGTATAGATGTATCTTTCTCTATGCTTAGCATCAATGCAGTTGCAGTTCCGGTATATCTAGCATTTGTGGCTGTTACGTCGCCATCAGCAGTTAAGTTGCCATTTGTAACGAAATCGCCAACACCAGAGATACCTGCTCTAGCATCAAGTTTGTTTACTACTGATAACTGTCCAATGGTGGCTGCATTAAATTTTGCCGAGTCGCCATTAATAGCACCTGTTGTAGATATAGTTCCAGATCCACTAAATCCGGCTCTAGAATATATATCGCCTTCAATATTGATCTGTTTTGAGAATGTTGCAGGACCTGAGAATATTGAACTAGATTGAATTGCCAATTCATTCGCAGCAAGTCTATTCTTAGTTGAGATTGATCCACCAACAGAAAGTCCAGATGTAATTTCAACATCTTCTGTGAAGTCAACCTTACCAGTGAATCTTGAGTTTCCTGAAACGTCAATTTCTTTTGTGGAAATCTTAGTTCTGAATTCTCCGCTCTCTGCGCTAATATAACCAGCGGCATCTATATTGCCGTTCAGGCCGATATTCTTATCAATAGATGCTGAGCCAAATATTTTTAATGGACCTGTTGTAACCTCTGAATATGACAGGTTAGAACAGTTCATCTCGCCGGCTCTAGTTTCGGCGAATACTACACCGTTCCTAGATTCTACAACGAGCCATCCAGGAGGACAGTCTGCATCTGCACCTGTTGCATATATATTTGCATCTGGGCCTACGTGGATACCTTGCCTATCGCGCAAAGATGATTCTTTAACTTTGATATTGTAGAAATCACCTGTGCCAGCGAAGGTATTTGCTCTTGGCATTAATGTAAGATTATCTAACCTTGTTGCGCCATCTTTTGCAAGTTCCCCGAAGCCATATTTGGTTCCAAGGACGCTGTTAACCTTTGTGGTATCTTTTAGGAAATATAAATCACCATTGCCAGTTTCGAAGTATGTATCATGGTCTGTTTGTGTAGCTTGACCACCGTTTTCTGCTGATACATAAACATTTGCAAATGGTAGACCTTCTTGGCGTTGGTAGCGGATACCGGTATTTTTACCAGACTCTTCAATAGTAAGTGGTTTCTTACCTGCGATTGTTGCCGAGCCGCCTACGCTCTTAATAGAGTTAGAATCTTCGCCGCCAAACTTAATTGAACCATCTCCGCTTATATCTATAGACGTAGGATTAAAAGATTTTGCGGACATTTTGTCAAAGGTGACAGGAAGCTTAAATTCAACTGACGCTTCAGCATCATCTGACGATACTTCAACCTTATTGCCATCATTACTGCGGAAATCAACCTTAGAAACCTTGATACCACCTGTACCCTTAGTTGCGAGAGTACCAGATACAGATGCGTCTTGAACAGAGATATCTTTAGCCTCTACTGATGCCAACTCTTCATCTGTTTTAGAGATTTTAACTAAGCCGTCTTTTGCCTTAATATTAAGAACGTTCTTAGCATCACCCTTATCACCTGTAGAGTAAATCTTATTTCCATCAAATTCAATGGCAGTAGCATATAGGTTTTTCTCTTCACTTGGCAGACCATGGGTATTGATTTTAAGGCCAGAATTTGCACCAAATAATTTTATACCTTGGAAGTCTTTATCATACATCAATGATGTACCGGTAGAGACGGAACCGAAGAACAGTTTATTTGAATTATCCAACGTATTATTATAGAGGTCTCCAGGGTTTGTAGAACCTATAAGAACGTCGCCGAGGATTGCGTTATTAAAGTTACCAGGATTGTCTGGCGTATAACCATCTCTATGGAAATAATGAGGGTGGTCATCACCCTTATGTTTAGAGACGCCAAATCCAGGCTGTCCACTAACATACCTATCAGAAATTAAATCCACCAATTTTGAGTGGCTTAACAGAGCAGATGGGTCTTCGCCGTTATGGGCATGAGAAGTAAACAGTTTGTATAGAAGCCCTACACCATCCCCGACCGTCCATCCATTTACGTATAAAACGATTTCAGGATTTTCGGGGAGAGACATCTGTGTCTTAAATTTAAATGTAGAGTCGCTTAATAGATATACAACTGCATCTGATACCCTTTGGTAACGTTCATCTGACTTAACCCATACTGATACGTCAGACGGATTAGCTTCTTTGGTTCCATTTGGATCAACATATGGTCTAACCTTTTCTGGTAATGATGGTTGTAGACCATTGGGGATATTAATATCGCCAACCTTTGTGGTAGGTTTAATTGTTACAGAATATGTTGTATTATCTAGCTTTTGAACTTCTGATCTTGGCTGTTTACCATTAGTTACACTTGCTATATTTGGATATGTATTGGTTACATATTTTTCATATCCAGGAACACTTGGAAATCTTCCTTTATAGGTTACAGAGAATTGGCCCTCTGGATTCTTATAAAAGTTTAGTCTTCGACCATTAATAGAATAATGGGAGTCATTAGTCATTGTAGTCTTATCGACTTTTTCGTATGACTTGCCGGATTGAGCAGTAATTGTTACATCTGTCAAAGGTATAAGTGTCAATACGAAATCTTGAGAAGACGATCCGCTAAAGATTTCAGTAAAGTCTGTAATGGTTTCGCCGAAAGGAATTTGTGGCGCTAATAGTTCACCATTGCCAAGTGTACCAGCAAGTGTACTATTAAGAGAGTCTGACTTCCCAGTAAAATTATTTACGTCGCCGATATCGCTATTAATGCTATTACTTGCTTCTGCAAGCCTGTTTATAGCATCAATTGTTCCTTGCTGGGTTATTGTGCTTCCTGAAAGCAGAGTTAATTTATCCATTGTTATTACCTATAGTGATAGGGTTAGCTATATTCAAATACTCGATGGAGCCGTTTTCTTCGGTTCCGTAATATATTTCTACTTCTCTTTGCGGCGTTCCTAATGCAGCTACTATTGAATTGAGTATATTAGAATTTGACTCTACCCATTCATCTTCCTTTATTGGAGTATATTTAATAATATATCTTCCACTTGAATTGAGCTTTATTGTGCCTGCATCATCTTTATCATAGTCTGCAACTTCTGTTCTTGAATTTCTATGACCGATCCTAACAATAGATATCGAATTCTTATCTGTCAAATAAGGAAGAATAATTCTTCTATCTTTATCATCTACCACTACTTCAAGCGAATAAATACCAGACTGTGGATTATCTTTTGCTTTATACACATCGCCATTTGCTACGCTATTATATGATATTGGATTTGCGCCGCCTGCTTTATATCTGCTTAATAGCTTCGACTTAATATCATTGATGACAGTTATATCAGATTCGCCTATTTTTGATAGAGCCTCTCTTGTCCACTCTGAACTTGCAGGATTTAAAGTATACTGACCAGGAGAAAGGATATGCCTTTTGCCAGGATAATATACAACACCATTGATATCGATAGTCCCTGATGCTTCTAAAAAGAAGTTTACTTTAGAGGTTATTGTATTGCCGCTAGAGACGATATTGTCTTCCGACTTGTTATTTATCTCTAATAAGTTTAAAACAATCGAAGGATCTATTGCGTCTGTATATACGGCTGGTCCGTTATGAACAATTACCAGTGGCGCTAAACTATACCTAATGGTTAACTCTGCTCCGGATTTATTTATAACGATCCCAGAATACTCATTGACAATGTAATCGGTAGAGCCATCGATACTTACATTGGCAACAGGGTAGTAATCCAGTTTTATAACCTTATCCGATGAAATTTTTGTTTTCTCTCCGTCAATTGTAATATGAGAGATTTCAATTGCAAGTTCACCGGCCTCTTCTAGGTTTATACCATGATTATGGGAGTCTTCCTCTATGTGGTCCAACTCTCCAACCCTTGTTGTTGTGACATAGTATTTATGGTCTTTACTGTTGCCATATTTTATATAAACAGAGTCAGATGAGGGGCCTCTTTTATAGATAGATGCAGAAACTGGTACATACGACTTTAGTCTTATTTTATTACTAGTTGGAATAAATCCATACCCATTCGTAGCTGAAACTGAACTATTGTCTTTTAAAAATGACATCGATCCAGAGCTCATCTTTCCAAATTCGTCAAATAATATTAACTCAGACTCCCACCCGAACTTGGAAACAGATCCAACAGACGTGTATGTTTCTAGTATAACACTCCTGTTGTCGTCTATTTCTGAAAGTCTTAGTGCAGGATTTTTATACTCTTCTGATATACCAGCCCTAGATCCAACTTTTATATCATAGGTTAATGTAGGCATTATCTTTTCCATATGTCTTTAGGTTAAAATCAACTATTGCATCATTAACCTGCTGTATATCTTTAATTCTTTTTATATCCCTAATAACATTAGCTTCTGCAGACAATAGGACGAATGTCTTTGCCCTATGAATGCTCTCTATTTCAACTGGCATATCTGAGCTTTCTGAAAAATATTTTCTATTACCAGAAATGGTATTGTCGCTCAAAATACGTATCTCAACGTTTTCATTGTAGCTACCAATAAGCCCTTTGGCGATATATTCTGATACCAGTGAAGCGATGTATATAGGGGAACGCTTGGCCTCTGTTACAACTAGATCTACATTTGAATAATTCATAATTGATATTGCAGGGACTTTTTCCATTCCTTTGAAAACTTTTGCCGATATGCCTTTATCTTTCAATATCTTAAAAAGTTTTGCAACGGTTAGGTCTTTTAGGTCTATGGATTCACCATCCACTTTTATAATCCCATCGTATACAGATATCACCTTGTCAGTATTGTATATTGCAATAGCCGGATAGGTTTCACCAATTGTATTGATATAAGATGGCGACAGTTCTAACCTTCTAAATGGGTCGATGTCGATTTCTTCAACTTTAATCATGATACCTTTATCCTTTTATAATCTGAATCTAATGCAATCCTTGAGTTATTATACCTAGAATAAATATGTCTTAACGGTCTAACTTTATATACCGAACCTTTTCTTGCGACATATAATTCCTTGTTATACAGGTACATAGCTGTGCATCCATCAATAATATCTAAATATTGAGATACCATTTGGGCAATCATTGTAGAATAAATATTTCCATCTTCATCTTCTACTTTAAAGATATATGGATCTTTATTGTCACACATAATGGCGATATTAATAATATCAGCCGTAATTCGTGCATCAATCCATGTATTGTCATCTACCATTAGATTGCCAAATCTATCTACATAATATAGTGTATCACCATTCTTAACTGATATTCTTATATTATTGCTGCTTGATTTAGATGCTATTTCATGTGCCTTAACTCTTGCTCTAATAACAGAACCAACTCTATGTTCATAATCTTCTAGGTATACATACTCATTATTATTTGCAGACCCGTCAGATATTGTATCTGAAGATAAATTAAATGTCGGTTTTGCTACACCCAACCATCCCGCTTCATCTACTGTATATACATCCATTATTGAAGATACAAATCCAAATCTCGCAGGAATCTCCATATCGTATTGCCCGATCGGCGAAGCCAATTCATTAGCCTTATCAACTATAAATACGGTCTCTTCATCAAAGATAATACCTGCATCTAAGAATGAGCCATCTAGATCCGTAACTCTGCTAGGAATAGTTTCTTTTGTCACTACAGAATGCTCGTGCTGACAATCTATATAATTTGCAACGTCAATTTTTATAGGAGTTTGAATTGAACATATTTCTGAAAATTCATTAAAAGACTCGAATACGCCTTTATGTGTTACTAGAACCGGCTCTACTATATACTTGTAGTCTTTTGTATAACCGCTAATTATAACTGGGATACTTTCAATACCGCCGTTTGAGATTATATATGCTCTATTAGGCGATACAAATCTTAAATTTAAATGAGTTTCACCAGGTTCTAAACTTACAGAGAAAGAATCTTCAAGCCAATTGGATTTATCCTCTTTTAATTCTACGCCGGTAACAGGATAGAGTCCGAAGAACTCTTCTCCATACTGACCTACGTTTTGAAGAACAGAAGTGCCGATATATTCGACACTCCCATCCTCTTTGATAATCCTTGTAGATTCTGCTTCTACCTTATTATACTCTCCATAAGATGGGATGGTATATAACTTAGAATATGTATCTAGGCCTGATTGTCTGTATCTAGTATTTATTAGATTAGAGGAGTATTCGATATTTGAATTTATGATATCAGATATAGGAGATAATACTCTACCTACATTTGAATATGGTGATAGATATGGAGTTGACCATTTTGCGAAATATTTTGTTAGAAGATTTAGCGATAAATTCTGCTTCACTCTGGTGCCCCTTGTGCTTCCGCATCTGAGAATACGGCTATATATGGGCCATCAATGGCAAGGGTTCCGCTAGATTGTGACCCTATAATACCTAACTTATTATGCGATGTTATGAATCTATCAACTTTAACTCCGATTCCCGACTCTGTAATCCTATTGTTTAGTTCGTCAATATTAATAGTTTTTGAGAAAGGAGTATAAACGCTATTAAATGCATCTGACATTGCAGCCATAGCCATGTCCTCTGTTACATTTGTGTATGTGTACAAAGGTGAAACTCTGATTACTTCTGCCTCATGGACTTCTATTCTTTGCTCTGCAGATAACTTGTAATCTGCCCTTGAACGAATAGCTGAAACAATTGCTTCAAAATTTTGTTCTGCTTCATTCAAAAGCGTTTTTGATGTAGCAATATAAACCCTTGTTACACCTAAAGATTTATCCTCTTCTATGCTGTAATATTTAATTAAAGGAATTGAAGATATGATTCCTGCCAGCGCCGCATTGCTAGACCCATGTGTTTTATTTTTAGCTAAGAAGACTCTATTTCTAAGCTGAAGGTCATCCTCTTCATATAGTCTATTATGGATAGGCTTTTTGAATCGGATAATCGCGCCAGTTGTATGAATATTGTCCTTGCTAAAAATATCAATATAGGTGTTAGTTTTAATATCGGACTGCGAATTTGAAATAACTCTTGCTGCTACAGGGATAGAAACTTCGCTAGTTGAGATGTAAACATCCTTTAGGACTTCTATAGTAGATGATCCAATTTTGAATTGTTTGCCCGCTTTGATTGCTAATTTTCCGTCAGAGAACTTCGGAAATGAAATCCCATTTTCGGGCTCAAGAGCAATTGCCGCATCCTGTTCGTCTACATAAATATCAGAATAAATATCCCTAACTACACCAAACTCTAGCGCATTATTTGTCAGAGTTTCTCCAACTGCCAATTCCGTATATGTACTATTAACAAGTCCATTAGAATATTTGATAGAATCGGATATAACTCCACCGATAGATTCTGCTATCCCGGCCATAATTGATGACCGGCTATCATTATTAACGCCTGTAACTTCTGCCATCTTCTGAAGGATGCGTCTTTTTGTTAATGTTGGATTAGTAACTTCACTAAACATATCTAATTCCTCCAGAAGGACTAAATACTATATTCAACTCATTCTCTCTATTGGTTAAAAAATCACCAGTCGTTCCAACTGAGATTTTAAAAAAGATTTTATCTCTATCAAGAATTGGAATTACTGAGAGTTGAGATGCATTTAAAAAATTATCTGATGTTAAAGAGTCTACAATTGATCGTTGTATCTCAATTGCAAGATTTTGATTAATTTTTCTGCCTATAAATGACTGTAAATTTGCACCATATAATTTGTGCAAAAATAAATCCCTATGACTAGTCATAATTCTATGTGCAGAATTTTGTACAACAATATCATTTTCATTTCTTGTTGACTTAATGTCATATCCGCTAAATGATATATCCCCGTATTTATCCATACGAAGATCTCTTTGTATGTTTTTAGAGTACATTAAAATATTCCTGTAATAGTGCTTACAACTATGGAATTTAATACCTCTTGTGTTCCAATATTTTTAGTTGGAACTGTAACTTCGAACGTTGGAACTGGGGTAATTATAGTTGACGGCATGCCAGATAAGGCAACCGGATTGAATTTATAGAATCCACCAAATGTCATTGATGTTGGAGATGCAGATACAGAAAACGGGCCGTTAACAAACGTCCCGTAATCTTTGTGAACTGAAACAGACATCGAGCCTGATGATACTGCAGTCACATCCTCTCTTAAATCTACGACTGTTGAACTTGTTGGTGATGGTCTTAGTAAAAGAGACATTAACTACGTCCTGTAAAAACTGTTGCGGGCATATAGCAATCCTTTTGTCTTGTCTCTTTCTGTACATCCAATATTGTATACTTCTTATCAATACGGGATGAGAAATCAACATATTGAGATTGATGTTGCGGTGCTGCTACAAACATACTTTGCTCTGAGCCATACACACCAACGGCGCCCTTATGGAATCTTGGGTCATAAACCTCGCTCTGAATAACTTCTAAATTCTTAGAAGCTTCATTGCTCATTGTCTTAATTTCCTTCTTCGTCAATTGGTCTATTATACCATCCTTATTCCTGGACCGCAAATCAAACAACTCTCGTCTAGTCATAATGCGTGAGTCAGAATTGTTTATAATTGTTGCGCCTTCAGGGAACCCTGTTGATGTGAAAAATACCATCACTCTGCAGTCAATAAGTGTTTTAGGGTCAACTGCTTGTACAGAACTATTAATATTAATTGGTATTAACAGTTCCGCCATTGTTGCAGTGCTTTCTGGCGCGTATCTAGGTAATCCTACCAGATGTCGCCCACAATTAACTGTATTCCCCATCATATCTAGCATGGGTTCACCTTCAAGTCTTATAACAGCAAACAGTTGAGTTCCTTGAATTGAAATAGATTGTATGGAGCCGACTCTTGTGAAGTCAGCCCCAGATTTATTTACTAGGGCTGTTGACATATTAATCCGTAGCTAATTTAAAGTATAAGGCATATGGGGAACCATCATATCCGGCCCTAGTTGTAGCCTCGTTGATGTCGCCTAAAGCCCTAATAGTTTCTTTTACTGTCTCTATCTGCAATCCTAATGGTGTCTCTGTATCATTCCATCCTATGAGACCAGCCGTATATTCTTGTCCATATACTTTTACTGGAAACTTCATAAGTGCCCTGTGTCTCATTTCAAGTTTGAGTGCATATGATTCAATTAAATTCTGAACCATTGCCAATGCACCATAAACTAAAACTACCAAAAGTGCTGAGACCGCTGCTGTTGCAATAAACCCACCAGCTGCAAATCCCATAGCGGCTGTTGCTACTGCCCTACCACCGGCTACAACTCCACGTACTGCTGAGATTACTCTTGCAACTCTTGGTAGCGCCTGTAGTGTTTTAGACCCAACCGAAGAACCGAATGCCATTGCTGTGTGTGCCAAAGAGCGAACCCAACCAGCACCAGCGACAGCTTTTCCGGCCCTAGCAGCAAGACTTAAACCACTTGATGCTCTACTTATTAAAGAACCACCAGCTATACGACTAGCAGAGCTATATACGAATGCGCCTGTCAGTCCACCAACGGCAACGTTACCAACTCCAAGCAGATACACAGATGCACCAAGATCAGTAGGCTGGAATGCGGTTTGTTCATAGATAAGTCCAGGAATTGTTTCTGCACTGGATACCTGAGCATACTCTGATGCTGCTGTAGACACAAAATTCATGAATATGCCAAGTTTCATGTATAGATTTGAATACATATGTGTTGATGGTTCTACAAACATACCTGGTGTAATAATTGTCACATAGCCATCATACTCTGTAAATACATGTTGAACTTCACGACATTTAATTACGCCAGACATATTTCTAAGATCATCTTGGATAAATGCATAATCACCAGGTTGTATATCTGGATTTCCAGTGACAATAACTGCACCGTTATACATTTTCTCTAATTCTTCTAATAGATAACCTTGAGCAGTTTTAATTGCCATTCCTACAGAGCTAATAGAGTTGTCATTGATATATCCAAATTTAGCGAGTGAACCCTTTAGCCCACCATTTGCCTTCATATCGAATATATTTTCTCCGTATCCAAAATCCTCTGGATCGCCGTTATATTCAACTTTAGCACCTGTTATGCAGTTTTGATCTAATTTCAATTGATTAGAAATCAGATTATAAGAACTGTTAAACATATGGAAATTGGTTGCCGGAACATATGATGAAACATCCACGTATTTATCCGCATTTGCGGCATCCAATAGGTCTATTACATCTGAGCCATTAGATTTTAATGTCTGCTCGCCTATGACATTGATTTTGTCTTTCATATTATTTTCTACATATGAATTACCAATGCCAGTTGTGTCTCCTGCAAGTGCCTCGTTTGCTTCTTTCTTGAAATCAGCTTTCTTCTGTATTTTTGATAAAAACTCTGCGGCTAATGATGTTGGCTTTTCTTTGCCTATCATCATTTGCTCTTTAATGCCAGAGAAGGTTGTTGAACGTCCCTCTATATTCTTAACAAGAAGAATAGATGAAGGAAACATTCTTCTTCCTGTTGTTAGAACGTCCCAAACAGTCTTATTGACGACATTAAAGTTTGAGAAGAAGTCATTCAACGAAAATGGGAATAGATCTTTTAGACTTGTCACGAAGAACCTGTCTGCCATATCTACGTTCATTAACCAGAAGTTTTCCAGACTTTCTGTTGCACCTTTAGCAGAGTAGAAGAAGTATTCGTCTAGTTGGGAGTTCCAAAGAGAATTACTAAATCCTATGCCACTATCACCGACAAGAGTTGATGCCGCTGTTTCATTGCTCATACCTCTTACGTCTCTAAAGTCATTATTGTCTGCAAACCATCTAGGGTTTCTGCCGAAACTATCTAGATTAGCAGATTTAAGAACTTTGGCAACGGCTGCGGATATATATAGGTTATCGATATCTGATAGGAATGAGAATGTTGGAACTACGTCTCCAATGAAGAGTTGCTCGTTTTGTAATTCTCTACCATAACCCTCTGCAACGATTGTTAGAACTTCGCCGCCGTCAGACTCTGTTACTATGCCGTTGAATACAACGGATAGTTTATTTGGGTCGTTTCCATAACCCATTCTAATCTGAATCTTGTTACCAGCTTTAAGTCTAATTTGGTCCATCGCAACTATTCTAGCAGCGTCAGAATTTAGAGAGCGTATATCTATATTCTCAGACTTTAATGTTCTGATTTCTTTAGGGTCAGATGCTGTATTCAGAGCGTTTAATACTTCGAATGTTGCAACGGCAACTGGGTTATCCTGATTTGCCATTTCAACTCTAATATTTCTAACTGCAGGAACTTCATAGTATGATGCATGTTGACGATAATTGATTAAATTAATTAAACTATTTTCGTCATTACCGTGAACCATGTAAACCTTATATGTCGGTATTAATTTTTGAATACCCCTATTAAGATCCTTGACGAAATTCTCTAGTCTAGATTTAGCCTGGATTTCTTCTGTCCATGGTACTGGGTCTACAACTGCCTCAATAGGATCTTTTTCTCTTCCTGCGTATAGCTCGTTGATATAGCTATTTGCAACATCTGATACATTCTCACCGGAAGCAACTCTTGCTAAAGCTGTTGACGCAACAGCCTCTTCTTGTGCCTGCTCTTTGGATTTGCCACTAGACAATGATTTAACGTATGAAGCTCTTGCTGCGAGTAAGGCTTGTCTAACTCTTTCTGGAGTATATCCGGAATGAACTTTATCGCCGCTTGAACTTGCAGAACGTCCATCAGGCATAGGAATTGATCTCCATTCCAATGCAAACTCTTTGTGAGCCTTGTCTAAATCGTTGCTTTCACCTCTAATGTATGCACCAAGCGCTGGGCGTTTATTGAAAATTAGCCATGTGCCGATTTTTTCCTGCACTGATGGAGAGAACGGAGTATTACCATTTAGGCGAAGTCCTTGTACAGCAGCCCTTAATGTTACAGGTATCGTTTGGTATTTACCTACAGCATGAAGCTGACCTGCATTTTGCATAGCCATAACTTGGGCAATCGTCTTGTTTGATAACCCCTTATTGCCAGAATTTAATTTCCTACCGGTATACCAGTTGGCAATATCATAACTTCCGCCGCTCTCTCCTGCTGCAATAAACTCTTTTAAGGTCATAATGCCTGAGCGTGCCTTTGAGCCGCCTCTTGCATATGCTGCAGCAGAATAAGAGGAATTCGTCTTGCTAGATGTTGCTATTGATGTTGGACCATTCGTGGTTTTACCATAGTATGCTTTAGGGCTAATTACCTTGCCATTTATTCTTATTTCGTAATGTAAGTGCGGACCTGTAGACCCACCAGTATTACCTGATAGACCAATAACCTGACCTCTTCCGACACGAGAACCCTCTCTTACAAGAATTCTGCTTAAGTGGGCATATCTGGTTTCAATACCATTTGCATGCTTAACGTATATTACGTTACCGTATCCGCGCTTACCATTTTTATTCATCTGAAATTTGGCTACTGATACAACACCATCGTCGGCAACACGTACAGGAGTTCCTACCGGTACTGGCATATCTAAACCCATATGCCTTCCACCGAAGTTTTGCAAGTCTCTACCTAGTCTTGTATAGGCAACTATGTTTTCAAGTGGCAAGAGTCTTTTATTAGACCCGGTGCTCACTTTATAATCGCGCTCATATTGTTCTCGGGTATAGACTAATTTCACATCGGCTTTTCCTTTTGGCGATGTTCCGCCAGAAGGATCTTGAACCATAACAGATGCACCAGTGGTTGAGTTACCACCAGCGTCATTCATGGCCGGAGCAGTAGTATAAATATTAAGGTCAGTTTTTATCAACGCGCCAGTGGCCTCGAGCAGACTATTAATCTCGGGAAGTTTTTCATCCCAAAACGCTACTACTTTATCTGGAGAAAGAATTCCTTGGTCATATATAAATGGGAATGACGATAAATCTCTCCAGCTTTTATACTCTTTTGTAGGAGTTAAACCTCCAAATATTTCTTTTATTTTTAGGTCAGGAATACCTTCACCGTTAAACGATGTATAGTTTCCCTCCATCTTTTCAATCCAATTCTTCTCTTTTTGAAGGTCTTCTTTTAGCGCCTTGATTGTTATTGGATTAAGGTTTGTAATGGTCTCAAAATACAGCGATTCTATTTCTGAGTCCAGTAGTCTTACACGCTCTAACGTTATTCTTTCTTCAGAGCCTGATGCGGTATTTGCTGAGATTAGCTGCATATATAGTTGAATTATATATACAGATTTTTGTGTTGCATCTGCCTTTTTGAAAACATCGGATTCTTGCAAAGATTTGGCTTCTGGAAATTCAGACTTAGCTGTCCTATTTAACGCATCAATTAAGCGGTTATTGATAACAGAGATAATAGTGTCGTATTCTGATGTGCTAGAGCCGTCTTTTTTAAGAGCCTTGTATTGTCCTATAACTTCAATAAGACGTTGTGCTTTATTTGCTGAATCATTCCATCCATTAACGGATGATGCCAGAGCATACCTGCTGGATTCTATTGCACCATAAGAGTCAGACTCTATAAATGTAAAGTTGTTTATTAAAAGATTATTTAGTGAACCAGAAGTGGTTGCATGAGATGAGTCTAGAACTGCATATTTAATACCGAGACCATTTACTAATGGATTCTCTATGGCTAGAACATCAAGTCCTTTCAATGCAGGTGTTGAGACTCTGACATAGTTGGTCATCTCATCGGCTTTTTTTACTGCTTGCATAGCCGTTGTTGATGCCATACCTTTTGTATGATTAACTGCTGTTGTAATTAAAACTTCTGATGGTGAGCGGCCTAAATATTGTGCATATGGATATACAAACCCTTGAACCGTTTGATTTGCAAATCTATTTCTGCGTCTTACAGTTATAGACTGCAACGCTACGTCTCCATCTTTGACATTTGTTCCAGCCAGTCTTTCTCTGACGTAGCCAACCCAAATTCTTCCGGTTTCATCATAACGCTCTACATTTTCCTCTGTTACTTCGGAGATGTTTGATTGTGATGTTTTCTTGCCGTCTTTTGTCTGCAATGATCCGTCTAGGTCTACAGTTTTTAATACCCTAAATTGTCTAACAAGATTCCAGCAGAAATCTGATTTTGATCTTCCATCAAACTGTAAGTCTGTCATAACTAGAGGCCATCCAAGATTAAACTCAAATGAGCGGCTTAGTCCAGAATTAAGGATAGCTTCAATGTCATCGCTAAGGTTCTTTTCAACCATAAAGTTAAGAATGTTTGACTCTTCTGGATTGTCAACATACTTAACATAGCTTCCGGTAGATACTACGCTGTCACCCTCTTCTCCATTATATTCAGAGATATTCCTAACTTTTCCTGATTTAGTTTTAACCTCTGCGCCCTCTTCAATAGAGATAAATTTGATACTTTTAGCCAGCGGCTTCCAGTTAACCATCTGCAATCTTAAGGATACGGTAACTACGCCCTGGTCTGCATCTGTCGATGACATTTCTGCCTGGAATTCATGCAGTGCATACATATAGTACCCAGAACCTATGGCTAGATTTAAAGGCATCAGATGGTTTTCAATAATTGCATCTGATCTGATAAATACGTATGGAAATGAATTACAGATAGCTATCAGGGTTTTAAGCTTCTCTACCTCTTTTGCATCTGAAACATCAAATGCGAATGTGGCAAGATGAAGCATCTCGCTATATCTGGATTTAGAAGATAGAACCGAGGTATCTCTTAGGAATTCGTGTTGGGTTGTATAAAATTTATCAACCTTATCGAATGAGATCGGTTCTAAATCTAGCATTCCGTTGATAGAAAAAGTAAATCTTGCCATATTCTTCTCTTAGTAATTTCTATTGTTAAATGTTACTGTTGATCTTTGATTTGTGTCGCCCTGTATTAAGCCCCTTAAGTTTTGCTTAATTCTGGCGTCAGAAATACCACTAATTACTTGTCCATTAATAGTAACTGAATTGGGATCATTGCCCCAGTCTTTTATATAGCTGGTTTCTGATGTCCTGCCTTCGAGTACGGGACTTGTTCTTGCTACTGGAGAGTTATACATTGGTGAGCTTGTATTTGGAGTTTCCGACCTGCTAATCATTGCCAGTCCGGCCAAACCTGCAGCCCCAAGAATAAGCTTGTTCTTATTGTGTTTCAATGTATCTAAGACGCTATAAGCTCCGTCTTCTATTTTATTAATGGTACTAGAATTCGGCTCAAAAGGCAATACTTCAGGGCCTACTTTACTATTTCTGGCGGCTGCTGCTACTGCCGCTGAAGTTGGGTTAGCGCCAAATCCTTTGCCACCAACCATACCCGCGGCATCACTTATCACCTCTCCACCATATTTACCTACAGACTTCCTAACAGTATTGATTGCGTCCTGGATAGACTTCCCTATATCATCATTGCTATGCTGATATAAAGAACCCATAAAGTCGCCAATAATGTCTCCGAGCTTATTGTAGTTTGCGTGTTTACCACGGTTTTCTAACATAAACTCGTCAATCTGCTCCATAAGGCTTGCCGATATTCCATCCTTATTTGCAAGACGAACAGATTTAAGTGTATTTTCTTGCATTAAGTATGCAGCCTGATCGGCGATGTAGTATCTAGCCCTAATCTCCTCGACAGCAGCTTTCCTTGCGGCTTCATCCATTTCTAATCTTGATAACAGATTCATCTCTTCATCTTTGGCACGTTTTAGAGAGCCTTCTACCAATTGATGGTATGCGGTTACCCTTGGCGCCTCAATATCACGTTCTTTACCAGACATAATGTTTTCGATAAGTTTTTGTGTAACATCATTAACACCTGAAATGTTGGTAAACTTTTTACTACCCTCATTTAATTTTGGTGTTAGTTTTGTTATTGCCGCCTTATGGCTTTTTATCATTTCAGCCTGACGCTTCATGATCCTGACCATTTCTTTGTTATGCTCTGAGAAGTCTTTTGACTTAGTATCTAGAACTGACAATATGGCCTTATCATCGTCGAAGTCGCCGGAGTTGATCTTCATTATGTTGGCATCCATCCCGACAGCCATACCTTTACCCATATTTCTGTCTACGACAAGCTCTGTACTAAGAACAGAGTTAGGGCCAGTTGCAGGTTCACGAGTGAACAAACCTTGTACAGGATGCTTCGTTTCTTTGTCTATAACCCTAAACATTCCACTATCTCCAATTTCCTGATATTGGAACCTCTTCTTATCAAGACCGTATTCTTCTGCAGCCTCTCCAGATATAAATACCCTTACTTTGTCCTTATTCATTCCTGCATCAAATACTGCTTGTTGCGCTTCATTTAAAGGCTGAACGGTTGAGTATGATGCATTTCTATAGTTCCTACCTGCTGCCGCTTTTTTAAGAGAGGAGCCTGTTTGTTTCTGAAACTGCTTATACTCTTTAAATGCATTCATGTAAGCCGTTGCGGCAAACTCTTCTGCTACACCACCAACACCTTTGGCGTTCATATAATCGGATAAAGTAAGTAGAAGATTTCTTCTTATCTTTGTTGCTTCTTTTGTGGCATCTTTGCCATTTGGAAGCTCTGCATAACCGCTGATATTACTATCTAGTATTGGTATAGATAAAGACTTATAGCCCTTGAATTCTTTGCTCATTCCTTTTGGAACAGGAAGATTAATATTAAGGATTCCGTCTTGTGGTTTTATATGGCTTAAAGACCCACCGCTTTCGAAGGCCTTGATACGTTTTGTTTCGTCCTTATTAAATAGATCTTCAATTTGAATGGCGCGTTCTCTCTGGTCTGCATCGAATACATGTGAGAATTCATGCCCAGCCTCAAGTTCCATGCCCCTAGCTTTTGCTTCATATATGGCATCCATATTTAATGTTGTCAGAGCATCTTTCAGTTCACGAGAATCTGTTAAATTATCAAATTTACTCATAGCCATCCAAGACATCTTCTGACCACGACTTGATTCACCTGTAAGTGCTGCTGTACCTGGACGTAAACCGGCTAGGTTAAATAGACTCATATTGGCACCCAGCGATTCTAGTTTGCCATAGTCATGTTTAATTGCGCCATACATTTGGTCATAACCAATCTTGCCTGAAGAGTATAAGTTTTGACGTTTGCTTGATGCCTTAATAAACTCGGCCATTGCAGAAGAAATATCTTTATCCTTGCCTATTTGTATAGGGACAGTGGAGCCATCACCCAGTGCGAAATCTAAGGTTAATGTTTTTCCTCGGTTAAGTGCTTTATCGTGGGCTTGTGACAGGTTTCCTAACATAGTACCCAATGCAATATTAGAGAATTTGGCGTCCTCGATGGATTTGGCTGCGAATAAACTTGCCCTTGCTCGTTTAGCTTCATTGCCTGCCTCGTTTGAATCTAGTCCAGCCTCTGATAGTTTACTGAATGAATGTTGCAAATCCTTCAGTGCCTGCGGAGCATCTTTTGGCAATTCACCTGATACATCTAACCCGCTATTAGTTATAACTTCTCCGATTATATTTTTAGCTCTATTAATTTGGCCTTTATCTCTGAAGTTGCTAACTTCTAAGCCTTGAAGAGTGTAACCTGTTTTGAAGTCTTCTGAACGAACGTTGATGTCTCTGTATGTATTTCTAACTTTTGACAATGCAACATCTAGTTCTGCGCCGTTTTGCTCTACAAACTTTTCAACAGCACCCCTAAACTCTTTTGGCGAGAATCTACTACGGCCTTCAGGTAGAACCTTCTGTAGCTGACTGTGCCTTTCAAGGTTTCCAGTATTTTTTGATGAGACTACAACAGATCCATTCTCCATTGAGATTGAACCCTCTCTCTCAAATCTATCTATAATTTCCTTTAATGCAAAGTCACGCTCTGTTCTATACGTAGAAGTGGATTTGACATCGTTGAAGATTTTTATACCAGAGTTTGAGTCTGTATCAGTAATAACATTATTAGTGCCGATAAATTTGTATCCATCTCTAGTATTTTCTATTCTCGAAACTGTAAACGAGTCTACTGTCTTTGGAATGGCATATTCTTTGCCACCGAAGAAACCTATACTTTCGCCGCCTTTATAGGAAATACTATTGCCATTCTGGATTTGCCCCATCTTGGCAATTTGTTCTTCTGTACCCGTAAATGCACCTTGTCCAAGACGAACGGTTCCTGGAGCATTTAGATGAATGCCTTTGAGCATCTGTTCTGTCTTACCATCCTCTAGTACCATACCCATTATCGCGCTACCAATAGTACGATTAAAGTTGCTATCATGTCCGGCGATAGATGCTAGAATTGCTCCGCTAAAATTATGACCAAGCCCTTGCTCTACTAGTAATTTGGAAGCACCGGCAATACGTCTTGTCTCTTCGTGCGTTGTATTTGCAAGATCGATAACGGTGTTTCTTTGTATTACACCTGTTTGACGTTCTGGATGTGGCGTTATTCCTCCTACTGGTCGTTTGGCCTGGTCGACGCTTGGCACATTGAAAGTTCTTGAACGAATATTCGATGGAGCTATTGATAATCCTGTCTGATTAATCAACTCTCGTTCAAATATATTGGCAATTCTTCTTTGATCCTCAAGAGAGCCTGCGTCTTTTATTCTTACTATTTTCCCATCTTCGGACTGACTGAATTGGAGTCTTGTATCAAGAGATGGATCCCTAACTGGATTACTTCCATCATCTGGTCCAACATAAGCACCAAGACTGTTTACTTTCTCTAGTGCTTTGCCGTATGGTGTTCCCTCTACATGATTCATGAATCCTGCAACTTCAAGATTAGTAAATCCGTCTATTATAGCATTATTAGTAATAGCGGAATTAATAACGATACTCTTACCGTCTGATGATAGGGATGCTAATTCTATACCGCCTAGAGATGCCCCAATAGAATCTATGAATGGTTGATATAGCTTTCCTTCATATATATTACCATTCTTCGCATATTGTAATACTCCGTCCCTTCTCACTGGGATAAGGTCTTTAATTACTTCACCATTCGGCATTCTAATAGAGATGTCGGAATTTGAAATGTCAATTGCGGCGCCAGGATAGAAATTACTAATGTTATGTGCAAATCTATTGGCGAATGCATCATCATGGCCTAATGTCTGAGACAGATAACCTTTAAGTGCATTTATCTTCTCTTCCTTACTGGCTGTTCTGTCAATTGAAAGAGAGCCTATATTCTGCACTTCTTTGTTCTGAACCCAGCTCATATCTACTGTTCTTAATTTAGAAGAGTAGTTGATTTCTCCGGCCTTCACTTCTGATGAAATCATTTCGTTTGATGATGCACGTCTTAGCATTTTGAAGTGCTCATCTGTTAGCTTACCACTAGCAACTAGGTTTGATAATTCATCTGCGGCATATTCCCCGCGGATAAATTTCATTGCACCACTTTGACCTAATGTTTCTGATAAATCCATATTAGACAAAGAGTTGAAGTTGTGCAAAACGGCACTTTCCCATTTAGAGACAGAGCTGTTTGCACGTTCAACTGCGGCAGTTCTCATAGACTCTGTAACAATGCCACTGTTCTTTTGAGCCTCTGCCGTTACCTCACGAATACTTCTTCTACCAGAATATCTTGTCATTGCATTATGACGCTTAGCTTGCCGTTGCATTTCTTCGGCATAGCCATCTTCTGTTAATGCCCTGTTTGCTCTACTATTCAATTTGGTTGGGTCAACTCTAATATCAGATGCACCACGAGGTAGGCGCTCTCTTCTATTTGATTTAACCACTTCGATTGAAGAACCAATCAAGGCTCCTAATCCAATGCCAGCGATGGATGAAATCGGACTGTCAATTGGGTCACCTGCCATAAAGCCGACGGTAGCACCGCCGAGCACTAGATTATTCATTGCCATATATTAACCTATATTTATATTTTGATCACTGAATCCAGTGTTTGAGAATCGGATATCTTTTGCAAATATTCCTCTTTTCATCAACTGATCTTTTATTAATAGTGATTCTTGAAACTCTCGTCTTGCTCTTGTTTCTTTTATTGAGCCTAATTGTGTTGTTACCTGATCTTCATTTAGAAGATATGATTGCCTAGCCAAATTGTCTTCATCAGACTGCCAGAATCCATATTCTCTAACGTCCTCTTTTGACAACTGAAGAGCCCTTAGTTTTACATCTTTAATTTCTATTCTCGGATCCCATCCAGAGAAATCTTCTGTTGGTATACCTGTTGCCTCTTCTATTAAAGATGCGGCTCTTAGTTCTTGGACGTATTCTCTAAATGAGATTCCTATATCTGCGTCTTTGCTATTTTTATACGCTAAATATGCAGACCGGTTGTTATCAATTAGATCCTGTTCTTCTTGCTGAATCAATGCAGAAATATCATCGCCGTTTTCAATAGCGTCTTTTCTAGCCCACAACATGCGGTACATATCAGAGATATTATTACCGTCAACAATTCTTGATATCTTATTTCTGTCCGATTCTTTTGCATTAACAAATGATGAGAAGTATGCCCTCTCATTATCTGATAGTGCACTATATGCAGACTCTACATCTTGTCTTGTATCAAGGCCTGACGCAACTGCACCGTAAACTGTCCTGTTGGCTTTCTCTTTTGCCATTGTAGCTTCGTAGTTATTTACGCCAGCAGACTTACGATAGATTTGCATTTGTTTGTAGAACTCAAGTGCGTCGAAATAATTGTCAACGTTTCTACGCTCTTGAATGTATCCTGGAACATGCTCAGAATCTATGTATTTGTATGAGTCCTCTACGAACGGCCTTATAAAGTGTTCGTATGGCTTATTCCACAATGCAGTGTCACCTTCTGATAGCTGTGTTTTTACATAGTCCTCTATTGCTGTCCTTTGATGTAATAGCTTACCGGCCGGACGGAAGAATGTTAAACGTTCGGTTGACAACTCGGCATTATGTGTTGTGCTTTCCCATATTGAGCCAAGCATTCTTCCCCACATAGAAACACCTTCAAGTTCTTCTTCTGTTTTATACTCGAAGAATCTTTTCTTTCTTGAACGCTCCTGAGACTGTATGTAAATCTCTTCGAATCTTGCTGCATCCTCATCAGACATTTCTGTCTCTTCGCCAGCAACTTTTCTCCTATATAAATCCTCCATCTTTTCATACATTTTGTAGTATTCATTACTACCAAATGCAACATCTGATAAAATTTCGAATTTATGTATATCAGGATAGTCATTAGGATCAACCCCAGATAGTTCAGGATTCCATGTTTCATAGCCCTTACCGGGAAGTCTATCGTATCCGTTTTCTACTTTGTCCCAAAATGCACCCTTTGAAAAGTCGTTAAAGTAACCACCACTAGGCAACCATTCTGGCGAGACTGTATTACTCAAAGGATTGAATCGCTCTCCGGTTACATCGGCAGACATCGGAATAATACGTCTTGTTACGTCAGCTGCGCCAAGCATACCACCCAAGTTCTGTGCCTCAAACTCTTTGGCTACGTTGGTAGCTTCTCCTGATCGAGCATATTGTGTTTTTAACTCCGGAATACCTAACCCAAAATCTTTAAGAACGCCAGACGCTGCCCATCCTTTTAAACCTATAAAGTCTAGGCCGGAAGATACGATATAGTTCGCAGACTCCGTATTGGGGTCATACTTAGCGAGTTCGCCATATGTGCTTTTACCCTCGCCTATAAGCGACATTTGTTTATTTGAAACGTTCTGGGTTATTGATAGCGATGGGATTATTGCGGGCTCACCAGACCCTTGTAACTCTCCAGTCAATGCTTTCATTCTTGGATTAATTAGGTCCGGCTTGATAGCATCTCCAAATGCCATCTGTAGACCTCGTCCAATCCATCCACCCATAGATACGTCCATGCCCCATACAGGATATGGCATATCTTCTTGGTGCATTTCTTCTAATCTGTATGGATTTCTAAGGTAGTCGAATGGGCTAAGGAATGGATCTAAATCCTCTTTGGTATCTTGGTCACCATAAAGGATTTTATCCTTATTGTCGGCCATTAATCTTTGATACCAGTTTTTTGTGAAGTATTTTACGCCTTCACCTTCTATTGGTGTAGAAGAAGAGAACCATCCTCTATTTTTACGAATAGCTACATCTTTTCCTTCAAGATATTCTGCCCTTATATCATCACTACTTTCGCCAATCAATGCACCTGGTAAGAATGGTAAAGCAAATAATGCACCTATTGCTGCGCCTCTTGTTGCAAATCTTCTGGCTCTTGTTCCGACTGCTAATGCATCTTGGACCGGCGTATTAATTGCAAGTGTTGCTACACTTCGTCCGAATATAAAGCTTTCTTTTGCGGCATCTCTTGTTGAGCGAATGTATCCATCATTTGCAATTGCTGCAGGAAGTGTACGTCTACCATATGCTAATGTACCGCCAGCCATTGCTCCGGCTAGAGGGAAACCTGCTAATTTCAATAGTGAGGTAGAGCCTGGTGCAACATATTCTTGCTCTTGTCTATACTCTTCGAATCTATCGGATACTGTTTCTGCATATAGTAATTTAGCACCAAGAAATGTTGTTGCCAATCCCTCTGATATGCCATGGCCAAATCCTGAGCTATCTGTACCTATTATCTTAGATGCATTGTCTAAAGCATAATAGCCAGCCGCAAGAGCGGCCATTTTTGCTATACCGTGTTTTGCGTAACCAGTTGTTAATTCCTTGATTGTTGATTCTGATGTTGCATTGGGATTGATTCGCCCATATTTACCAATCATCTTAAATAGGGTGGAGTCTCTATTTATTAATGTACCGCCAGTCTCTTCTAAGAATCCAAGCGGCTCATTAACCATATTGAAACCTTGAGCTACTGCTTGTCCAACAACAGACTTCATCCATTCCTTACCTATACTCGCATTTTTATCAGCTGCGATAATTGTAAATGGATTATGAGCAGGAACACTTTTTGAAAGATCGCCAATCTCTTTTTTCGCAAAAAATGAAGCACCCTCATTTACGGCTATATGTCTGCGTAGAATTTTATTATAATTTGATGTAGCAGTATGTCCTGGCTCTGTACCGGCGAATTCAGTTAGTGTTAACCTTGTATTTTGAATTACCGTATTGCCAGACGCGTCTAATAGTTTGCCCTTAGAGTATTTTAGTCCGGCTTCAAAGTCAGCATCCGTTAATTCTCGTTCACCATATTTAGATGATAGAAATTTAAAGTATCTTTTCTGCGCTTTTAACAAGTCAGAGGAGAATTCAAATTCAGATTCTGCTGTTGCAAATGGTGCCAATATATGTGAAGTATTAAATGTTCTTAAAATAGAAAAAGGGGAAAGCTCCTCGAACGCCCTTGCCACGTTCATAGACAAGTTTGCTAAGGTAACTTTCCCCCCGCCAAATACGCTAAGAGCATCTTGCTTTGTGCCCCTAATAGAGTCAGCAAGATAGCTAAGTTTTACATAACGTTCAGCCTTTCTTTGTACTTCCTTGTTTTTTAAAGCTTTATTGGCTAATACTATAGCTTCAAGAGTTAGCCCGTATTTCATAACAGAGCCGACTATATCTCTGGCTTCCTGTTCTGATTTATTTTCTTCGATAGTCTGAGAGTCCATCAGTATTCTACGATGAGCCATACTGCTATCTTGTCTATCCCTATAATCATTTATAGCGGACCATCCTAAATTAGATGCTATCATACTGGAGGACCCCCTCTTTCTTCTTCTTGCTTAACAATAGGAGCAACTTCGTTTGGAAATGCAACGTGACAAGCCGCATACATTTCGAATAAGTCATTAATAGGAAGAGATTTTGCTTCTGTGTATTTTATTCCTAGAAATCTAGAGATGACGGCCGCCATTGCCTCTACCATTGGTACAGATTCTACTGCTCTATCATATGCACCGAATGGATCTTCCACGTACTCTTTTGACTTTATAAAAATAATTTTACCAACAGTGGATACAAATCCGGCTGAGGAATTATTGTAGTCTACACCTTTTGGTATTCCGGGGACATCTATTACACATGATTTAAAAATCTCTTCGTATAATTCGTCCTCGGTTGCCGCATCTTCTAGGTTAATGCGCATAGCCCTATCTAGTTCAGTCATAGACATTAGTCTAGCTAATACTGATAGGTTTTTAAACATTCGCCCCTCGATTTGAATAGGGGTGTTGTTAAAGGGGATAACGACTGTCCCCGTCTTCAAATCTAATGCACTCATTATAGGATCTTAATTTGTGAATATGCTTGCTGCAGTGGAACGAATCCTGAGCGATACATAATTTGCTCTTTTAATGTAGAAATAAAACCTGCAGGAGCAGTGGTTAGGAACTCTTGTTTTGCTTCTGGGTACAATAGGCAACGTCGAACTACAGAATCCTCTGCGCGAATCTCATTGTCCATCATACCCTGTTTAATCATATTGGAATATTCCTGGCGTCTTAATACGCGCCAAATAAATATATCCTTACCACCTAGAACTGATGATACATGGATTGTACCGTATTTTTCTAGCCATGCTTCAATATCATAAACCTTTGGAGCATCTTCTTTATCAGAAAGAGCATTAAGAAGGAGATCAATATCCGTCTGTTCCTTTTGCTCTTCCTCAGCGCTTTCTTTGGCCTGTGCCAACTGTTCGTGTTCGTCAGGGGATAGATCATCTGGTGGTAATGATTCTAACCCTTCAATTTTTTCAACTCTCATTCTGGAATTACCTCTTTAGCGATGAATTTATATCCATCAATTAACTGGCCATCTGAGCCTATATCTACTGAATGTTCATACCCAACTATTCTACATTCTACAATAGATATGCGTTGTTGAACACCCTCTGTAACAGCATCAGAATTGTTATATACCATATTTATTGTAAAGGTGCCTAGGTCTGCCCAGTCTAATACGGATTTAGCTGATACTTGTTCGTTTTGATATTCTTTTAACTGTTTTCTATACTTGGCTAATTCTTCTGATGTTAATTGTATTTGCTCATATGGACTTAGGATTCTAAACTCGTTTGTTCTTCCTCTGTAATGAGCTATTACTCTTGCTAGATAATCTTTCTCTGCCTTATTGATTCTAATAATACCATTTGTTAGGACATTGCCTCTGGCTAAAAAATCGTATCTGCTATTACCAATAGTGTAAATTGGTGTACTTGTTAGAGTCTCATTTAAAGCAATTCCGGCCGCTCTGTCTATTAGAATGTCGCCAATATATATATTAAAATCACTAGAGGAGAAATACTTTGTATACAGTCCATCGTATGATGCAGTTTGTACTTTCTTATGAGCTAAAGCTCTTTCTGCGTCTGTTTCTCCTGGATTAGGGTTATATGGTCTAGCTCTACCCTTTGAAGAGATAGCCGACATATTATCAACAGGGTCTACTTTGCTTGAACCTTTTGGCACGCCTTTTGGCTTGAAATCAACAGACCCTTTTCTTGTATCCTTGATATTTGGGTACATCTTTTCTATAACTATTTTATCTACAGAAACAGATGCCCCGGGCAAAAGTTCTTTAGCTAAAGAATATTCAAGACCTATATTATATTCTCTTGATTGATTGTCAACTACATTGCCGTCTACAGATACAACAATACCATCATTAGTATTTGATATATTATATTTTGATTTAGCCATTATTTCTTCCAAGTTTTTCTATGTGCTGCCGGATCTACGATATTCTCGCCGCCCCACAACCCACGCTTATTGGCTTTAGCATCATGATATTTCTTCTTAATCCTATTAATATCTTCTGCTGACATACCAGCCTGTCTAGCACCTTCTGGTTTAAACCATGCTAAACCTGCCTCAACGATAGCCTCGACATATCTTGGATTGAAGAACAATTTACGGCCATATACATCTGTGCCCGTAATCTTTGTCACACCGTCGTCAATATCCTTATCCCATCTGCCATCTGCTATATATTTAATTAAAAAATCTTTGGCGGCATAACCGTACTCTTGACCCCTGTCTATATGATCACCTTTATTATGGTCAGTTTCCGGAGTGTCGATACCCATAAAACGCAAGTGGGTATTGCCGTCTTCCTGTACTTGTTTGAAGTTTGAGCCATCTATATTTTTGGCGTGTACAAATACAGTATCACCGTCATCAACGAAAAACCCAGGAGCTGTTGATTTAAACGAGGCCTTATCTATATATTTACTATCATACTCAGATGGCTTAGAACCGGATGTGCTATCTGGGGCATCTGTTGCGCCCTGTTTACGATACTCTTCTCTTGCTGCATCTATATAACTTTGAGGCACATCTGCTTTTGTACCATTACCTGCAAGCTGAGAATAGGCGTTGATTCGATTAATTTCGTCTTGTGACCATGTGCCCTTTTTGACTGCGTCGTTTACAGATTGATTCCATTTGTCGTAATAATATGATGTATCGCTATTATTATAATTCACGGAATCTCCAGACAACTGTGATGCCTTTACGCCTGTATGTTTAGCCTCGCCGTATACGACGCTGCCAATTTTATTCCGTGTTTGTCTAGCATCTCTAGCGACAAATGAAAGTGTATTTTCAGTAATAAGATCGTGAATAGAATGAACCTGTCCAGAATTGATTAGAGTTGCACCATAGATAACCTCTGAAACGGAAAATCCTCCGTATTCTGAACTAAGAAGAATAATGATATCAAATGGCAAAATGTCATCCGCCATTAAGTGATGATATGCCTTTTGTTTTTCGAGTTTTAATTGATAGATAGAATCGACCGGTTCTTTAATTCCAATACCATCTGCGATATCTTGCATGAATTGGCGAAGGTCGTCATGTAGGAAAGATGTTTTAACGATAGACCCAGCCACATATCTTTTGCCTATGGCGAATCCGTCAATGTTAGTATTGCCCAAATTATATACAGGGACCTTGTCTCTGAATATCTGGTAGGACAGCGACAAAAGACTGCCCATATAAAGATAGCCGTATCCAGGGAAGTTAAAAATAATGTGGGTGGCATCGCCACCCACAGAATGATATTCTTCCTTGTGTAATGGCTGATTTTTGTAATCTTGCATATTACACCTATAGGAGAATAAGTTTAAGTATTAACGAGAGTTAAAGGTATCCATCGGTTCCCATGGAGATACAGAGCGAGCAATAAATGAATATTGTTTCTCTGTGGTTAAGTCATCGATAGAAATACCACCGGATTCAGATACGAACTCTACGCCGTAGATTGTCATCTTAGTAGAGCTACCGAATTCGTTAGTAGAAGCCAATACGATATCAAATGGGAGGATTTGGTCTGCTAGACGAGCTTTAGTCAAGTCGCGCAGGCCTGAACGAATACCTTGAGATGTATTCAGGTCCAGTTTACCATACTCTGGATTCAATGTACCACCACCGCGAATGCCGTTGTTTGCTTTAGGATCGGTTGAACCATAGATAGCATTACGAGCAGCTTCTGGGATAGCATCTTGATATTGGCCATTATTAATGTGTTTGTAAGTACCGCCACGACGATAGTTTGCGGTTTCATGTTTACCAAGCCACACATCTGAACGACCCATCTCATCCATAATATCAAATAACGCTTCACGGTCAAATACTGTGAATACGCAAGAACCCATACAGGTACGTTTACCACGAGCGATTGCACGAGCATCTGGAGAACCCATGGTATGAATAGGTACTTTTTCACGGTCAAGACGATATGAAATCATCTGCATGGTGCCGATTGGCTTACCAGCTAATACAGGTGTAATATCTACACCAGAGGTGGTGGCATTATATGTAACAAAATCTGACATAATATTCCTGATTTAATTTGGAGGGGTTATCACCCCTCCTTTATCTTAGATTTCTAGGGCCAGTTTAACGGCTACGTTAATCTCACGCAGTTCAAATGCAGGAACGATAGTAAGAGCTACGTCCAGACTTGCACGTCCATTAACGATAGGACGTTGATTTACTACATGCAGATATTTTACAATGTGTCCTTGCTCAACCAGACGTTGCAGAGCGCCTTCAATAGCTACGTCAACAGCAGCCAGAGTCGCCTCTGTCAAGCCACGACCGATGAACGGTTGAACAACATCACGTACAGCGTTAGATGCCTCAGCAACAGCCATAGTGGTTGAAAGCAGACGGTAGTCTGAATCGGCGGTTGTGGCCAGTTCACCTGAAACTACGCGAACGCTGTTGTTGGTAGTCTTGAAGAAGACATAGCCTGCACCGGTTAGTTGGTCAAGTTTCAGTTTTTTGATTTCACCTGGCAATGAGATACGAGGGATCAACATGTTGGTAGTAGATACGCTGGCGTCGATAGTAGTAATCAGACCGGCATAAACTGCTGCACCGTTAGTAACAATGGTGTTAGAACCAGCAGAAGAGTAAGATGGAGTTACGATTACTTGTGGAACAACAGACAGGAATTTACCAATATTAATTGGTGCACCGTTAGAGTCTGTTACAATAGCGCCGTCTACGAAGCCAGAAATGGTTTTATAGAAGCCGCGACGTGTGTCAGCGCGTTCAACCATATTGCGCAGTCCTAGCAGACCTGTACCGTTAGATACGATGTTTCCAAGTGCATCATAAGTTGCAGGAGAGCCAATCCAGCGGTTAACTTCGTATTGAGACAATGAACGTGGCATTGTTGCACCAATTGTAACTAGACAGAATTGTTCATTCTCAGAAATAGTGTTAGCGAAGTTAGCCAGCAGGTGTGCAAAGTTTGCTTCGTTGTAACGTCTATGAACAATTGGCTGTCCATTACCGTTGATGTCTGCTTCAGCAGGATCTGAAGTGGTAGCAGTGCCGCGGTTTTTACGGTACAGAACTTTTTCTGTTGACCATTCGTATTTCAGCTCACCGTTATCTTCAGAAACGTAAACGTAGTCCAGACGATCAAGATCGTTAGAACCATCTGCGATGTTTGGAGCATCAATTACAGCGTAGTCGGTTACAACAGAGATAGCGTTAACAGATTCCAACTCAGCCAAAGCTGTGTGCAGTAATTCGTAGTAGTTTTTCCAAGTGGTGTTGATGTTATCTTCACCCTCTTCATACTCACCAACAACGGTTTCACGTTTAGTGTCGATGGTATATTCTACGATCACTGAACTTTGTTCGCTAGGAGCTTCGGTCAATTTTAATGTTTTGGTATCAGAACCGTTGCTGTCATCTTGTGCAGTCGCAGTGTCAGTTTTATCTTGACCGGCAACTTTAACTACGTCAAGTGTAACTTCGTAGGTTTTCTTGGTTCCTGGCAGAACAAATTCATCTTTAGTACCGTTACCGATAAATACTGCAGAACCTGCAACCTTACCAGTAGATTTGAATGAATAAAGAACTTGAATTTCTTGTGATTGCTCTGGAGCAGTAGTAAACTCTACATACTGAGAAGATGTAGTTTTATCGATTTTTACAGAGAAATCTGATCCAGAGTTTTTATCTTGACCAGCAACAGTTAATTTTTTAACAGTAACTTCGTCTGTTTTTGTTACGCCCGGTAGGCTGAATTTGGTAGTAGTACCATTGCCAACGAACTTAGCAGTGCGGCTGTATTCTTTCAGGATAACTTCAGAGAATGGGATTGGTTCGGTTGGTGTACCAATCTTAACTTTAGTCTCAGGGTCAAAACCAAATACTTCTACTTGGTTACGGTTAATTTCTGAACCTGGAACGTTAGAGTATACGATTTCGTTGCCCTTAAATACGATCAGACATGCTTTACCGTCGTTATTTGGACGAGGACCAACGTATACTTTAAGATTGTCTACTGCTGATACTGATGCCTCTACTGCAGCAAGATAGCTGTCTTTACCGAAGATATTTTTCAGTTTAGCTTGCTTACCACCAATACGATACAGAGAAACTCTACGGGCACCGCCGATAAGAGCTTCTGACATCTTACGGATTAATGGAGAGTCTTGACCGAATACAGCGGCTGCACGGTTGGTGTCAGTTACTGGATACAGTGCATTAGTTAGACCCTTTTCTGCGCGACCGATAATAAGTACGCGAGGAGAGCTATCGGTCTGGTCAAGACGAAGGTTACCATCCAGAAGCTCTAGGTTTACACCTGGTAAGTGTTGATATGTGGCCATTTATTTACCTTATCATTTATCTATCAATTGTGTTATTTTTTCTACTTCCCTATTCTTTAGAGAATTAACGACTTGACTATAGGTTTTAATTGCTACAATCTCGTCTTGTTTGATGAACCCAGGTTCTGCTGTTCCTATGAGATAGGAAAGTGTAACTCCAAACAGTCTCCGGTTTTTATAATGGTCAGTATTAATAGTAGAAGACCTACCTTTATAAACCATATATCTAACCGCCCGTTTAAATTGCGGATTAAATTTTAGGAAAAGATTTTCCAGAGTTGAAGCTAACCTTCTTGCATCCCTAGCGTTTGTAGACCAGGCCGTAAAACTAACCAGGTTGTCATACATTGCTTCATAGACAACTGCTAGTCGGTTTTGATTGGTCTTTACTTGACCAAGCAGTACGGGTCTGTATTGTTTAGTACCACCTTGTACTACCTTTGAATCAAAAAGTGCCGGTTCTCTTCGTGAGATTTCCCACGTTACTACATTTTGAACCGGCGTATCATCTGGCTGGTCAGGGAAAATTTCAGTAAAGTAAAACTTATTTGAGTCATATGGACCAAAATCTGATTCATTTTCGATGAGAAGCCCTTCTGATTTGAATAGAGGATATAGCGATTCCATGAAATTGTCAATCGTTAATCCTGCACGATCCTCAAATACCTGCTCCAAAGACATTGATTCAATTGTCTTTCTGTTTGACACTTGAACAAGTTGCTTTAATGCGTATTCGTAGGGGTCTCTTAGATCATATTCTTCTATCATCTTGTTTGAAGTCCTATTGCTGTGAAGTCTTTTCTCCCCATATCGAATCCAACTCTTAAAACTTCTGTAATGTAGTAGGATTTCTCTACTCTAATAGGAAACTTTATTGAGCCCTCATCATTCATGACTGGAAGATAGATAACATCTTTTTCAAATGCCTCTAATTTATATGGTATTACTAATACCCATGCTGAGTCTATTGATCGTCCAATACGAGATATGCCGTTATTGTATGATGAACCTGTTGTTGGCATTATTGATCGTGTTAACCACATATGTCCTGGGACTATTTCTTCATCCCACAGATATCCTGCGCCGCCGCAGTCTGGACAGTCAGCCATACCCTCTTTACTTATCTCGTTATAACAGTGGCACTTTACTTTTGTTCCATCTTCATTATGTCTTGATTTGCGATATATAAATGGTCTTAATTTATTTACAAATTCGTCACCTGTAAATAAATCGACCATCTCTTGCCTTAAATCAACCTCTGCGATAAAGGGGGATATATTCGTTGCCATGTCCATATCCTGTTTTGTAGAATTTTCCGTCTGCCTCTAAGTATTTGTTTGCTGCAACTGGCATTATACTTCTGTAATTAGGGTGATGCCATTCACGATTAGAGACACGATTTGAACAATTCCATTTGCCTTTAACGAATCCGACTGCTAATAAAGTTGATGCATCGTCTATGGCAGAAATAACATCATCTGCACAGTCCTTGGATTCATTCGCAAATTTAAGAGCAGAACTTACATCAAATGTAGAATCTCTCTGAACTTCGAAGTCTCCGAGAACCTTTTTAACAGACTGGCCTTTAAGAAGCGTTCCGTATAGTTTATTAGCCACTCCAGCTAGAACAGAGCATATGACAAAATCTCGTTTTATCATATATAGTTCTTCTTCTGATAAATTAATTTTCTTGCGGCGAATATAATTATCTATCCAAATGGATTTATTAAATATAATTTCCGAAACATCTTTTGAGAAGCTATCTGTGAAAGAAACATTCTCGGCCGGTACATTTAGTTCAATGTCTCGTATTGATGCATAGAACGGACAAAGAGAAATTTCAGATGTAGACTCTGCTACATTAACAGAGTCCCCATCCTTAAAGTCGACTTTAAATCCGTATATTTTTATACGGTTATTCAATTATTTCCTCACCTATTCCAAGACTATCGCCTTTGTAATATTTGTATCTAATTCTATATGGCTTACCTATATCCTCATCGGAGAAAAATACGAGACCAGTATAGGGCTCTATTTTTACTTGTCCAGCTGAGATGTTTGCAGCGACTCCACCACGATTTGGCTTATCTGATTTTATGAAGAATTTAGGCTCAAGATATAGGTAATTTGTATATACAACCTCTGCATTTCTGCCATCTATCTCGACATTTATCATATCTGGAGAACCGATAAAAGGCAACCCATAAAATACTGGATCAAATGTGCCAGACCGTGAATCTTCATTCCCAAGTCTTGTACATAAGACACCTCTATATGCATATTCAAATGTAGGTAATCTCATTTCCGGATCGGTATCCACTTCATCACCATTCAGTGAGCTAGGAGAGGATTGTGTAAATCCAACCTTTATTGTGCCAGACACCTTAGATGTAGTTACCGGCACAATTGTAACATAGCTCATTTGATATGAGCCAGCAGAATCAGAACCTGATGTCCATATAACCCTATCCCCATCATTTACAGTTACGCCCATTTTTTCTGAATCTATGGTGATTGAGAAATTGCCAGGATTTTGCAACAACGTATTTGTTGGTAATAAAAAATCGTCCAAATAATTGGGCCTTTTTGTATTACAATGATATGATATGCCTGAGCCTATATCAGATATAAATATATTTTTATAATTAAAATAATCGCCAGAATTACTATCCGTTTTTATTGATATAAGAAATGTTCCCTTGAGCGTCGATAAATCGAACTTCATTTTAGATGATCCCGGCAATATATATTGTGGGTATGCCTTATTCATATATCCTAAAAGGGTATGAGTCTTATCTTTGGTCTTTAGCCTCCCATCTCTTGTTAGGTACATATTTGTTTTTGTACAAATAGGATGACGATATTTAGGCTTATTGTTTTCCTCCGATACCGTACCAGCCTGCTCAAACTCATTTGAAACCGGTAGACATGACTCTTCTATTGCGAATGATGCGGTAGATACATTGTCATTTACATAAGCATAGGTCCTATGAAATACAAAACAATCGCCTGCAACAAAATTGTCTCCTGATGCGGAGAATTTTACTCCATCTATTTCGAAATTATTTGATGATGTTTTAAATTTAGATTCTTTTACCTTTGTAAAAGACTGACTCTCACTAGAATAATAATCAAATATATCTGGATTGTCTTTGGATATACCCATATTCGGCCCTGCCACTAATACATAGGTTTTGCCGAAATCATTTCTTCTCACGTCGATAGACCATCTGCCGTTACTAATACTTCTAGGATATTGACTCCTGTTTGTAACTATAGGATTATTTTTTTCGTCAATAATAGCATGCATGGATTCAGAATACTCATTCGATGTAGGTGTATCCATACCGTAATACTCCTGTTTCTTGATATCGCCATAAGCTATATTTATTGACTCATAACCTACCATAACAGGTCGTCCGTCAATAGCAATGCCCCACGCTGCGCCTGGCTGAAGAGAATATTTTTCAGAATTAACCATATCTCTTACGTTTGTCTTTTCTGCCTCTGCTTTTTGTGGACCAATGCATATCGGAACTAATGAGACCACATCTTCTCTACTGTGTGCCATTGGGTATGACTGATAGTAGTCCCTTTCTGAGTTATATGCCGTGCCAGAACCTTTTTTCTCTGTTTTTAGTTCTATAAATGGAATCCCGGAATTATATGAATATCCCAATAGACATATTGCAACTCTATTACCGTCCCTAGATAATACAAATCCCATATTGCCATATTTTAATTTGTTTTCATAATCAAACGTGGCATTAAATTCTGAGTTTACTCCCATTAATTGCTTTTTAACAGTTGAGAACGGCTTGGTGTTCCATGTCTCACCAAGATCACTAGAGTACATTATTCCCGCATCTGTTATAATTGCGACACCGCCTTTACCGTTACCAGAGATTGCATATACGCGCTCAATGCCATCCTTTGTTACCCTCTTAACAATAGGACTTTCATCTGTGTCATTGTCAAACTCTACCTTATACAATCCGCTTTCACCACACCCGATTAATAGTCCCTTTTTACTATCATCCCATGCGATACCTGTAATCTGTATTCCTCTGTTTTCATGAGGTAGGTTAGTTTCGTCTAAGACTATATACCTAGAATTTCCTACGGATGTAAGTAGAACACCCTTTCTGATAACAATGGCGATATTTTGCCCATAAAGCGGCCATATTGCAGGCGAAGACTCGTAATACATTCCATCTGGATGGTTATATTTTTTATATACCATACCATTTATATTGCCGGGATAGGATAGGTGAGGAACAGGTTCAAATGATTGAACATTGGAATTTCCATAATATCCGGAAACTATAGTTTTCCTAACCCTAAATTCAGAATCCGCCAATGATCCGCCCTTTAATACGTCGATCTCCCATCTTTCAGGGAAGCCGTATTTTTCTGTTGCGGATATTGCCTTTATAAACCCTGTACCCTTTTTAATGGATGATGCCTCGAAAAATGGCTTAATTGATGAGCTAATATTAGCCCTTACCTTTGAAAAAGTTGTACTAACGCCTTTCCCATTACTAATTTTTTTAATTGATTCTGGAGATATTGACCTTCTACTGGCACCAATGGATCCTATGATGCTGCCCGATTTTTTCATATCTTCATATTTAACAGCGCTAATTCTGGCTGGAGACATAATATTTTTATGACTATATCTATTTATAGTGGCGTTTCTGTCACTACCAGAAGGTGTAGACATAATAAGGCTGTTATATTGAGAGCTTTTCATATTCGTATCTGATAATCCGAATATAACTTTATCGTCATCAATGCTCCACACCGACTTAACACCCATACCTCCTATAGATTCTTTATAATTCAATGGGTATGATATATCGCCATTGCCATGACCATCTCCGCTATAACTATATGATAATACTCCAGAAAGGTTTGTTATATATTCTCTTTCTGAGTCTCCAGATACTATAACCTTATATGTTATGTCCACTACGGTTGCAGAATCCTGAATTATAATCTCGTCCAAAGGTGTATAGAATTCTGTTCCATCAGTACTTATATTTAATGCTATTGTACCTATTTTTCTTACGCCAGAATCTGGAGCATATAGAACACCTTTAAAGACTATAATAGTTCTTCCACTGGAATCCTTATCATATCTTAAATTTTCCACACCAGTAACATCTGTTACAACCCTTGATGCCTGGCCATCTGGAAATATATATTTATTTCTTCCCCACCCTTCCTCGTCCCTGTTGTCCATATAATAGTACGGTGTCCTTGGCATCCTATATGGCATAGTGTATATAAAACTTATAGGATTACTACCGCTAGACTGTCTTATCATCAACGTGTACGTTTCATCTATATACCCGATATTAGAGAACATCATCTTTGCAGGAATTGTCTGAATATTTTTGCAAGATATCTCTTTTTTAATCTTGCCAGTTTCTTTATCTTTTAATGTTATTGTTGGGTAACCATATGCTTTCATTATTGTCCGCCAGATGTAATTGATATCGCTACTGAAGAAGAATTTATTAATAATGTACTTAACGAATCACTGATATTTGATTTAGTTTGCCTGAAATCCATAGAACTAATATTTGATATAGCCGAGGCCCATGGGCCATTTACAGATGAAAGAGAGTCGCTATATGTACGTGATAATTGTGAAGGTGTTATTGATGATATATTGAGTTTTAATGAGCTTCTACTAATAGATGCCAACGACTCTACCGTGTCAATTGCATTTGGGCCGCTGTATGGTGGTATCTGGTCAGATATTAGCGCCCTATATTCCCCACCGAAAATAGTTTTTATTTTCAATAGGGGTGATTCTGATTCTCCAAATACAGATTCTACTATACCATTATTATATGTTGAATTGCCTGTTACTGATATTTCAGTTAAATCTGCTTTGAGGTCTTCGCTTATCTGTCCTCTAAATCTTCCGCCTGGAGATTTAAATAGAATTTCATTCTTAGGCTTTGCACCAAAGTCCTCACCGACTGTAGTATTTATTAGCCTATACTCAGCAGGTAGTATCTTTGAATAAGAACTATATGGGTCATTGACTACTAAGCCCGATGATAATTCTCTTAACGATTCAGTTGTATCATCAATAGATAATATCGCCTGTCCGTTCTCTATTTTTACATTTGTTTTCTCAACATACACGAATACGTCTTTATCGTTGATTATCGATAATC